GGTCTTCACCTTCTTCAAGATTCAGACACTCATTGATTGCTTCAGGAATAAACTTGCGAGGATGATCATTCTCATCAATCTCAATTTCAAGTCTAATAACCCAAGTTTTAGTAGTCATTTTGTTTGTGAGTGTCATTTGTTCAGTGGTGATTTGTAGAGAACATTACTCATTTTAGGTAGTGAGACTTCAGTGCCATCAGGAACTGATTTTAGCAGTCGATTGAGTAACCTTGTTCTGTTAGAGTTCTTTGATAGATCTAACTGAGTGTGAATGGGAACTAATTCTGAAACTTTATTCTCATAAGAGAATTTAACATAAATGGTTTGTGTCATTTAGTTGCTCCAATTTCTTCTGCTAATTCTTCTAATATCTCAGGGGCAATATCATCAACTTCAGCAATCAATTCATCTACAGACAAACCTGCATAATGATCTTGAAGGTAATCACACGCGAAACCCATAAGAGTTTCAAGTTCCATATTCTCTACTATATGAGTAATATAAGCATTGGTAAGTTGCTTTTTGGTGAATGTCATTTGTTGAGTGGTGAGTGTCATTTTGTTTGATTAGTAGTTAGAAACAACAGAGTGAATAGTTCCAGTTGAAGTGTATACTAACTGAACATCGCAAGAGTATTCTTCAGAGAGAGAATATGCAAGATCAATAGCACGATCTTCATCAGTGGTTTCGTTCTCCCACGGGGCAGAAGAACATCGGATCGAGAGTTGCATTTGGTTCGTTTCCTTGATTACCTTAGTAATATACCCCAGATCAGAACCCTTTGGGGATTTAGTGGTCAGTTAGGCAACTGGCACATCAAATCCCCATTTCTTACTTTTATTTGTAAAGATACCCGCCTGCCCAATCAGCATTCTCCAGAAGATACTCCCTATCAGTTATCAATCTCATATCAAATCTTACTCCCTTAGCAGGAGACTTCCAGGATGCAGATTTATAAACCTCGCCACTCTTACGATCTACAAATGCGTGGACAGATCGTCCACTACTACCATCAATTAAAATGAGTTTATGATACTTTCTGCCGCTCTCAATTACATAATCAATCGGACAATTACCTGCCTTCAAGTTCTCAATTTGCTCTTTATGATAATTGTGACTATCGACATGCAACCTTTGTTGATGCCCACGAATTGCATACTTAATATAATTATCTTTCAGTGCATCACATAACATTAGGCACCATTCTGTCACTTTCAAACTAATAGTGTTCTTTGCATCTTGCTCGGCAACATAGTCAGCGAAAGTAGCAGTCATTATTCGATGTGACAATCAGGGGAAAAGGATTTAATTTGTTCGCAGATTTGTTGGTGACGATTCTTATAGGCACCAAACATCTTATCATCTCGTTGAATAAGAAATACTTGCCATGCACCCATAGCAAGGAATAGAAGGGCAAAAGTAATGAAATACTTTGGTGAGAGATTCATAATCAGGCAGCAACAGGAACAGGAATTTCTACTTGTTGAAGGTATGTTTCACTCCAATCTTTAGTATTGTAACATACCCATTTGCCATTCGCAAATAGATAGGCATACTCTTCACCATTCGCAAGATAAGTCCCCAGAGACATATCATAACGAGGTTCAGTGTTATCAGAGGGGAACCTGGAAGAATAGTAAAGAGGACCAACTTCAGGGCGAATTTCACCATTCCAAAATCCAGCATTTGTCCACAGGCAACTTATATCACCACCATCAATCAGTTCAGTGGCAGCATCACGAGAGTTGAAATGTTCTTGGAGTTTTACACCATTGAACTCAGGATATCCATCATAATGACAGTATATCGAAAGAATAGATTCGTCGGCAAGTTGAATACCGATGCGTGAGCGAGTTGCCATGATTTTGTTTGTTTAGAGAAGGTTTGAAAAAAGTTAATTAACCGCCGAACAGTTCATCGAAAAGTGATGTATCATTAAAGCGAAGTTGTTCACGTTCAGCAACAAGAAAGTTGATATGTTGCTGAAGATTATCCACTTGATTCTGAAGAACTTCCTTTTGTTGGTTCAGTTGCAGGATGGAAATATTGATTTCGATTCTGTTCATTTGGAAAGTTGCGGTCATCGGGTTTCTCCCTTTGTTTGTATGAATATACCATAACACGGTGCTGGGGGCAGTTGGCGATTTAGTGGACAGTTCGCAAACTGGCACACCATCAATAGTTCTTTACATAAATGTGTGATACTTTTGCTCCTGAGTGATCTTTACCTTTACCGAAGTTCTGTGCATAACGAAACTCTTCGCTTTTTATATCAAACTCAGACAAGTTATCACGATAATAGTCACAATCTGTGTGAATGAATAACCATTTCGCTTTAGTAGATTTCATCGCTTGGAGTAGTCTATCGTGCAGATCATTTCCACCGTCTCCAGTTGTATATCCTAAACGATCAATGTACGGTGGATCTAGAAAGATAAAGTCATTCTTATCACAATGGTTTATTAGTTCGACACCATCTTCCTCACGCAATTCTACCTTGGTTGATAAGAATTGATGGTGCTCTGGTGATAGATTGCAAGAAAGTTTTTTGTAATGACCAAATGGCACATTAAATTGTCCAGCAGCATTATACCGTTCCATACCACTGAAGCATAATTGCCTAACGATGATATATGAGATAGCGTACACTAATCTACTGTAATCACCAGGATGATTGATTACATCACGGGCAGTATAGTATGCTTTCTCAAGCGCATCGTGATCATACGATTTGATCGTATCAATTCTATTTTGTACGGTAGCATAATCCTTGGATGCAATCACCCTATACAGATTAATTACCGCAGGGTTCACATCATTGAGAATACACGAATATCCATATTTAAATGATACCGCAGCACCACCACAGAATGGTTCAATAATACGGGAGAATTGCTCAGGTGCGAGTTGCTTAATCAACGGCAATTCTTTAGTTTTACCGCCTTGATATTTGATGACAGGTTTAACCATAAATCTTTTCTTCAAGAATAGGACCAATAACTTCCTCAAAGAATGTAAAAAACTCATCAACAGTAAACAGATCACAGTTGATAGTATTCATCAACCATTCTACACCATAGATGTTAATGTCGGGATACTTTTTCTTCACACCATCAGGAACTTCACGGATGCAAGGAACAAAATACCCAGCAGTTACTTCGCTATTGTATTTCTCAGAAATTGCATCACACACTGCTTCAACTTTATCATTGCTGGCAGGTTTTTTTTCAGTATCAAAGTTTAGATTGCACTTCGATTCCAAATACAAAAGGTATGTATCTGGCATACACTCAAACAAATGATCGAGTTGACGATTTTTGCCATTGACTTTAATTTTATTACTAACTTCGATCAAATTATGAGCACATTTACTAATAACATTGTTCCAAAACTTTTCAAGTTTATTACCAACTTGAATTAGAATGCTACTTTGAGATGTGCGATCACCAAGACCAGAAGCGATCATAATGTAACTATCAGTTTTAGGAGTTTTGATAGACAAAATCAGCGGAAGCAGATTGTCTTCTAGGTAGGTAGTCATTTGAATTGTTTGATTATGTTAGTTACATTAACATGAAAAAATCGCTCGTAGGCGATTTAGTATGCAGTCTCGCAACTGTCACATGGTATAAAGAACTCTGCAAGATAATAGTCTACAGTGACTTCCAATTCTGCTGCGAGTTCTTCAATGTTATCAGGGATCATTCGGTGTCAACAACGACGGTGTAAATGTGATTGTAATAAAGATAATTTTCTTGAATAAAATATGGACCAACTTGAGCACTACCTACAAGCAGTCCATACATCATAGCAAGTTCAATCATTCTTGATCAAGAACATAAACATTTCTTGCACCATTATACATGTTTTCAAACAATTTGATTGCTTGATGTAGTGTTGGAGCACTAATCCAAGTTTCGCTTCTCCAACCATTCACTAAACCAGAAACAAGATACTTCATTTGATACGATGATAGTTATCAGTAAGATGGATTTAATAATTTATCATATTTTTCAGTCTTACCACCAGACTTTTCCCATACACTGTAAATCTTATTATACAATGCACTCACACTTCCATACTCTTCCTCTAGTTTTTTTTCATCAGGAAGCGTTAAATTGTTCAAGGCTGCCATGATAATGTTCATCTCATAGGGTAACAGATTGACTGACGGTTCTTTGTTCATGATTGTATTTTTGAAACAATTGTTGGTCACGTTTTGCTAGAAATGTAGTGTAACCAAGAATGGCAATGAATGCCAGGAAAATGTAAGTTGTTTTCATGCTACGACTTCAAATTCTTCACGATCAGTATTCCAATAGACGTTATATTCTTCTACAGGTTTATTAAACTCTTTTACCATTTCCTCACGATCTTCATCACTAATATCAAAGATTTCACCAGGCATGTCAGCAATTTCGTCCCACATTTGTGTTCTTTCGATTACAAAGTAATCATACCACAGCAACGGGTGCTCAGGGGCAAATGGTGGACAGTTTGACAAACTGGCACATCGTTATTCTCAAATTGGAAACATTTATTGTAAGGTATCAAGGTCTTGCTGCAATTCTCGTTTCTCTTTTTTATCATGATAAAAAGTCCACATCGCATTATGTAAGTCCATCAAGTGATCAATCCAAAATGCTTCTGGATATACACCAAGAGTATCCATTAGACCTCTATGAGAGGTTCCTTCTCGTTCTGCCTTACAGATAATATAACAAAATGCCTCTACTGCCTTATACTTATCCTCGGCGGATAGCATATGATACCATCCAACAGATGCCTCAATACTATCTTTATGTGCTTTTGCAAGGTCTTCTCTCATCTTCACCATTTCTAGTGAATTGAGACTTTCTAGAAGAGTATTCTTCTTTGATTGTTCTTCTTGAAATTTAGGAGAGTCGATAAGTTCTCCCGTCGAAACAGCATTTGGTTTTGGTATATACTGTGATGCTGGTTCATTAAATCCAAATTGTTCAGTCATTATGTGGTCCTCCTTCGTATTTTTTCATCATACCCTTAACCTTATCCAGAAACTTATCTGTTTCAATGAGTTGATCTAATTTTGCGATCATATCTGCAATTACGCAAGATACATATGGAGATTCTTGACGTGCGGAATATGAAAGTGCATTTCTTAAATGACTTTCTGCCTCTCTTATACTTTCTTCCACGGATTTAGATAGGCTCATCAAACTTTCCTCAACAGATAAGTATTTTCAGTCAAATCCACCCACTCTACATTATCACCAGGAACAAGTTTTGATGCCTCTAATAAGTCTTCTGGAAAAGTAATGTAATATTCACCATCTTCCGCTTCTTCTATTGGTAATGACCACCGAATTACCTTATCTTCTTTTTCTGGAGGCATCCAGAACCCATCAGCATTCATCCAATACCCTTTAGCAATCATATCATCATAATCATACTCTTCAGGTTCTTCTTCAGGTTTCACATAACCTTTCAGTAAATTAAAAAGTCTTTCTGACTTTTGATACTGCATCTGATAGTGTTCTACATCTGATGCAACATTTTCTATAATTACATCATAGATTTCTTCAGCACTGAGATTTTCTTCGTTCATTGCATCGTGCAAAAATGCTTGAAGTTGTGAAAGTGTATGTTTTGCATGGTTGAAATAAGCAGTCATTTGTCATCACCGATTACAAGGTTTTCTAAAGTTTTTATACGTTCTTTGAGCATATCAATCTCAATTTGAAGTTCATAGAGTTCATTTGTCATTCCCACGTTTTCGTCTTCCAGTTGTTGCATTCGCACTTCTACTGGTGGTTTGTAAATCATTATCTCTGTAGTATGCCTGATACTGGTTCTCCTTAAGTTTAGCATTATTCAGGTATTTTTGCAAGTGCTCTTGGCTTTGAAAGAAACAGACTTTTTTATCCATTTGGTCCTTGCCTTCCATATGTTCCAGACGCACAGGAAATTCTGAATGTGGATATTCAGGGTTATTATTCAACTTCATCATCTTCCTCTTCTAACCAAGTTTTTAGATTTGCCATTACATCATCCATAGGATAAACTTTTTCCTTGCCCGTGTCAATATCATCAACCATCTGTAAGAGACTTTCCAAAAAGGATTTAGGATAAATCTCATCTTCTAAACTATCCCAAAAGTATAAGGTACATTGCTCCAATGGGTCATCATCTTTGAGTAGTGCATAATCCTGATATGAGTTTCCCATCAAATCACCCCAATTCTTAAAGGAGTACCAACAATTATACCACCCTTGCTTAAGACAAGAGAATACAATGTACTCAAACCAAGAAAGTTTAATTTTCTTTGTATCAGTTCCTAAAAGTGGTCTTGAATAAGTCATCGTAGTTTGCTCTTGATTTTTTTGAGACAATCGTTGAAACCTTTTACTATGTCCGCATCATCAAGAACATTTTGTGAACTAGCAGATTTTTGTTTAGGCAACCATTGCTCTACTTGGTCTATCAAATCCTCAACACAAGTTTCCTTATCCCAATCACTATGAGTTGTGAATACATCATCCCACCAACGATATAAAATATCAGTCAGGGTTTTTGATTGTTTCTCTTCTGGTTTATCTACAGTCCCCCACTCTGGAAAGGCAATATCATCCAGGACATCCAGAAACTTCTTTGTTGGTTTCTCAACAAGTTCTTTTTTTGCTTCTTTCACAACATCATCAATAGGTCTCACATCACCATTTGAGAGTTCTTGAAGAGAAGTTTTAAGATTTCTTTCAATTCTTTCATTTTCTTCTTGTCTTTCCCTTTCTTCTTGGAAAATTTTCTTTAACAATAGTTTCTCTTCTTTATCATTTTTTAAGCTATCCCCATATCCACAACTATAACCCCTATGAAATGCAAACCACTGATTATCATCAAAATTATGAACACTTGGATCGGTTGGAGGATACTCACCAAAAACTCTTTTATATGCTGTTTCTACTGGTGATCTTGGATAAGCCTTCTGGATTTTATCAAAGAGTTGTCTTGTATCATCATTTAACTCAATATACTTATCAATAATTTCAAGTTCTTCAATTGTAAGATTGAGTGAGATTTGTTCAGTCATTTGTTGTTCCTCCATAATACTTCTGTGCATTGAGTGTTTCCCACCTCACAATCTTTTCAAAGCATTCTCCCAAAGTATAACAGTATCCAGTGCATTCGTCAATATGTTCTGGCCCAGTATAAAGTATCCAGTGATAATCTCCTGTTCCTGAAATGTCTTGTGTGATTTCAATTTTCATTTGTCAGTTCCTCCCAGTTCATAACCACTAAGATATGCGGAACGGACCCAATTATATAACAGGTCTTTGCGTATTTTTTCGTCTTTTACTTCACAATCTCCATAGAACCATTCAGAACGGCAAGAGAATTTACCATAATTTCCAGTAAACCATTCCACAAATGCAACTTCGGCATTTTCATTTTTAATTCCGTTGATTTCCACGGGATTAAAACTCTCCTGAAAACTTTTCCAGGATACATCTGCATCTTTTTCTGCCCATCCCCAGGCACCATGTTCCATACCATCAATACTTGCATATTCAACCTCTCTTTGAATGGCAAGTCGTAGTAGTTTGATTTGTTCGTCAGTCATGGAAGTTTCTTTTTCATAAGATTTGCAAGTCCTTCAATATATTTGGGAGGTTCGTCAAGTGCCTTCATTATAGCATCATAATCCTTTTGTGGCACCTTTAGATGCATAATTCTTCCCGATAAGTTCCAAGGGTCTCTATCACCAATATCGTCCTGGTCATACATATCGTACCATCCAATATTGATTTCGTAAAAGAATGCACAACGATCTATGTTGTCTTCGTATCTATCTAATCTAAAGTGAATAGCATTACCCCAAGACCACCAAGCATTATCAACCCAAGTTTTGAGTGCGTTTATCATTTTGGAAAAAATGTAGTGTTTTGTGTAAAATAACTATAATCCACGAAGTCCCAGTTGTCCATTAGAAATATAAGAAACTCTGGAATATTATCATCATTATAAAATGGGTCTATGGGAGTTCCTGTGACTTTGTGATATAAGTCAGGACGAATAGGAAATAATTCTACCACAAACTTCTTTCCTAGGCAAAGTGTCTTACACTTACAATTTGATACATCATGAAGATAATGAACAAAGGTGTTCATTTTGTGTGCTTTTCAAGTTGGTGTTGAAGTTTTTTGATCAGTTTATCAAGGCCGTGAGTGGGTATATCATAATCTTGAGTGGATTGTAACTCTCCCTTGTAGTATCCCAGAATATTAACAATCTCAGCAATGTCTTTATGTTGTAGTTTAACTTCTACTTTCTCGTGCAGAAACTTTTCTTCCTTCTTATCTCTGGGCTTTGGTTTCTTTGATTTCTCATCGCAGTCAATACACATAAATGAGAAACCTTTCTTAAACATTTTAACCACTTGAAAATGTTTTTTGTTAAGTGGTTGTGACTTATTACAAGAGTTACAGGTTCTTTTCATACTTCCAAATCCCTCTCATATTCTCTATAATCCCATTTGAGGTGATTTTTGATAAGTGTGAAGGCACCATCCAGTGTGGTTGCATGGTCATCTATCTCCCAGTCACCTACTTTGATACTATAATACACCAAAGAGCCTTCTGCTGTATAATCCTTGATATTTATTTCAGTCATTTTGTTTCACCAATACACATCTCTCATACATCGTCTAACACAATCGTTTGCTTCGTCAAGAGTTTCAAATTGAGGACCAATAATACTTGGAGTTGGTATCATACAATAAACACAGAAATATGCTCTCATAGTTTCTGGGTCAAAGATTTCTTTAATCTTATAACCACCATGTTCATACAATATAGTCATCAGTGTGTTTTCAGAGTCCATTGTTGAGTGTAAACTAACCAGGGTTCTTCTTTCTGTTGCATTGTAGCATACCAGTGCCGTCCATACTCATCAAGAGCATCCAAGTAATGAACTCCATGGTCATCAATACATCGTGAGATGTGTTTGAACTTTTGTGGTTTCATAGTCATTTGCTATTTGCGAATAGAGAATAGGATTTAGTCATGATAATACTGATATTGTTTTTGGATGTATTTAGAGAGTTCCATAATATCATCTCTCATTTTTTTTCCTTCTCCTCCCATTGCAATCACATCATAAAGATTGGTGAGAGCAATATTAATGATAGATGTTTGTCTATCAGTGAGGCAGAGTTGTGTAGTGTCTAGTGTGGTCATTTGAGTTGCTCCTCTGGAAAGTCAAAGTATTCATACAGAGAACCCATTACACAATCTTCTATCTGCTCACAGATAGCTTCTTCAGTTGGGTTCTCATTATGTTTGTAAGCACGACGATACCCACGACGGATACCTTCTTCAAGTGCCTGTTCTAGTATAACACGGAATTTGGGGGTCATTTTAGTTCCTCCTCATCCTTCTCAATATAAAAGATGGCATTTAGAAAATTCAGACCATACTTACCTACCACCCAAGCATCTTTATTCTCAAAGAACCTACTCCCCACAGTTCTCATATCATAACCCTCTTCGGTTTTATCAAAGAAAGCAACGACACAACAGTGTTCTTTCTGATCATAAGTTACAGGTTCATTTATCCCCCAATTAAGATTTGGATACCAATTGACGAGTTCATACTTGTTGTTTAATGTGCTCCAACGGAACTCAATGTTACGAAATCTCATAAGTTTTTTGTGTGTATGAGTGTATTATAAGGCATCACAGGGGGTTTTGGGGAGGTCTTGTGCCAGGCCAAGAAGTGTCTACTTCAAAGTTTGGATCAAATTCTGGATTAACTTCTGCTGGATAATATCCACGAGGATTACAAATTACTCTACATCCACCAATCATATAATCCATACTTTCGTGGGTGTGTCCGTGTGAAAAGTATTTTATGTTTTGATTATCAAAAATAAGATCATCGAGGTTACTCACATAGGCACCATTAGCAATACCAGAATTTCTGTATTTTGGATGAACAGATCTATACGACGGTGCATGATGTGTGAGCACCCAGACCTTCTGATTACTAAACATCGGTAGAGTATCCAAAAGAAACTGTTTAGATTTCTTATGAAGCCCCAAAGTATCATCAGGATTTAACTTACGATAGTTAGAACCAATACGAATGACCTTATAGTCATTCATACATTGGGAAGCTTCCATCATCTCCAGAGCATTCTCATTACGAAAATCAGTCCATAGAGTTGCTCCAAGAAATACCCAGTCCTTGATTTTTACAAAGTCATTCTCAAGGTAATGGATTTCTTTTGGAAGATGCTCTGCTAGGACATCAAAGGTTCCCTCCACATTATACCCATAAAATTCATGATTACCATTTATGTAAAGAACCTCATCAAAGTTATCAACACATTTTTTTAAAAAATCATTATAAACTTTCTTAAGATTACCATTCTTCTTAAAGTGACGGGCACAGAGAATGTCTCCACCAAGAATAAGAACTTCACCTTCTCCAAGGTCAGGAACTCCATGACCGTATTCGCACGTCTCTAGGTGAAGATCAGAGACAACTTTGATTTTCATTTTAAGTTGTCGTAACGTGTCCAGTTCCAAGTTCTACTCATAAAAGCAAAGTCCAACCCAAACTTATGGGCCCAGAATAAGACATTCAATACATCTCCAGACCCACTGCGGATTTGTAAATAAGGCCACGATGGGTAATCGTTCCAACTAATAGAAACTTGGAATAAACTCCACTTTCTTATGTTTATAATGGAGGCATACCAATCCGTCCCATAGTCTTCTCTTTTGTCGCAGATAATCAAAGAGTTTTTCATTTTGTTTCGTATACGGGACGAGTGTTGTTGCAGTGTAGGAAATACTTATAAGTTGCTTGGTTCCTTTCAGACCACTGAACGACATCACACCCTTTGTATGAAGACACGATGGCAAAGTCTTTTTCGGGTGTGACTGTGTGATTTTCTGGGGATGGTTTTATCATATAAAAAGCAAGTAATGTAAAACAGGCACCAATAATCGCACCAACCATTAGTGTTTTTTGATATTCGTAATCAGTCATTTGTTGTTATTATGCAAAGTTGTAGTAAAGTTCTGAGTGATACTCAAGAAAGCATTGCTGGTCTTTGAGTTGTACTAATGTTGCTGGTAGTTGATTTGCATATCTAGTGAAGAATGCCTCACGAGTATGAAATCTCAATCCGTGAAGGAAAAAAGTTCCAAACAATTTATGAAACCCTCTGACAGCACGATATGCTTGAGTGGTGAGTGTTTTATAGTTGTCAGGGTATGGTAGTGTTCTATCAAAATCACCATTATCACCACCACGAGGATTTGCCTGTGTCATTTGTAAACAAACAGTTTGTCCTTCACCAGTGCCATAGTATTCTGCTTCCAGGAACATCCAACTCTCGTCTTCTGGCATCTCACCATATGCTCTGGTGTATTCTGCCATACAAGCAATAGCAACTGATTGGAAGTTTTTCTTTTTCAATACTTCCAACTCTTCTTTTAACTCTTCCCTCTCAATGGCAGCAAGTTGTTTTAATGCCCCATCATATCTTTCCATACATTCAATACCAATCTTCAATACTTTTTCATCAGCATCCATTATTTAAGACCTCAATAATATCCAGTATATCACGAACATTTACCAAATACAATTCATCCTTCTTATAAGCACATTCTTCTACAAGTGCAAGAAGAATTGCACCATATTCATAACGAACACGAGCACTCATAGGGTCTTTATGTTCCAGACGAATAAGTTTCCTAAGAGGCACTTCACCATCAGCAACACGATGTGCCGCATCAAGAAGTTTTTGTGCTTGTCGTTGTGATTTCAACACTTTTAAGTTCCTCGGCAAGTTGTAATAAGTCATTTTTATCCAGAACTATCATATCATTCTGGGCATTATAAGATGTAACTTTTTCTGCGGCAAGTTTCAATACTGCTGATAATAGTTGTTCCTCTGTCATATCAGGATTTGAGTATCTAATGTTCCAAATCTGATCCATAAGTGCCTGTGACCTCTCCGTCATTCAAAAACTCCATTGTGAATAAAAAGTGCTTTTTTCATTTTACCAAGATTTCGTTTTTCTGTAAAACCCTCTGGTATTGGGTCACCCCAACCATTCTTCTTTGCCTGTCCAAGTGATGGAAATAAACCCATTTCCACAGCAAGATTTGCCATTGTCCAGTGTGATTGAATTTCGATACTATCTTCCTTCTCAAATCCCCATTGGAAGATTTCGGGTAAATCAAAAACACCAGGTTTCACAAAGTTGAATTCAAGTTTCACCATCCAACTCCACATCATCAGTAAGGTCTTTCAATCTATCAAAGAAATCTTCATTTAATTCCTTTAATCGTTTCTCCCATGTTACACCACTTGTCGATCCTTTGCAAGGATTTATGCAAGTATCATCACCACAGTTATTACATACTAACCCAGCAAGATCATGTGGGTCACCTTGTTTACCAGTTAACCAGTAGTGTTGATCGTTGATCCATGTAGCACCACATTTAGGGCATGTTTTCATGTTCATTATTATACTCTGCTTCAATATTGCATTTTGATATTTATTGCTTTAACAATATACTACAAAACCACCCTTTATGAGGGTGGTTATTGCAAGATTTAGCAGATTGTCAAAATATTCAGTTTTTTAAAACAATCAGACTGCTTGCAGTTGACCGTCAGCGCGATACTGAGCGATCAGTTTGCCAACACTTTGTCCACCAGAAATAACACCTTCCAGACCTTCACGCACAAGAGTTTGATCCTTGGCGATAAAACCGTATTCAGTATCGTTTGAAGTAAACTTTACGCCAACAGCGTTGTTATCACCAAAAGACACGGAAGCAACAGCAGTCGAGTTAGCAATGTTAAGAACGGTCATGATAAAAAAGTAAAGTTGTGGTTTGACAATGAGTGTCTTTAGGGCGCATCTCATTCCCTTGATTACTTAGTAATCATACCACGAAAATCGTGGGTTGTCAAGGGGTTGATTGATAAGGATTAATTATCAGTTTACCGCCAATGTCAACATCTGATGCCAACATACTCAAAATCTTCTTCTGGTACAAAAAAATCTACTACTGTCTCATAGTAGTCTTCATAATCAATGCCAAGATATTTGGCAAAGTTTTCATAGTCATCGTGTAATCTCAAATCTCTTTCAGTCAGCATGATGAAATCTCTTGATTTGAACTTAGATTTTACGATAGACATGGTAAATTGTCAAGCGTTGAAACGATTTGCTAATCTTTCATAATCTGCCTGAGAGGATCTTTCATCCTCATCAAGATATTCTTCTTGAAAATGTAATTCAACTCTTTCAATTACATAATCCTCCGTATCTTCAAAATAAAATTCTTTTGACATAAATCCAAAAAATTTGGGTAATACTATGTATAATTAATCCGCAGAAACCACAACAGTATCATCCAATTTGGTATACAATTGTACAAAAGATTGCTTAGTTTCTTCATCAAACCTGTTCAGACACAGTTCAATTGCTTTCATTTTATCTCCAAAAATACTATAAGCGCGAATGATATGTGTCAAGCGACGAGTAGAAATAATCTCATCAATACCACCTTCGGCAAATGTCTTACGAACAATATCTGCCCAAGAACAAAGATGTAAGATATACTTTTCGTGTTCACCAATGAAAGGAACATTTAGTTGCTCACACAATGCTTGTAAGATTTTATATTCTACAGCAGGTGTAGGATATTCTTGCTCAAAGGTAATTGGAAAGCGTTCTAAAAACGCTTCATTTAACACATTAGTGCCAATAAATCGCCCATCATCAGAACCCTTACCTTTAGTATTTGCAGTAGCAACTACAGTAAATCCAGCAGAAGGATTAATGTACTCACCAATTTTCTTCAAGAAGATACCTTTACCTTCTAAAATAGATTGCAAGCACAAGATTTTATTAGATGCAAGATCAATCTCATCAAGCAACAGAACTGCACCACGTTCTAATGCTTGAATTACAGGACCATTATGCCAAACAGTTTCACCATTGACAAGGCGAAATCCACCAATCAGATCATCTTCATCAGTTTCTACTGTAATATTGACACGGATCAATTCACGACCAAGTTGAGCACACGCTTGCTCCACACTGAACGTCTTACCATTACCCGACAGACCCGTAATGAATACTGGATAAAAGATACGGGAAGCAATAACTTTTTTAAGACTGCTAAAATTACCAAACTGGATGAAGGTATCATCTTTACTGGGAATAAGATTTTGTGCTACTTTAGCAGTTTTACAAAGTGGCACACTGGTATCCACAATACTTTCCAATTGTTCTTTTACTTGTTCCACAGTCAAGTTCCATTTACCACGACCAACTTTATATTGGTTTAGATACTTTGTAATTGTAGCATAAGAAACACTATGAGTGTTGCAATATGCTCGCAGCATATCAGCATTAATCTCAGTGCCAAAGTTGTCACTCAAGTTATCAAAGTGGTGCGTAAAGTCGATAGTGCGTGGCATGTCTTTTTTTGAACTGAAAGTATCTTATCAGGAATTGGGATGGTTTTGGGAATTTGGTGGACGGTTCATCAACTGTCTCAGTAATGCTTGGCGACGTGCTTTCGCTTGTCTCAACGCTTGAGGTTTGAGACTACGTTTGGGATCTTTACTAGAATTGTGTTGCCAATTAGGTGTGTTCATGCGATTTGCTTTACAAATGTTTGAAGTACAAACTTATTAGTTTTTTTACCCTTAAACATCTTACGAAAAGCATTACTAATCTCTCGCTTAGAAGCATCGTCTTCTACTTTTAAATCAGCATCAACACTTAATGAAGATTGTTGCAGACCAAAGAACAAATCAAATGCTTTAGTCTTCATACAAAGACTATTATTTTTTCTTAGATCATTACGCATTTCATCAAGACTTTTGTATTGACTATTAATACCATACCAATGAAAAAAGTTGCTAAGTGAACCTCGTTCAAGAACACGGAACCCAACAAAACTCACACCAGGAACATCATCCTTCACATATTCAATCAGTTTGCTTGTGAAATCTCCCTCTGTATTGTGAGGGGAATATGTACGTCCATTACGACAATTGCGGATTACAGCATTATGATAAATTCGACGACGACTTTTTTTAACATCACTATCGTATTTACGAATAAAATTATAAGATGGACTGTAACCTTCCCCATCAGTAAGAACAATAGCATGACACTTTTGCACTTTATGCTTATTGATAAATTGTTTCATAAGTTGAGCAGATGCAATAATACACTCATTCAAAGGTGTACCACCAAGCGAAAACCGAAGAGGATACTCATAGTGACTGCTGCTGAATGATTTAGCAGTCAACCACAAGTTCTGCATCATTTTATTTAGATCATCATTCTTCACATTGCTGCTAAGAACATTGACCATACGGAAACATCCATCAATAGCAATATCATTTTCCTTCCATTCTTTACACACATCCATTTTAGAAATATCATGAGCTGGCGTAGTATTATCACCAATGTTCAGACTATAAGCGTTATTGGTAAACGCATACACATCAAAAGGAATATTAACTTTACGGCAGAACCAAATCAACTGAAATAGTTGTTTCATAGTATCTAGCATAATATGCTGCATACTACCAGACCAATCTAGATAAAACACTAGACCGTGGTTTTTTCCTTCAGGAATGGATGTTACTTTTCTAAACAGATCTTCATTGTACTTATATGAATGTAGTTTACCTGTATTCAGTACACCAGTGCGTGAAGTTGTAACACGAGCATAAGCATCTGCTGACTTTTTCATCTCAAACTCTTTTACCAAGTAGTTAACTTCCTTAGCAGCAGAGTTCTTGAATTGAATATAACGTTGGATCTCTTCTTTGATCAGATCTTCCCGTGCAGAATTGACTAGTGCTTCGTCTTGATAATGAAGATCGAGATACTTCTTAACGGTGTCAAAATCAACAACAACATTATCAATATTCAGTTTAGGAACTCCAACGTACAGAGTTTCAAATAAGCGATGATCAATCAAATCACTACTCTTATTAGAGAATGATTGTTGAGTGTCAGATTTATCTAGATCACCTTCATCTTCTGAATTAAGATTTGCTTTTGGTTTCTCTACTTTTTTATTACCAACTTCAGATTTACTTTCCTTGATGCTATTGTTATTTTGCTCAAGATTTTCAAAGTCATCTTTATCATTTACACTATCAGTTGATGATTGTGGTTGTTGAGAAGTTTGATGTCCATCAGAAACATCATCTTGACTTTCTTGAGGTTGAACTTTTTTCTGTTTGTGTTGTTGTTTAGCATACTCATGAATACGTTTAGAAATATCAAGAACTTGCTCAAACGTTTCTGCTTTTACAATTTCAGTTACAAACTGTTCTTCATCATCTTCAAAGTCAATACAAAGATATGCACCAATTTTGAAATACAAATTAATTTTGTCAATCAGTTTCATCCGATTGATGTCTTCATCTTTTACACAGAAAAAATTATCATGGTGTAATTCATTATATGCAGCGTAAAAATCACGCGATAGACCTGCAAATTTGTTCTTCATCAAACGCTCAATACGAGCATCTTCAACTACATTCACATAATCGGGAGGAACATTTTTATAAGTTTCTTCAAAATTCCACCCACGGAATGGTGTAAACAACGCATGACCAACTTCATGTGCAACAAGCATATCATAAACATAATTGCTTGCTTTCTGCCACATCGGTAACGTCAACACACGGCGATCAACATCAAACATAGCAGTTTCTACCTGCTTATGTTCAACAATCAGGTTTTCAGTAGCAAGCAACCGTGCCAGATTGCCCTTGATTTCGATATTGACTGACATTGTTTTTCTTGATTTGACAGTATCATAGCAAAAAACCGCCTGAAAGGGCGGTTTAGTGGACAGTTTAAAAACTGGTTCAGGGCTTTTTCTTTTTAGATGCCATCTGAGCATTATAGAAATCATTGAACGCTTTAGACTTGATACCAGTCTTAGGATCATTCATTTTACGGTCACGGGAAGATTGACTTTTCTCTTGTTCACGCTCATACTTCTCTGGATTGTTTCTAGCGTGCTGTGCTTCATAAACCATATACGATAATGCTTGGTATACAGTATAACCAGCAGCAGTAATTTCTGATAGAACCTTATCAAAATAATCTACTTGCTCAGGAAAAAGATTACCTACAGTATGTTTTTTTGCATTTTTTGCAATATACTCGGCAGTATTCATTGTCTGCTTAGAATATTCTTCACCCTCCTTCTTAGACAATTTTGTGGTGCTCATTTTTGGTCCAGATTTCTTAGCACCAATACCACCATTATTTCTAAATTCATTTTCAGATTTCTTTTCTGCTTGTCTTTCTTGTGAAGCAAGTTTTCTCATTTCTCTACGATCATCACTTTCGTAGACTGTCATATATGCTTCGTATAATTCTTGGGGGTTCATTACCAATAGAAATTATGTTCTATCGGTATTTATACTAACTTTATCCCAATCACAAGGATATACAATCAAACGAACAGAACGCAACCGATCTGTACATCCACTAATACATATTCCAATATAATGTTTGTCATAGAAATCTACTATGCCTTTATGCCCATTATACTGAACTTCTTGACCCAACTGGAACATGATTTGTCATCGGTATCAGAGCTATCCTAGTCGTAATTGCGGGATTTGTCAAGTATAAATTTGATCCGCATATGAATAATACTTCATTTCAATCCAGTTATCCCATGGATCCTTTATAGTAGTCTTATGACACCTTACGTTTTGTCCATGTAAATTTTTTTCTTCTGATGAAAGTTTTTTTGATATAAATGTAGTATATTTACTTTCAATTACATTAATCTTTGGATGTGACTTAACATAATTAACAACTTCAAAATATTCATTCTTATCTAAAAAGATAGGTCCAGAATGTCTAGGCATTCTATTATCTGGTTGTGGTATAGATGTTTCCCCTTGTGTAACAACAATATGATGTCCAGCAAATGAAAAAATAAATCCTAAGTTATGAGAACCGTCTTCGACAGTAATGGCAAACTTTCTACAAAATTTACATCCAAGGACATCACAACAATATTCTATTGCAGCATCAATATCTGGACATGTAAATGCCATGTGCCAGATAGTATTTGTTTGTCCCAACTTGGATAGAATTGTCATAATATGGTATAATAAATATGAAAAACTATTTTAGTATGTATAACAATAAAAAAATAACTTGTGTCATCCCAGCAAGAATGAAATCTAGTCGATTTCATGGCAAACCACTTGCTAGGATACTAGGACGTGAAATGGTAGTACGTGTTGCAGATATTGCAAAACAATCTAAGTATTTTGATCAAATCATTGTAGCTACAGAAGACGAAATCATCAAACGCTTATGTGAAATCAATGGATATCAATCACAACTTACAGATCAACACTATACCTGCACTCATCGCGTGTCAGAGGTATCTCAAACTCTAGAAAGTGATTATGTTTTTAATTTGCAAGGAGACGAACCGTTAACAAATCCTGCATGGATCGATAACATTATTGAGTTTGGTGTTGATAACGATTATGATATGGTTCAAGCATCAAGACAACTAGAACCTGATGATCTTGAAGACGAAGATGTTGTTAAGATGATTGAAAATAATGGTAGAGTTGTTCATATGCAAAGAACACCAGATGTAATGTGCAAAAATATCACGGTGCAATTGGGATTATATTTTTATAAACGAGATGTAATCTGTGATTTTCCTAATCTTGATATGGGATTTGTTGAATATTGGAAAGGATTAGATACGATTGGTTTTTGTGGAAAATATGAAGTATTGCCATATGATCTAAAATGTGGTAAAATAAGAGCAGTAGATAGACAATCTCACATCCAAGAAATTGAACATGAACTTTCAAAACGGCAATATTGAACAAGCAGCAAAGATGTTTGGTAAAGCATCTAAAATTGCTCTAATTGGTAATGGCGGCAACTTAGCAGTTGCTCAACATATGGCATCTGATATTTATCGCCATACAGATAAATTCTGTTTTGCTCCTGATAGTATTTCAATCACTGCATTTGATGTTGATGGTGGATGGCATGAAAAATGGGTAGATTATGCTTGTCATACAGCAGATCTAATTATTGGTATTAGTTGCAGGATGCAATCTTCATTGGTGACTGCTCTAGAAGATGTTGAGTATGGTATGCCTGTTGTATTGATTGCACCACAAAAACATAAGACCATTGAGACAATTGTTCTTGATGTAGAAACATATCACGAATTTGAAGTCAATGCACTCTGGACAATGTATATGCTTATGTCGTATAATGGGATTACACTTCCTAAATTGCCATGATTGTTTCTGATATTGATGATAAGGCAGAGATCTACTGCTTTGATATTGATGGTACTCTTTGCACAGAAGAAAACTGTAACCTTAAAGATGCTCAACCAATTCTTTCACGAATTAGTGTTGTTAATCGTCTATATCAAAAAGGTGCTCAGATTTACCTGATGACTGCTCGTGGTATGCTTGGATCTAACAACAATCAAGCAGAAGCAGATAAATTAATGCGAGAATTTACGGAAAAACAACTAAAAGAATGGGGTGTTTTATATCATCAGTTGTTTTTTGGTAAACCTCGTGCAGCACATTACGTTGATGATAAAGGTTGGGAAGACAACGATTTTTTTCGGCAATTCTAAAGTTTACCCAATATGGTAGCACACTCACTACTACAATTAGAATTGACAAATTTTTCAGATTTAGTTTTCAACCACTCATAAGACTTTTGATAGTTTTCATCACACACAAATTCTAATTCTTCTTGAAGAAATCCGTTTAATTTCATATCATCAAATAACTCTTTAGGCGATTTCAATACATCAAGTCCTAACATTTTTGTTGTAAGAAATCTTCTATCGCCTAAAGATAAATCATTCCACTTTTCTGTCCAGTGAAAAAATTGTTTTTGTGTATCATTTAGATAATCATACCCCCACTTTAAAAATCTAAGAACTTTTGATTGAATTTGTTTGCCACCTTCATCAACAGTCTTAGTCCTATATTTTTTGATGTCATCGTAGATAATAATATTTTTTTCTAAAAATTCTGCAAAATAAACATCTGTACCTGGCCAAGGAATATAAATGTTTTTGTGGGTTAAAAATAACTCGGACAAAACAAATTGTCTTGTTTCTTTATCGGACATTTGCACAAAGTTACAATCTTCCGGTAAAGATAACTTATTCCAATGTTTCCATATATCACACTGCCTCCAAGGTAATAAGAATGTAATTGGTTTTGGTGCATTATCAATAACATCTTGCACCGATTGCCATTCGTCTTTACGAATTGTTCCTACATCATCTCTTGGTAAAAAAAATAACGAACCTTTAGGATCGTATTCTTTTTTAATTGCAGTTACACCAAGATCCCATAAAAATGGACAAACACCATAGTATGAACGAACAACTTTACTGTTGTTTATTTTATTGTTGTGTGGTTCAGTAAAACAATATACTTTAGTAGCATTAAAACATTCTGGTTGTGTATACATAAAATCACGTCTGCCGAGAACTTCACGACAAACACCAGGAATTACACCAAATAAAAAAGAGGTATCTGAGGATAACCCCAAATACCTGCAGATTGAATGGTGCCACTTATCAGATTGATCAGCGAACACTTATATTAGTAAACGCCAGTATAAACAGGATTTGAACCGTTAAATGTGGTTCTTGCAAAACCAACTGTTACTGTTTCTTCAATAAGAATTGTATCAACTTCTTCATCGGTAAGGATACCCTTTTCAAGTAGAAGTTGAACTAAACCTTCAGTAGAAACCTGAATGGTAGTTTTATTAACTGGTGTCCATTTTAGAGGACCATCATATTCTGCAATAGTACCAAATTCACCAGCAAGAGCTCTGTTATAAAGTTCTCTTGAATGCTCAACAACATCCGTTGGTGCAGCAGTATAAGGTAGGTACTCTTCAGGAAGATCGGTAAAATCAACTTCTAAGTCGATTGTGTTATGCTCAGGATTAGCCCATCTTGGGTTACGAGCATCTCTAATTGTGTAATACTGTGACATTTTTTTTATTTCTCCTTAGTATATATTAAGAATATCGTAACCAAAGGGTTGACGAATATGCAACTGTGGTGTTTACAGTAACACTGTTTACTGTAACTGTGGTGATTGTTGCAGTACCTGTTGCAGTACCAGTACCTGTATACGCTGTTGCAGGTTTACCAGGAACGGTAACAGTACCAGAAACAGATACAGTACCCGCAATTGTACCAGATCCAGTACCAGATCCAGTACCAGTACCAGTGTTAACTAGTGCTGCACCAGAATCATATCCCATACATCTCCAGTTTCCTGATGGGTTACTAACCGTATACATACGACCAGTAGCATCAGAATAGCGAAGTGATGAACCAGCAAGCGTATTACCTGGGTTATAAATTGTGTCACCAGTTGCTTGTTGCATGAAAGCATAGGTTCCAATATCACCCGTAGCTGCGTTAGCATTTACTGCAGCAGTGATTGCAACGTTGGTAATACCACTAAGTCTTTGGTTAGCGTCAATTGTTACTTGAGCAACGTTTGTAGCATCGCCATAAGTTGCAGCTGTTGCACTAGTGGTTTTTGTTACGTTTACTCCGTCTCCAAATAAAGCCATTGTTTACTCTCCTTCTTGTGTATTTATAGAAATATCAAACCAACTCTTCAAGAACAAAACGGAATTTCTTGCCGCTTCTTCTATTAATAATATATAGACTTTCCTCACCTTCTTGCACTAAGAAAGATCCCCAAGTACCATCAATATCATTAGTACTTCCTTCGTTTGACAGGTCTAAGTCGTTTGAAAATACGTTTGACCAACGGTTTTCTGATGTACCTAAAGAAACTGTGTTGTTTGCGTTTGGTGCAACAGTGTTTGAAGCCGTGATAATACCTGAAAAATTAGCATTTCTTGTTACAATAAGATCTGCCGTTGTTGTGATACCAGATGTAAACTGGTTTCTTGCGGAAACTTCATCATAAGATAAATCTCCAGTAACGTTAATGTTTCCGCTAACGGAAAGATCTTGATACATGAAAACTTTTGCGGCGAAAGTAGATACGCCAACATGCGAGGATACACCTGCAATTACTTGTTGACCAGATCCACCAAATTTCGCCAGTTCTCTGGCTCTAGACATAATTGGTTATGATTTTATACTACAAGAGTATTTAGATTATACTTCAGTTAGATTAATCTTATAACGCTTACCAGTGATGTTATTCAGCATAAAGATATCATTTTCACCTTCTTGTAATGTCCAATCTCCCCAAGTTCCATCTACGCTGTTTGCACCACCTTTGTTACTAAAGTGCATATCAGCAGAATAGATATTTGCCCAGCGAACAGAAGAAGATCCTAAATCAAAAGTATTATTAGTAACTGGTAAAATAGTTTTAGAAGTTATAAATCCAACAGTAATATCTGGATTTCCTGATAGTCCAGTTGCATTACCAGACAATCCTCCACTAAAGGATCCACTGAAAGTGGTAGCAGTTGCAACACCTGTGATGTTAATTGTATCACCCTTCAATTGGGAAATTGTAGAGATACCGCTGGATTGGTTAATCGAAGTAACGGAAATTCTTCCTAATGTAGAAATGCCAGTAGAATTTATTTCTCCAGTAACATTACCAGTTACTTGTCCTGTAAGTGGACCACTGAATGTTGATGCAGTGACAATACCAGAAGCATTTACTGTAGTTGCTACAAGTTGCGTAATTGTAGAAACGCCAGATGAATTGATTTTTCCTGTGATGCCACCATTGACTGTAATGTTATTGACAGTCAAATCAGTGGCTGTAGTAACACCAGAAACTAGAACATGTCTCCCTACCTTTAGATCTTGAGTTACTGTTAGTGCAGTTCCAACAGTTGCTGCAGCACTAACATTTATTGTTGTTGCTTGTAGGAACGCTGCTGTAGAAACTCCAGTAGAGTTAAGAGGACCAGTAAATCCTACAGAGCTACCAGTAGCAACAAATCCACCAATAGCAGTGATAATACCCACATGAAATGCCTTTGCTATTTGTTGCCAACCAGAAGTAGTTGATGAAGAATATACTTGTCCATCTTCTATTGATCTAACAATCGCACCAGGATAGTCTGTAGAAAGTTGAATAGTTAAATCTGAAAGGTTAATAACACTTTGACGAATAAGAGTTCCAACTGCTTGAGATCTTATTTGTCCTGCATCAGAAACTGTTGTAAGACCAGTCGTACCAAAAGTTGCAATTCCAGTTACTCTTAAACTTTCTAAATTACCAGTTGGTCTAATTGATGCAATACCAGCACTAGGCTGGGTGATTGTCATTCCAGTTCCAACTCTAATAGTGGTAATACCAGTAAAAGCAGTTTCTCCGCTTGGTCTCTGGATTGTTACTTGTCCAAGAACATCAGTCAGTGAAACACCACTACCAACAAATCCGGTTGCCGTTACAATACCAGAGACAATAATTCCATTCGTAACACCAATACCAAACGGAAAAATAACCTTATCACTATTTGTTCTATTTACAACCGTATTTACGCGAAGTTTTGACATTATAAGTCCCTGAAGTTTTCTACTTTGCTTGTTTTATTTATGATTACATACTAGCAAGATTTAAAATATCTATTGTGAAAATTCTACCATCACCAACGGTTAGATCTCCACCCTCATTTATAATTAAATTTTCATATGTTGTCCATGCACGCTCTGCATTTGGCATGTTTGCTGAATCTAATACAATTACATTAGAAATACCTATATCCGTGTTTAGATATTCTATAATACCAGAAGCACCATCAATATATGATCCAATACCAATTCCTTGTTCTGGTAATGTAACTGTTACTGTAGCAACACCAATGTTCAATCCAGATAAAACCCTTGTTGCTTGTGTTACAGTAACACCAGTACCAACAAAATTCATAATGGTGATTGAACCAGCAAATCCTACTGGTGTTACACCTTCTTCTTCTACTGTAATACCATCAACTGTACCAGCTGGAGTAATTGGGTTCCAGTATCTACTTCCGTTGGTATCACTATAAAGAACATAATTATTATTTCCAGGATTTCCTAAATTAGGTTCTACCTGTTCTAATCCAATAAAAGAATATCTATCTGTTGTTAAACCGGAAGCACTTGTTAATCCTACTCTACCAGAAAGAAGTCTTCCCATTACTTAGCGTTCTCCAGTATACTAATAATGCATTTCATAGTATTAGAAAAATCGCCCTTAATCTTTACAATATCTCCAACTTCTAAAACCAATCTACCTTCAATAAATGACATAGAATCTTGGGAAGGAATTCTACCAAGATTAATAATTTCAGTATCAGTACCACTTCTACTATGATATGCAGTGAAAGATGTTACTGATGTTCCTGAACCAACGTTAGCGACATTACCATAAATCAAAAGTGCGGCAACACCTGGTGGGCAGGTATAAATTCCAACAGCACCTGTTGTAAGTGTATGCGTAATTGTTTTAAACTTATTTAATGGAATGGCAGCCATGGTTTATTGTGCTCCTAGTGCAATTATAAGCGGAGTTAGAGTTGCTTGAATACTCTTGTTAAAGGCATCCCCAGTGATAGTTCCAGTTTGTTGGTTGATTGTAAATCCATCACCAATCCTAAAATTTCCCTTTTCATCAGTTGATGTATAAACAACTTTACCACCAAATTCAGATACAACCATATTTTCTGGAATTGATACACCACCATTTACAGGAAATGCAGTTGTAATTGTTGTACCAGAACCAATATATTCAAATGTATATGACGAAGCAAGAATTAATGATTGTTTTGCAAATGGAACTGTAGATCCAACACCAATATTTGATGGTAGATTTTGATCAAGAGTAATCGTAGATACGCCTGCTGTAGGCGTTGTAGCACTATTTATAGTAAAGTATGATGGACCAATCACTGCAGTAGCAGTTGCTGTATCAATGCCTGTAATTGGAGCACCAATCGTAATTGTAGGAGCAGTTCTATATTGCGTACCAGATGAGATCAAATCAATTGAAGTAACTGATCCAAATCCACTAACATTAGCAACAACTTCTGCAGTAATTCCATTAGGACCAGTAGGACTACTAACTGTAACTACGGGTGGATTTGCTGAAGTATATCCAGCACCGGTAGATGTTACATTAACACGAATGACTTCATTGAAGAGTTCTCCAATGTAAAGTGCTTGTCCTGTAAATGGTCTTCTTGTTCCTAACCCAGATACAACAATAACATTATCGTCTGCCACACCAGTAGATGTTAAAATACCAGTATAATGAACTGTACCAACACCAGAAGCAATCAATCCAAAGTTACCAAACGATGCGTTTGAATTGTTGAGATCGCAAGTACCACCAGAATAACAAGTAATTGCTTTATCAGTACATATTGTAAAGATAGAAACCAACTGAGCATATCCATCATTTGTGATAGAAACGCCAATACCACCTTGATTGTATTGTGTATAACTATCAACCACCATAGACTTTGTGCCTTCTGCATGGTTTCCATTGATCTTCATTCCAATACTATTTGGAACAAAGTTTGTGCAGTTTCTTATGTATGGGGATTGTGTAATAATGCCAGTGTTTGATGCTGGATTGAATGCAATTATTGAACCAGTATTCGCTGCACCGACGAATGACATATTCTGTAATAAGTTACCATTATTAACATAAAACAAATCTTGTCCAAGATTTGTTGGAATAATTTGAGTGTTTCTTAGATCATCTCCATCAATTGTAATATTCTTTGGAACAATAATTGGATTATTTTCTGGATAAACACCACCAGTTACACGAATAACTTGCCCTGCTGTTGCAATACCACAAGCAGATTTGATTGTTCTCTTTGCTGTTGCTGGAGATCTTCCATCATTACTATCATTTCCAACTTGAGTAACAAAAATAACATTATATTCACTTGTTCCTGCGCCAACCCAAAGTAATTCTCCAGATCCATTAGTTCCTAAAACAGAACCAGCAGCACCAACAGAACCAGCAACGTCTAAGAATGTTCCCCCAATCTGAACATATCCATTGCCACTATCATCTCTTGGACGTTTTACTTGGAAAAGATATTGTGGAACTGATGTACCAATACCAACTCTATTTGTTGTATCATTATAATAAAGTTGATTAGCACCACCAAACTTACCATCAGTTTTTCTATACTGAACTTGGAAACTTGTGCCTTCAGCATTGACTTGAATTTCTGCAATATCTGTCCAAGAAACAGCAGTACCAACGGATCTTAGGACTTGTCCGTTGTTTCCTGCTCCATTATTACTATCATATAATTTAGCATAAATTTGAATATCTTGACGAAAATCTGCACCTCTTACTGGTTGAGTGCTACCAATACCAATTTGTCCAGCAGCAACAATACCATCAAAGTTTGCCGTGCCAGCAACATCTAATGGGTAATTGGCATCAGTTTTACCTACACCAGTTTTATTGGTATCCGCATCGACAAAAAGAGCCTGTTGTCCTACTTCCAGACCATTTTCTACAGCAAACTTTTTATTTACTGATGCCATCTACTATTACACTTCTTCGTTATCAGTATTTATCAAAGAGTTCTCATAATGAATGCCAGAGCATAGTATGGTGGTCTGTTTTCGTGGAATTTGCTGCCGCCTACTGAAGAAGTTCCGCGTGAAGATGTATTCTCATGGTTATTTCCTCCGCCAGCTGGATCTGAAATACTTCCCGGAAAAGTACAAATATTAGAAACCGTGTGACTATGAGAAGCAAGTTCGTCAATAGTAAGTTGGTGTGCAGTCTTACCACCAGTGTTTCCTGGAGTATAAGTATTATCTAAAGTTCCATTATCTGCATTAAATCCAGGACCAGCAGTAGAAGTAATACCAGTTCCACCACCACTATGAGCACCAATAACAAACCTATTTCTTAAGTCTGGAGTATTATTTGAACCATCACAAAGTGCCCAACCTGTTGGAATATTTACAATCGTTCCAGACCACATAATAATTCCACCAATTGGAATGGTGCCATATCCACTAATTGTTGATGGTGCAGTGACTGCCAAATTACCAGTAAGTGTAGTATTACCAGTAACAAATACATTACCACTGAATGTACTGATGCCAGTAACAAATACATTACCACTGAATGTACTGATGCCAGTAACCTGGAACTTGTATTGATCAGCGCAATACGTTACACCAATACCAATTTTATCAAATACATAATGATCACTATTACATTCGTGGGAAATTTTACCCCAACGCTTCCATCTTACACTAGCATCTGCTTCATTAGTCTTGACCCATCCAATATATCCACCACGAGTAAATGTGGTTCTCAGTAGGATATTATCGGTTGAACTTGATGGACAAGTATCACCAGCACGAATACCAACATAAACTGTTTGTGCAATATCTCCTGCACGATTACCTTTTAGGGCAAAATCGACGACTTCAGTGTTACCCTTGCTGTATAGGTTATCATTGACTGTTAGATCATCAACAGTAAGTATTGCAAAAGTTGTTTTTTCTGAACCAGTATCATCACCAATACCACCATCAATACCAGAAAGTCCATTAACACTGTTGATTTTACGCTTACCAATATAGAAATCTCCAGTATCATTCATACCAGTGTAAACAACTAGTCCACCTCTGGTTTGAACCGACTGGGCAAGAAGCACTGCGTTATCATCAAGAATCCTATCTTGAGATTGTGGCATCGCAGTAGAGTAGTTTCCAGGACCATATCCAAGATATTCAAATGTATGTCCTGAAGCACGAAGAATAGAATATCTTCTATTTTCTACTGGAAGAACATTAATTTTTTTGATTGCAACGTTAACATCATGAGGAACAGCATTAGATCCCAATACACCACGAATAATATTTGTTGCACCAGTATTAGAAATTCTTACGATTTCATCTTCAATCAAGAGATAATCACCTCTCTTGAGCATAGATGTATCAGCAAGAGAAATTGATGTTGTTGTAGTTGTAATACCAGAAGTTAATCTTGTGGTTACCCCATCATAGATTGGAATTCCTCTTCCTCTTCCACGAATAGAAATACCAGTTCCATGTGCAGTAGCAACACCAGCATATGCAGGAGCATTACTTGTTACACCAATATTGACACGTAAAGAAGAACCATATCCTACTCGTTCACTAACAAAATGTGTACCATTGTAAATGGTAGAGAACCCTGTGCATCCAGCAATAACAATCTGATCTCCACTTCTCAATCCAATATCGGAAGTAAGAAGAACAGTAGCAATACCACTTAGTGCATCGTGTGTAATGTTGGTAACGTTTGTTGCAATACCAACATGATAAACAAATCCACCAGTTGAAACACCAGATGCAGTGCCAGTATATGTAATCGTTTTAGAGTTGGGAACAGAAGCAATTCTAAACAATCCATTGTATGCAGTGCTTCCTACACCAACAACTTGAATTGCATCACCAATTCTATTATCAATTGCAGATACAGTAGCGGTAGCATTTGTACCAGAAGCATGGAAAGGAACTCCTCCTACAGTAACAGTGTCTCCAACTACATATCCAGATCCATTATCTACAAGTGTAATATTAGTGATAACACTAGCAGCAGACACAGTTACATTTGCTGTTGCACCTTTACCACTTCCACCTTCTAATCTAATATTGAAATAATTTTCTACACCGCCACTATTGGTTCCATAATTTGTTCCACCAGAAACTATTGTAAAATTAGAAATACCACTTAGTCCATGTTCTACATCAGTATTGATTGTTAGAGTAGATCCAGAAACTGATGCTCCCGTGATGCCAATACCAATACCAGTTTGTTCAAATAATGAGAATAATGCTTCCTTTGAAATACTATCAGAAGGATCGCTGCTTTCTACTTGTCCAACAAGTTCACGTAATGCATAACTTATTGTTGCATTTGGATCATCTTTTTGAGTATCTTTTCCAACTGCAGGAATAATATCGTTGATATTTTGCGAGAACTTATTTGATGCAGTTGAAAATGGAGTTACATCTGGGGTTTTTAAATATCCTAAGATTGTTATATCATAGATACCATCTTGAATATCTTTCTTATATTTTTGAACTTCACTATTGGTATAGATTTGATAAGAGGGACCAAAATCTTTTTTGACAAAATATGGACTGAAGGTTCTACCAGATCCCACAATAGATTGATCAAATACTGTATATGGAATACCAGTTGTTACAGTAGAAATTGATCCTGGGTTTGTATTGAGACCGATTGTAAATGTTTTACTATCTGTGATTGCTAAAACTTCAAATAATCCGTTGAATCCAGAATTTGTAGAACCGCTAGTATTGTTTACACTTCTTAGACGATTGATCTCAATTAGATGTTTAGTTTTCAATCCATGTGGATATTGTGTAGTAACAACACCAACGTTTGAAGACCAAGAAGCATTAATGATGTTAGTTTTTGTTCTTAGATTTGTTACTGATGTAAGTGTAGTATTGTCGTTTTTATAATTTGTGTCATCAATTACAGCACTACTTTCTTCAATTGAAAATCCGTTTTGGGGTGGTGATGCAATTGTAGCATTATCTGGGATAACATATCTTAGACGATAAATTTTATCATTATTGGTTCTATTATCAGGTGTTCTGAAGATAAAAGCATTACCTGTTTTTGGAGTAACTTTTGTTTGATTAGTTACAAGTGCAGCACGTAAACTATTTCCTGCACCAACATTGATGTGCCATCCGCTACTATCATATTGAATTGGATGTCCAGGATCTCCTGGGTTCTTATCAGCAACTTCAGAAACAATTCTTAGTTGTCCACCAAGATTATTGATCCCAGTTAGTTCATCACCAGACAATGCATTATTATAAGTTGTTGCAATTTGAATTTGATCCGCATTCACCCCACCAGTGATTGCATAATAAACTGTTTTGTGCTCTAGTCCATCTGGAAGAGATCCAGTTTCGGAATAAACTCGGATTATTTCTCCAGGAAGAAGTCTATGATTTTGTTGTAGAGTAAATGTGTTTCCAGTGATTGAGTTGATGCCTGCAGATCTACCAACTAGATATTCCTTTTTTGCAGAAATTCTATTATCTGGATTAGATCCAGGAACAGGCATTAGAACTCTAGCACCATAGACAACATTATCGATATTACAGTGAATAGTTTCACCAACTTTATTGCCAATAATATAACCACCAGTGCTCTTTAGTGGAACAGTATCTCTTTGATTATATCCATAGAAATATAATTTGATATCAGTTGATAAACCAACAGTAACTTCTACATCAAGAGGAAGATAATTGACTTCACCTTGTTTTGCAAAGTTTTTCTGTGCTGGTATAATTTCTGTAATATATCCTTGATCATCCTTCAAGAATGCATCTCTTCTAAAATTATCTGCCTCTAATGATTTTGCACCAAAGTTTGAGTTTGAGTTCGTAATTGATTGATCTCCACCACTTTCAGCAACAAAGTGTGTAGCATAACCAATGGCGAAGATAGAAACACACTGAATGTATGCGTTATTTGATGTTTTAACGTGGAAATTTTGCCAGGTTGGTTTATGTCTTGCTCTACTGTCCGTATGTAATGATACAGAAGTTCCTAGTGTTGCTTGATCTTGCCAAATACCAGAAGTTGTATTATATTTGACATAAGCATTATCATCTTTGTTTAGTCCAATTCCAGTGAATTGTGCAACAACCATTGATTTGAAACCAGTGGCTTTATCACCATCTGCGTGTATTCCATTTAGACCAAACGTTGATCTAACTGAGCAGTTGAAAATATATGGAGAACATGACGTTACTGTATCACTTTCAACTGTTACAATCGGATTTTTTCCTACTAAACTAGGATTTGCAGTTGAATTTGGGACAGATGATAAAGAATATGTAAACGTAGTATCATTGATAATTTGAGATACAATATATCCACCATCATATTCCGCATTATCTACACCAAAAATAAGAACTGGGGTTCCTACAGATAACTCATGATTTGTTCTTGTGACAACAGTAACAACAGGTGTTGCTATAGATGCTGATGGATTAGATCCCGAGTAAATATCTTCAATTTCAATATCACCAATTTGAGAAATTGCACCAACAATTCTTGTTTCATCAACAGTTGCTTGGAAATCATTATTTGCAGGATAATCTGGAAGTGATCTACCTGAGTTTGCACCATAAGCTAAAGTAAGCTTACGATAGTACATATCAAGATCTGTACCACCTTTTCCAGCAACAGTGTTTACACCATCAGCATATTCAAAGCATGTCAGTTTGTGGTGCGAATAGTTTGGAGAATAAACTGATTTTGTAAAGTCTTTATAAATTCTATCACCAGGATCTGCATCAAATAAAGAAAATCCAAAGAAGAAACAACCACCAGTTACTCTAAAAACTGCAGATCTTGGAATGTTATCATTGTTTGGTTGAGGAACATATTTTGGTCTAATCTTTGTCTTTCTAAGATCTGATCCAATAATAGAAGTACCACGAGGCAGAATTACACCACCATGAATGGAGTTAAAAAGGTATAATACGTTATCTGGATCTTGAATATCAAAATTAGTGCCTACAGAGAATTGATTGATCGACGCTGCAGATCCATTAGCATCCGTTAGATTAGCACTTGTATCAATTGCAAGTCCTGGTCTATTATCAAGGTAATGAACACCAGGAGAAACCATGATCGTGGTTTTGTCAAACCGATCATTGTTTTGTCCTACTTGATATGAGAACCTAGCACTTTCTAAAAGAGCACGTTGAATAGTTTTAAAAGGACGTGCTCTTGAATTACCAGTATTACTGATATCATCTGTTGCGTCAAGTTCTTCAGGATTTACGTATATTACACTTCCCTGAACGTTCTTGAGAAAATTTTCCAGTCTACTTAGTGGCATTACCTATAAATACTGAGACACCGTTCTTCATTATATTTATACTATGGCAAGTGGTCCAAATACAAAATATTTGATTTCATCATATAAAAAATCAATTACTCAAGATAACAAACAAAAAGAACAACTCGATCAAGTTATTGCTGGGATTGAAATAAGAACTGCAGACGATGAAGATCCTGAATATGTTATTGAAGGCATCAATAACCAGATCAATCGATTTGATCCTGCAACAAAAGGATTAGATAGAAGAATTTTAGAAGTTAATAATCAAATTAAAACAGTACAAAATCAAATTCTTGTTCTTGGACAGCAGGCAAATGTAATTGGATGTGGAACAACATCCGTTGCAGTTGTAGATGTAGTTGAAGATCGCGTTATTCTTCATTCTTGGTCTTTTACATCACCAAACCCATTTTTAAAAAGCACTCAAGAACTTGTTTCAAATACTGTTGGTGTCGGAACTTATGATGTTGTAACACAAGTTTCTATTGGAACTTATCTAGGATTTACAACATCAATTGTTGGTGACTGTGTAGGATATTCTAACTCCATTACAACACTTAATAATAGTTTGACAACTTATCGAGCAGAAAGAGATACTGTTATTGTTCAAATCAATGTTATTAAAGAAGCTAGAGCGTCTTATGAATTGCAAAGATATGGTTATCAAACTGCAAAATCACAGTTAGATGCTCAGATACAAAAAAAGAACACTTTGATAAGTGCTCTTGAAGATCCTAATAATCAAATATATTTTCAAGAATAGAAAACACCTGCTTGAAATTCTTTGGTATATTCTTTGGTAAATTCTTCATTTGATGCAATAAAATGATTTTTAAAGTTATAGTTTGGAGGTCCAAAATCATGAACTTCTACAATACAAGAAAGTTTTTTAGTAATTTTTTTTAAAGAATTGAAAAATACTTTAGCATCTGTTATGTTTATAAATGACAAAGTTTGTGGAGTAACAGTTTGCGTAAATGATTTGTTCTGGTTAATAAGACACAATTCATTAAATTTCATTTGTGCAATACGATAATATATTTTTGTTGGTGGTACAGTTTCTTTAGAATCTGTTAATATTATAGTTGCTTTTTCATTATATGGATAAGGTAAATTTTTACAAACATTTGTAACTAATTCTAAAGTACTAAATGTATGCGCGTGATTTGGGTTTAATTTAAAAAGAAATTGTATCTCTTTATAGTTTATTTCAGAATCAGTTTCTGGTAAATCTTGATCACTTACCAAATAGTGCAGGCTTCCATCAACAGTTTTTATAGCAATTCTATACAACATTTTTATAACAAGTAATTTTTTTTATTTAGATAATATGAACAGTCGGACTTGAACCGACATGAACTCTACGTTCGACAGATTTTAAGTCTGTTGTGTCTACCAATTTCACCACGCTCCCATGGTAGGACCGCCGAGGATTGAACTCAGTTCTGCCGCTTATAAGGCGACGGATTTAACCAATAAGCAACAGTCCCTTATAATCAATTATTTTATTTCTTTTTAGAATTTTTTTTTTTGATTGAATTTAAATTTGGTGTCTGCTTCTTGACATCTTTTGATGTGTGACCCAAAATCAATTTTACCATTACATAGATGTCCACACATTGGGCATCTAATCTGCGACATACTCGATACGTACCCCGTTTGAATGTGACTTAGTAAACTCTAACACACTCAAGAATTGATCTGATTTTTTGCAAAGCACTTCTTCATAGGACCCATCAGTGCCATAAAGATAAAATGTCCTGTTATTGATATTTATCTTGACACATTCAATATGCTCGTTAGTGAGGTGAAGATCCATAGTGCTTGCTCATCAGGTCATATCATAACATGAAACCCTAGGCATGTCAACCCTCAACTTGAAGTTTCTCTATGTCTTTACGTTCTGCTTGAACAAGATAGTATGCATCGATGGCACCGCCACTAGAATTACGAATTACAACTCGAATTCCCCATTCAATATGATCAACGAAAAGGTCTTGATAAAAACGATGTGGTGTTAGTTGAACAGTAATCGTAGAAGGATCTACAAGATCTTTCCAATACTCTGGAAGTTCAATAATACCATCAGCCCTTACATGACCACGGGTATAGACACCGTGTTCTGGTCCTTCAAGTGATCCATGATATAGTTTCTTCCCTGGTTTGGAAGGGTGTTCAATTTCAAAGGCTTTGCTATTTGCCGAAAATGATCCAGCCACATGCATATTCCCATAATGTGTATAAAGTGGTGCTGCTGAAGTTTTAGCAAGACAAATGTCTTCTTGAGTTGGTTGAGTGTTTGTTTCTCCACCTACTGCTACATTATACCCCACTCTGTTCGATAAGCCAAGTGCATTGTTGATACCAATTTTGTTCAGGATCCCAAGTTTGTTTGACATACCAAAAAAGTTGCTCAAACCAAGGTTATTCATATAACCTGTATGTTGAGTTCCTGCAGTAACATCTAATCCTAATGTAGGAATTCCTGGTGCAAATGGTGGAAGTGCAGGTCCAATATTGACTGCTGCCCGAGCAAATCCAATATTAGTTGGGAGACCAAAAAATGCAGGACCACATACTGATAACGTACCTGAAAATGGATTAGCATCATCATCTAGTGTCAGAGTAGATTGATCTAATCGTGCTGGAATTTCTGGTCCAATATAAAGTTTTCCTGCTGAAAGTTCGCCTGCGATTGCCATACTATCATCCTACAATAATTTCTTTTAGTAATGTATTCACAATATCTGCAACTGAGGTTGGAATAAGTTTTGTTTTACTTTCATGTAAAAGAACTGGATTTCCAGAAATAATATTCCATCCATCAGATACCTGAAGCATATTATAAAATGCCTTAATCGTTACATTTGTACCAAGGATTGTAACATTATTGTCAGCATCAAGTCTTATGTTACGCTTTGAGTTTACAACAACATCACCATCTGATGCTGTTGTTTGCATAATAATATTCCTAGCCTTCATTGAAATATCGCCTTTTGCCTCAATATTAACATCTCCATCCGAAATAATATTGATTGGACCAGATCCTTCTTGAATTAAGGAAGATCCTTTTTCATTAGATTTAGCCCACAAGCACCATCCGCCATCTTTGTATATGTGCAATGCTGATCCAGTTCCACCACCTAACTGAACATGATGTTTTCTTAGGATTTTATCATCAGTTTCTTCACCAATTTCAAGAAATCCTGCTTCTGGATTATGAAAATTGATGGGAGGGCAATTATTCATTTATTTACTCACACAATCTACAACACGAAGAACTTTTTCTGGTGGAATATCAACTTTGATCTCACTTCTTCTAATGTACTTCATAACAGGTCTGATGATTACACCAACACCAGTTGCACTATTTATTGCTAGGTTAGGAAGCGTTGTGCATCCAAGTTCAGACGAAATAATATCGGCACCAACAACTCTCCCTTCACCATCTAGGATTGGTTTCAGAACACCACATTCACTTTCGATCATATCGTCTGGCGAATATCCAATACCTGTATTGACAACTTTAACACCAAAGAGTTGTCCAACAACATCTTCACCCCGACTATCTGGTGTAATTTCTGATGTTGGAATATATCCACCACCAGGTTCAAGCATCACAATATTGGTGACTTGTCCATTTTGAACGATTGCTTGTCCAGTAGCACCATATCCACTATCACAAGGATCAATAAACTGTACATATGGTGAACTAGTATAACCAAATCCAACACTAGTCATATTAACACCAACAACTTGCCCAAAACTGTTTACAACTGCTCTAGCTGCTGCTTCAAAACCACCACCACCAAAGATAAGAACATTTGGTGGACCACATGTAATATTATATGGATCACAACCACCTACAAGACTAGCAACAACTTCATCATCTGCAGGATTATCATCTTTGGGGAACCATCCTGCAATTGTATTCTTAGTATCTTTATTCAGATTACCAATATACTTAGAAATATTAATTGTTCTCTTAAAGTCTGCAGTTTCTTGTGGTACTGGACCAAAATTGATTGCCCAATTATATGGTTGTGATTCACATATATCACCTTCACACTTGAGGAAGTTTAGACCAACTTGGGCATAGTTAATTGCTTGATCAATAAATCCCATGAATGATCCAATTGGTCCTAAAATTTGTCCAATAGCACTCATAGCAGGACCAATTGCTTTTTGAATTGATTCTCCAATCTCCGAAATTAATCCTGCAATAAATTGTTCAGCAGCACATAGTGGAATATTGATAATCTTACCAACCATTTGCATCAAGAAATCACCAATAAATTTCTTAAGACCTTTGATGATATTTTCAATCACACAATAGATTGTATCCATTGATTTCTTAATGGCGATATCTTTTAAGAAACTTTCTGGTAAGATGAAGTTTAAAAGATCCTTTATAGTATTAAAGATTTTTTTAAACAGATACTTTCGTGCTTGTCTGATTAATTCTGAAAATGCTCCAGAAATTAAATCTGCAATTTGATTAACTAATGATCCGATATCAGCAATTTCATTCAAAACTGGATCAATGTATCCATCTTTAAATGCTTTCAAATCATTAACAACCTCAATAAATGTTGATAATGAACGTGCGACTTCCCACATGAAGCCTTTGCCATCTTTACATTTTTTAGCACGTCCTACAATTTTTTTCTTTGCGTCGTTGTTTTGTTTTCCCTGAATACTTTCTTTCCCATCTGCAGTTTTACCCTGTCCAGGAACTCCATTCCCCGTTGGAGATCCTCCAGTAGCAGGTTTTACTGCAGTTGAATATTTTAATTGCCTATTAAAATCAATTGGTTGGAAACCACTAGTCCCTTTATCTACCGCTTTCTGCCAAGCAACAAGATTTTTTTCTGCTTCTCCACTAAACAATGCACCCATGATAATGGGTTGTTGCATATCATCACCGTCTAGAAAAAATCCTAGGACAGTTTCACCACCTTGCAGTGCAAAACTAGTACCACCAAAATTCTTGCCAGCACCTAATGTTGGTGGTACTAGAAAATGTGCCCATGGTAGTTCACTATCAGGAACCTCATTCGATGCTGGATGACGACCTAAGATCCTGACTTTTGCCCGATATCCGTATTTTGTGCTAAATTCTCGCCAATTTGGATCAGCGGTTACCTGTCCAATGAACCAATGAAATCCATCTTCTCCGATAAAGTTAATCTTAGATAGGCGTTGATCTAACATTAGTTTTCGTAAACTCTACACTCAAGTGCGTTAGGGTTTTGATCACAATATATCTCAAACTGAGTTGGATCGTGTGGATCTTCAGGATGATTTGCCTGATACATTTTCAAGTCTTCTAGTTCTTGTTCTAGAAAACGAAGACGTTGTAAAGAAATGCCAGGATCATAAAGATCTGTGATATTTTTTTCTATGTGGTCTTCGATGTTTATCATGTTAGTTGTGCGTAAGAATCTCTTACTAAAGTCAATCCAGTAAAATCGCCCCTTGAGGAAAATTTATGTGCCAATGACTTAATCATATAATATCCCGAACTAGGATCGGAACCAAAATCAGATTCTTGCTTATTTATCTTAGAAAAGTTGCAGAATATAACTTCTCCAATTCTTAAATTGAAATTCATTGGCACTGTTATTGATAATGTTTGAGAGAACAGTGATGCATATCTTGCAATTCCTTGCGATTGAAACAATGGTTGATATTGTGGTGTATCTAATTCACCTTTTGCAGATAATGTTCCTGTATCAATTACTCCCATAATAATTCTTGATGGATACATATCGATTTTATTGGGAATATTCTCAACTTCATTCGATAATGTCAGTTGGTTGTTTATGCTGTAACTAAAATAATAGTCTTGAAAGTCTGGCGATCTTGTAACGATATTATAAAACAAATTAGAAGATCTGTACATACCTAGTCTTAGTTTTTCTAGGATATCATGACTTTCTTTCCAAACTGGAGGTGAAACAAGTTTGAAATTGTTGTTTGGACTTAGTGCATCTAGTGCTTCGTCATAATCATATTTCAGAATTCTATCTTTATTCTTTTTTGCCTCATTGAAAATATTATCAACGCTTCTGAAATAATATCCATCTAATGTTTCATAGAAAAAATATCCAGCGGTTCCAGAATTTTTTCCGTTATTGACAATAGGAATAGACTTTGGGCATAACCAAGTACAAGTGAATAAAGGTTTCTTATAGTTTCCCATAAAACTATAAGTATTTGAAGTTTCCTCAAGTGTTTTTATTCTTGATGGATTGATGCGAAGATCTTTTTCTAATATTTTTCTGATAATTGTATCAAGTTTACCTGTGTATTTGCGATATAATCTAGTTGTATGATTGCTGAATGATCCTTGGGTTTCTAAGATTAAAGTATAAACTTCTCGTTTTGCTGATGCTGTTCCTGTTTTGATATTACTGATGACTAATGGATTATTTTGATCAAATCTCATTTCCCCAGAAGGGTGTGTAATTGTAAGATATACAACCGCACCACTTCTTACAGGAAGTTTTGCTAACTTACCACTGGTGTCTAGAATGTCAATTTCAAAGTGAATTGAACTATCTACGATATCTTCATAATAACTGATGAGACCAGACTGTAAACGAACATCCTCAAACTTATCACCTTTAGGAGAAGCAATTAAAAGTTCTATTACTTTATGTCCTTTTAGGAAATTGGACATTATGCGGTTATCTGTGACATCATCTGTGCATATTTAGCAGCAGCCTGGTATGGAGATGCTCCACCACCACCACCAATACTCTGCGTTCCACCACCTACAGGAACAGGAACAATCGTGGTATTTGGTTCTGCTAATGCAATAATATTTTGTCCACCCATATTATTTTGAAAACCAACAGAAGAATTTTTTTCTGGTGATAGTGTTTCTCGTATTCTTTTTAGTGGATTGATTTGCCTCTTTACTCCTTTTAATTCTTGCTTTTGGAAGAATTCTTCTGGAGTTGATTGTTCTACTTTAGATGCAGGTTTTCTAATACTAACCTGCCCTTCTGGAGTATCAATGACTTCCTCAACCATTTCTTGAGGTCTTTCTGTATTAGGATCTCCAAGTGTTCTTGGAGTATATCTAGAAGCAGATGTTTCTCCAATGATCGATTGGGGAGTTGGTGTTGGTTTAGATAGTTTTTTAGGTTCAGATTTAGTTGGTTCAGATGGTGTTTCAGATGGTTTTTTAGGTTCAGGTTTAGGTTTAGTTGGTTCAGATGATGTTTCAGATTTTGGATTAGTTTTAGGTTTATTAGGGTCATATGGTATAACTTCAATTGGTGTTTGTTTACCAGTACCTGTTGTATCACCCGTACCAGTACCCGGATCTGTTTTTGGTGTAGGTGGTGCTTTTGGTTTTGGATTAGTTTTAGGTTTATTAGGGTCATATGGTATAACTTCAATTGGTGTTTGTTTACCAGTACCTGTTGTATCACCCGTACCAGTACCCGGATCTGTTTTTGGTGTAGGTGGTGCTTTTGGTTTTGGTATTAGATCTTCAATAAGAGTATCAACACCTGTCCTTTGTATACTAGGTGCTTTTGCTGGTTGTTCTCTACCAGCACATGCACAAATACCACCAGGGAAAGATGCAAGCTTATCTAAAGCAGCATCAAAGGTATCCAATGCACCAGAAAACGGTGTTTTAGTAATCAGTAAATTAGTTCTTTTTTCCTCTTCTTGTACTCTACGCTCTACTTCTTGTTCTCCAGCATCAACACCAGTCAATTTATCTGCTGCTGAAGATGCTAGATATCCACCACCAATAGATGCTGCTAATGCAATTGTGCCACCAATAATACCGCCAGAAAGAGTTCCTGCTCCAGGAACAACAGAACCATAAATTGCCCCAGCAGCTGCACCTGCTCCCAATGCACCTAATAATCCAGCACCAGCACCTACGCCAGCTTGAACATTTGTTTGTCCTGATTGTTTTCTTTGTAAAAAGTCTATTCCAGTAAATGCAGCACTCAATAAAGGAATTGATTTTCCTACACCTGCTCTAGGTTTTGGTGATATTCCTATGCCTTTAACTCCACTTGGTGATTTAGCACCTTTTAGACCTTTTGATAGTCCTGCCAGTCCAAGTGTTCCAAGAACTTTTTCTACTATTCCGTCTTTATTTTCTGAATCTTGTTCCGACTGCTGAATTGCAGTGTAGGTTTTTTGTCTTACTTCTAAAAGTTGTGTTCTAGCACGAAGACGTTGTTCTTCAATTTGATTGGTGGTTGCAACAGATTTAGAAAATAATTTTTCTAAATTAACACTATTTTTACTTGCAGATGAAGCAGCTTGTAATACTCTTTCTAAATTCATGCTCCGTATACTCCTAGAATGAGATTAGAAGTAAATCTATCAACACTTTCAAAAGTAGTGTTGAATGCAATTTCACTTGATGCTGGAGCAGATTTTGGTCCTTGTGGTTTAACAACTGATTGCTTACCAGGAATTGTTAGTAAAGCAACATCAGAACTTGCAGGTCTGCCAGTTGAACTTTGCTCACTAGGTTTACCATCAATCTTACTATTTTGAGCAGATTTTTTTGGTTTTGGACTTGTCTGTGCTCCTTGTGCTTCTCTAAGGTTTTGGTTGTAAATATCTAAACTTTGTTGCAATGTTCTCTTTGTTTGTCCATAACGAGGTCCAAATCCAGCCCATTCCTCATTTAAAACACGAAGATCATTAATTGATAGTGGTTTTGATACATCTATTCTTCTTTTCTTTTTTGCAAGGAATAATATCATTTTGTTCTGTAATTCTGGAGTAAGCTTTTCCTTAGTAGGGTCTAATCCCATCGCACTAACAACATTTTCTGGTTCCATAAATTGCCCAGCACCAACTGCTGCAGATCTTCCACCAGAATAATATCCTCTACCTTCTTTTAGAAACTTTCTTTGCAGTTCAGCAACTTGATTTGCTGTTAGTTTAGATAAATCTCCTCCATATTGAGAACCACCGAAGAATGTATTATATCCTTTTGCACTAGAAGTTCCTTCAACTTCCCTAACAGATGCAATAAACGCCTTTTCTTGTGGTGTATCTGCAATTACATCTGCAGCATTTACATCACCAGATATACCACCCCCACCGCCAGGATAATTCTTTGGTCTTTTTTTCATCAAATCTTCAACTGCAACCTTTGGTTGTTCTTGTGCTTTTCCACCACCTCTTTGTGTTAGGATTTCATTAAAACGAGTTACGGTTGCTTGAAATCTATCAACATCCTCTGGATTAATTACTGCAGATCCAGTCTGCTTTTTTATAAGTTCCTGTCTTCTTACATCAGCAGCACCCATTGTCAATGGTACTGCAGCAGCAAGTCCTAGCATCCCTAGTCCACCCATACCAGGTCTACGAGCGACTGTAGCACCTGCTGCGGCGTTTCCCCTACCACCAAGTGCCATTCTTGCTAGGACTAATCCAGAAACGATATTGACGATCTCTGGGAGCATTGCAGTAACTGCAGCTCCAGCATTAACAGCAGCATCACCAAATCGACCTTCTGATAATGCTTTACCACTTAGAACTGCAGATAACCCAGCAAACTTAGATCTTAGATCAAAAAACGATCCACGTAAACTAGTTAAATTATCTTCTTCTTCTTTATATAACTTCTTTTCTTCATTAAAATATTTCTTCTTGTTACTAATGTCTTCTCTAATCTGTGATTGAATTGAACCAAGATTATTGTTGACTTGTTCAAATTCTAATACAAGTTTTCCTAATGTGCGTATTGATTGTGGAGTAAGTGCTGATGCCTTTTCTTCTGCACTCATCAAAAGTTTATCATATTCCTTACTCATTCTCTGTGGAAGGAGAGATTTTATTCCTTCCACAGGTTTTCCTGTAGCAACATCTGCTAAAGGATCACCATAACGATTGATCATTTTTTTAGCATAGTCTGATGCATTCATTTCACCAGGATGCCTATAAGTTCCAGCTGAAGGAACTCTAATTCCAAAATATTGATGTGGTTCTAAATTAGCCATTAGCGTTTGCTGCTTGTGCTGCCTCTAACTTTTTCTTCTCCAAATAATTCTCTAGATATTTGATATAAGTTTCCTTTTCCCAAGGGATCAAATCGTCAAGTTCAGATAAACTCCATCTATGATAATGCATCAACGCAAAGTTGTCTTCGTAATATGAAGTCATATCTGTATGATATAACATTATGCGAAAAAATTTGTCAAACCCTCAATTAGGACATCAGTATCAACATTAGTATTGGGATTGGTTATTTTTGTCGAATATGATAACTTTGGCATACTTTCAAAAAACTTCTCAATCATTTGAAATTGAAAACTGTTTAGTCCTTCAAGGAACTCAACCCATTCTTTTTCAGTATAATCAGAATGTGACCATGCTTCATCTTCATTATATAACTGTTCAATGCATGAGATCACAGATTTGAATGCCCTATCAATCTTATCCAGATTTGTTCCAGACTTAGTAACAGAAAAATTATTTTCAACAAATTGCTGCATGGAAGGATATTTCATCTTCATATTCAGCCCATCACCAAGATCAATAATATCAGCGTGTCCTTCAGGAACAACGAGTTTTACTTCGTTGATTTTGACTGTTAATGGAACTTGAGTTTCTCCATCATCAGTACAAGTAACTAGAAGTTCTACACTTTCACCCACAGACTTGCTGCGAATATTCAAGAAAAGGTATTCAAGTTCAAAACTAGGAAGATCATCAACTTTGATACCACGAGTAAGAACACAGGATTTTAAAACATCTTTTACAGCGTTCAAAATATCCTTTTCATTACCACTCTCAAGTGCAATCAGAAGAACTTTCTCTTCCTTTACAAGAAATGGTCGATATTTAATTGATTTACCAGTAGAAATAAGATCTAGTTCAAATGTAGGAGTAACAACTTTAGGTAATGGCATAAGAATTCACATCATTGTCTTTATTTAGAATGGATTTCTGACGTTCTTTCCAGAATCTGATCTCGCAACTACATCTTGATTAAAAGATCTGGAAGTTCTATCAGTATAATAGTAATCATACTTGAAGGTGACTGCCGTTTTGATCAACTCTGCATTACCATATGCTAATGGTGCAGCAACAATGTTAACTGGAAAAGCATCCATTAGATGGTATGTAATACTATTAGATATTCTAGAAGCATTGCTATTTTTAATAGTAGTATAGTCTTTAGATCTGTACTGTTTTGGAAGAATATCTCCACCAAATGTTGTGATCTGTATGTCACATTTATAACTTAATGGGTATTTTAATTTCCTATAAGATGCTCTATCTTTTTTTCTTTCACCTGTACTTCTGCCATGCCCACCAGACGATAAAACTGTTGGCGAAATGTATTCCATCCAAGCATTGAATACTTCATTTGTAAAATAATCTTTCTGAGAATAATATGTTAATGTAATATCTGGATATCTTCTATAAACTGCATAGTTTGAAGATACACCTTGCCTTAGTCCGTCAACTTGTGATGTTTGAATTTGTGATCCTGGTAGAACTGCTTCTGAACAAAATAGTGCTAGATAATTTCCTGGATTTTCTGACAAACTGTTTTCATAAAAACCATGTTGATTGATAAATCCAACTAAACTATTACCACCACCCTGGATTATAGCACTATTAAAATCTATCCATACATCATATATGTTATTAAAAGCAGGTACAATACCAGATCCAGTTTTACTTGTTCTAGTATTGTACAGTTCATATGTTGGAATATAAATTCTATTTTTTGATCTTTCTAAATCGCTCATCTAAATAGAAGACGTTTATATACTATGTATGAGTTATAAGGGAAAATTTCGACCTTCTAATTCTAGTAAATATAAAGGTGATCCCACAAATATCATTTATAGATCTTTGTGGGAATTAAAATTTATGCGATATTGTGATACAAATCAAGATATTTTGAAATGGGCATCAGAAGAACTTTGGATTCCCTATAAGTCTCCAATTGATGATCGTTTACACAAATACTTTCCAGATTTTTATATCAAATATAAAAATACTTCTGGAAAAATTATAGAAAGTTTGATTGAAATAAAACCAGCAAAACAAGTTGCAGGTCCAAAACCACAGAAATTAAAATCTAACAAATATCTTTCTGAAGTTTATGAATATGCTAAAAATATGGCAAAATGGGAAGCAGCAAAAGAATATTGCGATGATCGAAAATGGGAATTTAAAATATTAACGGAGCACGATCTTGGAGTATAAGTCACGATTTCCAAAATCAACAGTTACAAGTATTCCTCAAGTAGGACATTTAATGTTATTTCGTTATCGTGCAGTGACTGCAGAAAAACGATTTTATGACAAAAATCCATTGTGCTTCATTGTTCTAGATTTGAACGAAGTGTTCTATGGCATGAACTTACACTATTATCCAAAAAGTCAACGAATGGATGTGGTAAATATGCTTCAAGAAGCACAATCAAGTGATGTTCAAAACTGGGAAGAATTTTTATTTGGCAGCACTGGGTTCCATAAATACTTGAAATTAGAAGTAGAAAGTAATTTCATAGATATAGCAATGGAAGAATGGCAAGCTGCATCACTATTAACTGTAGAAGAGTTTGTTAGAAGTTTTCGTGGTGCAGAAGTTACAGTTAATCTTAGGAGTTTAGGATAATGGCAAATCCATATAAGCCTCCAGGAAAAAAACAACCAGTAAGACCAGCAGAAAAACTTGGAATACATTTCGGCCTGTTTGAATTCACCGACCCACGATATCCTGGGAAAAACTTTACTGCATTTTACAGTAAAGATACTGCAAATGGCGATTTCTTAAAAGTATATCAAGTAAAAACTGGGCTGCTTCCTTGGGAATTTACAACTCCAGATAAATCTGACTTCAAAAAATTGATGGAAGATGGTAATCCTGGTAAAGCTTCATATTATGATGCGATAGGAAGATTAAAACTTATCATCGAAAATCAAAATAAAACCCCATCTCTGCCTGGGGGATCAACAAAAGCTCAAATAGATCAAGCATTGGCAGATGCAAAAACAGTTGATGTGTGGGATGCTTCCAAGCAAACAAAACAACTAGCACCACCAGAACCAACACCACCTCCAGAAGCACCTGCAATTCCACAGTCTGCACCTATAACTGGACAAGCCGTAACTCTTGATCCAGAATTAATCAAAGAACTTTTGAATAGTTCTAAAGAAACAATAAAATCCTTACTTGCCCCAAACGAAACTGGTCCACTAATCATATCATATCCCAACGATGCATCTTTTTCCAATACACAAGATCACGTTATTATAGAGCAATTTACATACAAAGCACCTCAAGAAGAACTTTTTATTACTGGACAAAATGAATTCACTACAAATTTTGCCGATATTGTAACTAAAGGATTAACTAGAAATTCAAATCTTAGATTTTTCATAGGAATGGTAAAATTACCAATACCAAACCAGTTAGCAATCTCAAATGGTGTAAGTTGGGGTGAAGATCGTGCTAATCCTATAGAAGCTGCTGCATTCTTTGGTGCTCTTCCACTTGCACAGCAGGCAATAGGTGGAAATGTTGGCGGATTGTTAGGTGGTACTTTTAGTGGATTTGGACAATTCATGGACCAATTTGGGCAAGGAAATTTTGGTGCAAACACGTCTGCAGGATTACTATTATCTTCATTCATTGCACAATATGCTTTGGGTAAAGTTGGTATCAATGTAGATCCTGCACAATTCATTGCAAGAGGAACAGGAACAACAATCAATCCAAACCTCGAATTATTATTCAATGGTCCTAAACTTAGGTCATTCTCATTTACTTTTGAATTTGCTCCAATCGGATTAAATGATGCTACAGCAGCAAGACGTGTAATGAGATTTTTTAAGCAAGGAATGGCAGCAAAAAGATTTGAAAGCACTTCTATTTTTATAGGATCGCCTAACGTTTTTAGAATTTCATATAGAGGAAGTGGTAATAAAAGTATAAAAGGTTTGAATAAATTCAAAATATGTGCTTTGACTTCATGCGAAATAAATTATACACCAGAAGGAGTTTATCAATCATATGATGATCCAAATGCCGTATCAATGCCAGTAAGAACAAATATGACATTATCATTCACAGAACTAACTCCAATCTTTGAGCAAGATTACATTAATCAAGATGATCCTAGTGTTATAGATGTATTTGAACAGTCTGTATCTACACTTGCTCCACAAGATGCAATTACATTCGACGATATAGGTTTCTAAAATGGCATATTTTGACTTATTTCCAGATCTATTATTACCATCGTTTTCAGACAATCGTAATTCCAGTTACGATTATGTCCGTGTAAAAAATCTTTTCAAACGTGCTAAAATTAGAGATGATTTTTTTCAAAATGCTATAGTATTTGACAAATACTCCATTGTTGGTGATAATCGTCCAGATAATGTTGCGGGAATACTATACAATAGTCCACAATTAGACTGGATTATCCTAATTTCTAACAATATTATCAATGTTAGAGAAGAATGGCCAATGTCACAAACAGATCTAAACAATTATTTGATGAATAAGTATGGATCTGAACTTTTACAGGAAATTCATCATTATGAAACCAAAGAAGTTCGTAATAGTGAAGGAAATTTGCTTTTACAGGCAGGATTATTTGTTGATGCAAACTTCCAATTTAAGTATTCTAACTTTGGCACGTATAAAGTGCTTTCTGGGGCAAATATACTAACTTCAGTCAGTAACTATGATTACGAAGTTTTGAAAAACGACGAAAAACGCACAATTTACGTTTTGAGACAAAATTACATCCAAACCATAATTGATGATATGCGTGAAATCATGACTTATACCGATAGTTCTCAATATATTGATAAACGTACAAAAAAAGGAGCTAACTTAAGGATTTTATCCTCAAGATAACTCCAAAAACATATTTTGAAATTTTTACCCAGAATTTTTTAATTGACTTTTTTGAAAACAAAAATTGATTTTGAAATCACTCTTCAGCAAGTCGCTGGAAGTAAGACAGTGTATCGTCATCATCATCTGCTGCTACAGGAGCAGGAGATGACTTAACAACACGCTCTTCTTCCTTGATTTGTTGGCGAGACTTCATCACAACTTGCTCTTCCTCATCGAACGTATCAGGATCAACACGACGACTAGAAGCGTTAGGATTTAGAACCATATTCATACGCTTTTCAAGTTCTTCGTAGGACTTGAACTGATCAGGACGAGTAAACTCTTCAAGAGAATACTGTTTTTTCCAAATTGCTTCAAGTGCATCATCATCATCCAGAAGTGGTTCAGATTTTGCAAACTCAGAACTGTCGTAGTTACGATAACTAGCAACGTTCTTGATTTTCATCTTGAAATTTGCACCTTGCCAGAAGTCAAACGGATCAATCGTTTGCTCATCTTCATACTCAGGTTGCATGGCAGCAGTAATCTTATCAAAGATTTTCTTACCAAACTTGAATAGAAAAACTTTGCCTTCGTTCTGGGGATTAGCAGGATCCTTCACAACATAGATGTTGCTAATGTAAGATAGTTTACGCTTCTGCTTACGTGCTTGTTCTTTATCTACTTCACTACCACTGTTCCAAAGAATACGATTGTACTCCGAAACAGGATCTTTACCACCAAGCGTGGTCAGACTGTTCTCAATATACCAACCTCCTGGACCTTGAAAAGCATGTGACCACACTTTTCCCCAAGGCAATTCTTCACCTTGTGGTGCAGGTAGAAAACGAATTACTGCATAACCGTTGCCTGCTTTATCTACTTCAGGTTTCCATACACGATCATCAGCACCACCAGTGGTGCTCTTATTCATTTTTTCAATCTCTGTTGTCAGTTTAGAAGTCAAACTGCCAAGGCGAGATTGTTTTTTTAGATCTGCAAAAGACATAAGATTTTTGTATTTTTAGATTGGGTGGATTGATTACCTGTTATATTATAACATACCATTTAGGGTGTGTCAAGGCGTTTTTGTAAACCTTCCAAGGTTCTTCTCATGTTATTGAAGATGATTGACATATCAACATCTTTAAACCCCATTGCTGCTGATGTTATCTTGATTTTTTCTTTCATTTCTAATGCTTCCCGATCATCGGACAATGAAAGTCTTGTCCACATGATTTCTTGTTTATCTAAAAGTGTCTTTAGTTTTTCAATGTGTTCATTCTTTTCTTTATCACTAAACGAACTAAACTGAATAATAACTTCATATAATTCTTTTTGAATTCTAAAGATGTCTTCCATCTCTTCACGGATAATCTCAGACTGAAAAAACTTACCCATGCGTCTTCTCCAATAGTCGTTCCCGCAAATATTGTTTGTATTTGACGGCATCAATATTTAGAAACGGTGCATACTTTTTTAGTTTTAAACTAATCGCTTCCCAAATTGGGTCAGTCAATTTCTTATCAAGATTGTTGCCAAACAGGAATATTTTGTCGTATATTGTAATGGTTTCGATGCTAATATTCCCACTCAAGAAATTTTTTAAAACTGGTGGATGTTGCCTTGAAGCATCAAATAGTTCTTCTAGGTTGTATTCAGACAACAAATCTTCTGTGTGTTGCTTGAACTGATAAAACAAACTTTGCTGTCTTCCTTGCCAAGAAGAATAAACACTTTCACCAGATCGAATAATCTCACCAATCCATAAAGAATTTGGATTGTCACACGCTACGAAGTTAGCAATAAAAAATAACTTGATCTCATCATCATTATACTTCCTCGACATTTTTTCAAAGAAGTATCTGTCTTTTCTTTTGTAAAAAGAATTCAAACTTGCTCTAGACTTACCACCATATCTAAAGTAATCATAATTTTTTCTAGTAAAATGTTGTTTGAATGCAAGATATTGTTTATAAGTATCAAACGGGTTCATAATTTTTAGGATCGAACATTTCAACTGTCCTCTTCTGTCCTTTCAATTGTATTTTAGCAGCATATTCAATTTTTGGTCTGCTTGGGCACATGTTACAGATCCAACCAGGTTCTACAACTTCTTTGAATGAACTTCTAAGTGCTTCCTCAGTGTCATTGATATTAGTTGGTTTATATCCAAGATATTTTTGCCATTCAGGATCTTCTAACTGATCAGTTGCTGCTAAAGATTCTCTTAGATATGCTACCATCGGACATTTCCATAGATGTCCATTATATAATTGTGAATTAGCACAAGTACAATGTTTAAAACTAGAAGATGGATTACCATCTTCATGTGGGTAATATTTTACTGATCCATCTTCATTGAATTCATACTTTACTAGATCAAACCATACCCTTGGAGTGTTGTCTGGTTGTAAATACGCTTCACTCAACTCAAACTTATTGTCAATATCAACCCCACGTTCAATTAGATAATGAGTGAACTCATACCCATTCTCCCAATCTTTTTTACCTGCTTGTGTATATGGTGGACGATGAAAAGTAAGTCTAAAAATAACTCCTTTCAACATCTCATCAGCAATCCATTCCTTTTCCTGAAGAAGTCTAGATCCGTTGCTGAATAACTTTACATTACATGGTTGTGATCCACGTTCACCGTAACAAAGTTCTCTTACAATTCTTGTAACTTCCTTTGTCCTCGGTTCTAATAATGGTTCTCCACCAATAATACTAACATGGCTCCAAACATAAATTTTAGGAAGAATATTTTCAATATCTTCTATCAGTTGATCAATATTTACAGTACTTTTTCCTGAAAGCAAACTACTATTATGATTACAACCTCTACAAGAAAGATTGCAACCGTTTATTGTATGAATACTAAGAAGTCTTGTAGTGGGTCTTTGTTTTTCTAATTCTGCAATTTGCTCAACGGTAATCTGTTTAAAATTATCTACCCAAAATCCTTTTAAACCTCTTACATAATCAACTTTTGCTTTAAGTTCTTTGTCCATCAGATAAAAAATTTCGCATTAGAAGTTCTATTTAAATAATTTAGATTAGTTGCATTACACTTGAGTTTTTCTTTTAGTGGTTTGGAAATAAGTTTTATAATCGATTCAAGTTCAATCGTATTTTGTTCACAATAAAAACAAATTGCTTCAATATAATTCATGTCAGAATTATCTTTTACAATGTTTTCGATGTCATTAGTAAACTTATCTTGACATAAAAATTTACTTTTTATGACAGATTTGATTTCAGTTTTTGTAGTCATTTAGTTTGTCTTCCACAAATTTTTGAATGTATTTAACTAGTTTTTCTATGTATTGTTTTTTATCATACTCTTCGTAAACCTCAACTTCCCCGTTTTCGCAAGTCATCAAAATGACAAGTTTCTTTACTGGGATGTTAGTCATTTCGTAAAACATGCAAGCATACGCTGCTGCTTGTACAAAATAATTTTCGATCCATGCCCTTGGTTTTGGTTTTTCTGCAGTCTTGAAGTCAATGATTGCAAGTTCTGGAACACCACTTTCTCCCGTGTACTCAGCAATACAATCTACAGTACCAGCAACACCCAGATGTTTACTGTATAAAGATTTCTCAAGAGCGTAAATGTTATCTATATTTCCTAGAATTTTTTTTGCCTGGGTAAATAACATCATTGGCAAAGGATCTGTATCTAGAACGTTCTTATTCCAAAGGAAGTTTTCTATACAAGTGTGTACTTTTGTACCACGATTTGTGGAGCGTTTAGAAATACGGTTTGCTTCTTCTTCACCAATCTTCGCTCGCCATTTGACAAAAATTTCTTTGTTGTAATGCGAGGTGACCGAGGTAATAGATACCATCGGTCTACCTTCTACATCATAATATCGAACTCCATCAATTGTTTCCCGCTTAAGTGCGGGAAACTCAATATCAACATGTTGAAACATCAGAGACCCAAATTAATTTTGTTTAGAATGTAACTCTTGACAAGACCAGATCTAACAATATCCTGAGGTCCAAATTCAAAAGAATCAAATTCGGGCATTGCGTGAATGATCTTCATGAAATCAAGAATTCCATGTCGCTCATTTGTTTTGACAAGATCTGACTGCGAAGCATCACCACAGAAGTGAATCTTGCAGTTCTCACCAACTCTAGTAATTATACTATCTAATTCGTGAAAATTCAAGTTCTGGCATTCGTCAACAATTACAATACAATCGTCAAGAGTAGTACCACGAATGAAAGATGTTGACCAAAACTTTATGCTTTCTTGCGTCTTGAGATTACCCCATAACATTTCAAAGTCATTGTCAGTGGGTAACTCAAACATATATTTTACCATATTCTTATAAGGAATTTGGTAAAGAGAAGATTTATCTTCATGATCTCCAGGAAGGAAACCAATTTCACGAGTTGCAACTAATGATCGTACAATTACAACTCGATTGTATGGAGTCAAAGGATTAAGGACTTCTTTCAATGCAAGGTAAAGAGTAATAAATGTTTTACCCGTACCTGCTGCACCATAAACAAATAAGTTTTTATCTTCTTTATATGAATCAAAAACTTTTGTTTGATTTTCTGTAAGTGGTTCAATATCAACCACCATATCGATATTGAAAGGTTTTTTTCTGGATATTTGTTTTGCAGACATGCCAGCGCCGACTTGAGAAGGAGTTCTTTTTTTCCTTGAGGTCATTTTAGAAGTGCGTTGTTTTTTGAGGTTTTACTTTTGAACCAGGCATTTTGCTGACTTTGTGAAGGATTTCATTCCATCCACCATCAGTTCTACTATAAACGTCACCTACAGCACTCACAGCAGAAGCGACACCAGCAGACCAATCTTTATCCCATTCGGGATTGTCTTTTCTCCACTGATCGTAATTAGAGATAGACATAGCAAGTTCCTGTGTTTCCCCAGTTTCTAAATGTCTTACAGGATATATGGGCATAATTATTTCAATTCGTAAATATTTATTGTGTTGTAATAATCTTTTTATGATTATTGGTTTGTAATGCTGCGCTAAACTTCAATGGTCTAGCAGTACACATGTTACATATTTGTTCAGGTTTACTAGAGTTATCACATAATTTTACCAGATCCTCATCACTACAGTCAACTGGTAATCCATCACCAATAAAAGGTTTCCAAAAATCTTCTTCTAATTGTTCAGTAACATAAAGAAGTTCTTTTAAAAATGCTGCATTAGGACACTTCCAAAGTTTACCATCGAATAGTTGTGTATTGGGACAAGAGCACAACTCATAACTTTGTTTTATGTTATTATGAACATAAGGGTATACTTTACCGTTAGATTGTTTGATAGAACTGAACCATCGATCTTTGCCATCATGGTGTTCTGTAACAAAAACTTTGCTACTCTTTACCTTGTTGATGTTATCAATAACATCTGGAGTATGAATACTAACACGTAAAGACATGCCAGGATATTTTTCTAAGTCTTCTTCAATCCATTCTCGGTTTTCTTCATTAAGAAGTATGCCATTTGTATACAGATAGACTGTCTCTGTATGCTCTAGACAAGCGTGTAAGATGTCTCGGCAGCGTACATTGAGCAATGGTTCCCCGCCAATGACTGAGACACGTTCTACGTCTATCCTGGGCAGGATGGTGTGGATATCTTGAATGAGTTTATCTGTATCTAATTTGCTACCGGGGGCAAAATAATTACTGAAATGATTACATCCTTTACAACTTAGATTGCATCCAATCGTTGCACTGATATCAAGAATTTTTAATTTTGGGATTGTAATAGGCAAGGTAAGCAGCTCCTATAGAAGTTCCACCATCATGTGCAACTGGTTCAACATACATTTTAACATCTTTTGGTAATTGTTTGCGAAGTTTGTAATTAACAACACAGTTCAAGAAACATCCACCAGATAATACAAGGTTCTTACACTTTGTTTTTTTGATTGCAAGATTAGCAAGTTCTAATGCACGTTCTTCCCAAAGAATTTGAATTGTATATGCAGCGTCTTCTTTTGATTTAAGTGCAAGATTACTTAGATCCACTTTATTAAATCCGTAAGATGACAATCCCATAACTTTACCAGCATCATCTCGACCAAATCCACAAAACTTAGACACATATTCAAATAGTTTTCCTATACCATTTTCAGGTGGATCCCAATATTTTTTATGTATAGTTTTCCATTGAAATCTGTTGTCAGTCTTTGCATGAAAGATGGTTTCAATTTCTAGTTTATCTGCGATACTAGATCCATTACTATCAACTACAATACAAACTGCCTCATCAAATCTAGAACTATAAAATGCTCCTGCAGCATGTGCTAGATGATGAGACTTCTTGTAATCAACGTGTTTAGCATTGGGAAATGCACGTCTGAACCGTGCGATATCTCTTGCGCTAAGCATATTTTTTTCAGCTCCAACCCAATGAGCATCAACTGTTGCAATCACATCAACATCAGATACATAATCTACAAGATCTTTGACAATATAATCAAGTTTTTTTCTTGTAATTCTTTCTGCTTCCAAATAAAAATCTACTTGCCCATCTTTGAGTAAGCAAATAGATCCATTATTGGAAAGATTTATTCCTAAGATATTCATTTGATTATAAGTTTCTGAACTTCGGGAAAATAAAGATACTTGATATCACTATTATAAAAAGTTTTCAATGCATCTTCTGGTGTCTCTACAAGTGGTTCGCCTGCAAGATTGAAAGATGTATTGAATAAAATAGGAACTCTTGTCTTTTCATAAAATGCTTCAATCAAATTATAGTAATGTTCATTCTGTTCCTTAGTTAGCGTTTGAATTCTGCAGGTTTTATCTACATGAAGAATTGCAGGAATATGTTCCCAAGCATCAAGATGTGCATCAACAGCATACATCATAAAAGGACTTTCTTCCATACCTGCCATGTCAAACCACTCATGAACATATTCATTTAGAACTGTTCCCGCAAAAGGTCTAAATGTCTCACGTTTTTTAATTGTGTTGACGTGATCTTTTCCATTTGGATCTCTAGGATCATAGAGAATAGATCTGTTCCCCAATGCTCTAGGACCAGCTTCAGATCTTCCTTGAAACATTGCAACAATATTCTTCTCAGAAATTAGTCGTGCAACTTCACTATACGAAGTATCCTTTCCTTCAATGTGAGAAAGATCATAAGTTGGTCCTAAGTATAGTGTTTTCATAGTTGTCTTTTTATCAGAAACTAGCATTGCAGATCCAAATGCATGTCCTCCATCATATGACAGCGGATCAGCATATAAATTTATGTCTAAAGATTTTAACACATTATAGTTGGAAACACAATTCAAAAAAAACCCACCAGAAACTACAACATTCTTTTTTCCAGAAAGTTCAACTGCCTTTTTGATCATATAGATTGCATGTTTTTCAGCAGATTTCTGTAGATTGTATGCTAAATTTTCATTTGTAGTTTCTTCACCATAATATTTTGTCCATCCAGTATTATCTCTAGGATAGATATCTTTACTACAAAAACTATGTCCGTATTCTTCGTTGAAAAGATTGACTGGACCAGAACCATAAGAAGATAATCCCATGGTTTTACCAGCTTCAATTTCATCAAATCCACAATATCCAGAAACACATCTAAATGCTTGCCCAATACTTACTCGATTGCTGAATAAGTTGTTGCCGTCCCAAAAAGGTTTGTCAATTTTTTCACATAATGCACGATTATAAAAACAAGAATAGTGTTTGAATAGTGAAACAAATTTTCCATTTACATAGTTATAAATGCTTTCTGTTTCACAAAATAAAGTCCCATTTTTTCGGATTACAGATCCTTTCCCATCCATCACAACACAAACGGCATCATCAAATCCAGATCCATAAAAAGCAGATGCTGCATGACACTCATGATGATGATCAGAAAAATCTAAGACTTCTTTTACACCCCTAGAATGTAAAAGTTGTTCTAGTTTTTTTCTAGCAGTAACTCTTTCTAGATTGTTTTTAAATGAATATCGCGTAAAACAATCAGAATAAACTGCAACATCAACAGTGCTATCAACAAACTTTTCACATAGTGCATATGCACCAACGTCACGTTTTTTCCTAGTAACTCTTTCCTCTTCAAGATAAAATTCTAGATTACCATCATTGACTATTGCAATAGATCCATTCTTTGCTAAGTTTATTCCTAATACTTTCATCACCACTCAAGTGATTCGGATACCGCAGGAAACTGTTCCACAAATACTTTTTTACACTCATTTGCAATATCCATATGCTCCTTCTGAGTTCCATTTGCAGAACGAAGATTAATATAATGAATCCATGACCTGACAGATCCAGTCATATAAATTTTTGTTTTTACTGCCAAAGGAAGCACAAAACGAGCGCATTCTTTTGCTACTCCTTGTTCCAAAAGAAAGTTGTACGTGTCTTGAGCGTCCTTAAACAGGTCTCTAATCATCTTATTCATTACGAATACTTTCTCCTCATCAATATCATCAATAGAATTCTGACGATTTTTAGTATCTTGTCTACGAAGTTCTGGTAATGGTATTTCTTCTGCTAAAAGATTTGTATCAGCATAACGTTGTGAGAATTCTTGGAATGTAAAACTTCTATGTCGGAGCACTTGAGCCGCTATACCACGGTTCGTTTCAATTTCCAAAGTCATAAAAGCGTGCTCAAACACAGACCAATGATTGTGCTTGATACAATAACGTAACAAACCTGTATAGTTTTCATTATCTTGATTTGCAGGATTAGAAACTCTAGCAATATATGCCATTGTTTTTTCTGCATCTGATGTCGCACTAATCAATCGCACTGTCATGATAACCAAATCCTTTTTTCTTTTTCTTGTTAAATTTCTTTGTTGCTAATCCTAAGGTAGCATCATCTAAAGCCTTTCTCATGTACAAGAGTTCAGCATCAGAATATTTCCAAGGTTGCTCTAGTGCTTTTTTGACTAGGCGGATTGTTTCCTTGTACCGCATTAGATAGTACCTCCCGTATAATAATTATACCAATAAAAAAGGGGAAAGTCAATTCTCCCAATCAATCATCCTTTTAGTTGCATTTGTGCTTGCTTAAGGCGCTCTGCTTTTTCAATTTGATCTTTAAGAAGTTGAAGAACATTTAATTTACGCTCTTCAACGTCATACTTTACTCCTCTATACGTTGCAGTAGTCATTTGTTTCTCCTGAATGAATGGATTTTTAGGTCCGTTCCTTCATCCGTTTGCATTTATGCTGCACTTCTTTGGCGAAACTCTTACGAGTTCCTCTATAATTTACCTCTTCACTATGGCAGGAGCATAAGATTGATTAACCCTGCCAACTAATTGTCCAAGTTGCAAACAAGTAATAAGAACTGCTTCCATAGATGAACGCTCCGTTCCGCGACTTACTTGCGTTCGCTATTTGCGAATGAACGTAGACACATTATAGCGTCTATACACTATCTATGCAAGTAATTTTGTATAGTTTGTTACTTATTTTATTCTAGAAATACCACAATTTTCTCTGCACATATGTACAGGATTTTTCCACGATGAAATTAAACTATGCTGAAAAAATGGAGTGTTAATAATTTCATCTAAAGAAAAGTAATTTAAATTAATACTTTTTAATCCACCCTGCTCTTCTATCAAAGGTATAATACTATCGTAAAAAATTTTATGCAAATATTTTACACCAGATCCCATATTAGGATTATCAATACTTTCATCATAAACTGGTTTTGCGTCTGGATTTTTATTGATATAATAATCGGGATAAAAATACCTTAGTCTAGATTGATGATAGCAGCAAGCATGAACTATCCCCATGCTATCTATTCTGAGATTTCCTATAGAATTTATTTTGTGATTGAAGTCACAATGAATATCTGAATTTTTCTCTGTCTTTCCTCGATTAGTTGTATACTTAGGGTCAGAAGCTTCTTGTAAAGTTTTTAATTTACCATTATACACGTAACTATAAGATCCACTTCCCATGCCAGAAGTATCCCAAAACCCATTCACCGTTTGGTGGGAAAACTTTTTAAATCCAAGTTGTTTGGATATTTGTTTACAGATTTCAATCTGATGTTCATTATGCTTAAAGACAAGCATCCTCCATTCTGCATTACCACCACCAGAAATGAAAGCAGTGGCATTATCTATAACTTTATTGTAATCAACCCCAACTCTATATTCTGCTAGTGTATCGTCTAACCCATCAATAGAAAAAATTACTCTAGAGTTGGGAGTTGAAAAAAATAAAAGTCTACCAAGAGACTTCCAAAAATTTTTATCCCTTGTTCCTCCATTAGTACTCATCAAAATATTAATATTTTTATTGATAAATCTTGAATACTTAATTATTTTTAGTAAATCTTCACATAAACTTGGTTCCCCAAATGATCCTTGAAAGTTTATAAAAGAAATATTCTCAAGAACTTTTGGGGAAAACCAAGTTTTCCAAGTTTCAATAGACACTGATGATCTATTTACAAATGTTGTAGGAACTAAATCTACAACATTTGTAAATTTAGAAACTTTGTGTCTAGTGCAAAGAGGACATTTAGAATTGCAATGATCTGTTATATCAATGAAAATTCCAATCACTTATCTAGCCAAACAATTTCTGGATATGCTTGCTCAACAACACTCCTGGTGATGCGATACTTAGACTGCAATTCCTTATCTTTTACTAGAGTAACAATCTCTGCTTCATCAGCATGAAGTGATTCAAGAAGTTGAATAAACATTTGCTCACGTTTCATATGTGAGATCTTGTCATTGCCACCTTTGATAAAGTTATAAAGCACCTTCCATTCATGGGCAAGTCTTGTATGTCCTGGTGTTCCTGCAGGTGCTTCATTCTTTCTATAAGGAACTTCACCAGGTGGAAGAATAGTTTCAATTCCTTTATCAAAGTTCCAAATCAAAAGTGATTTGATATGATTACTTCTGTGTTCTTGTAAGATTTCAATCTTTCGTTCTATAGTTTTACCGCCGTGTGCAGCTTTAAAAACTTCAGAAACTAAAGGGTTATTTGGTAGTTTTGTCATAATTAGTCATTAAATTCGTCTAAGTGTTCTGTGTTACCTTCAAACCTGAAAGCAATAATTTCGTCTGGAAGTGGGTTGCCATTAGGGTCAAACATTTCAGGATGTGAATACTGTGGTGTCACATCTTGTAAATATAGTCTAACCAAATATCCAATAACAACCCCAAAACCTAATGTCAACAAGCAACATAAAGTTGCTAAACCAATAATAGCTGCTAACATTTTTGTTCTCCTGGGATTACCGTTCTCTTATCTCTAAGCAAATGGTAAATTCCTTATTTGTAAAAGGAAGAAACCACTTTCCAAATCTTATGATTTTTATTTTTGGTTTCTTACTCCTAAGTAGAAGTTATACATCTTTATTTATTGTATAATTCGAAAGAGGTTCTGTTCTTTCAAGTATTTTACTGTGTCTGTGCATCCTCCAACATGTTTATCATCCAATATTACTTGGGGAAAAGTAGATCCATTTCCAAATTTTGCATAAAATTGATCTCTGATAAAATCTTTTCCATACACATATTCTATGTACTCAATATTACAATGAAATAGTATGGTTTTTACTTTTTCACAATATGGACATTCTAGTTTGCTATAAACTATTGCTTTCATTGATATTTTACAACTGTCATAATAATTGTGCCAAATTTTCTAATCACATCTAAGTATTTTTTACCCCAAGGAATATCTATCCATTCAATTTTTTTATTTTCTAATAACAGCATTACAGAAACATATTTCATAAAAAATAATTACTTCCTTCTTTTTTATAATAATACATCAAAGTTTTTATCTTTTGTATATTTTATCATCATTACAATCGGGATGCCATCCTGCCTGCGAACTACAGAACTCTATTTTTGCTCTTTGATCATCATATGCTCTGATAAGTTTAGCATCTTTTTGCATTGCCCAAATATTCCATCCAAGAATAGCAATGACACCAAGAAAAATGTAAGTGAACTGAGTGCTTTTTAACACTTGAGATCTTTTCAAATTTACTTCTTTATTATAGCATAAAAAAGACCCCTTGGAAGAGGTCTCTGTGTCAGTTCAGAAAGTGGTTTTGGGATCAGGATGGGGGAATAGTAAATTCTCTTCCTCTAACTGTAAGTTTTTGAGTAACAGATCCGCTTCCTGGTTGTGGTTTGCCTTTAAGTCCGAGAGTTGTATCGTGACTCAATTCACGACCTCTAATACCACTTCTATTTTGATCTGCTCTTTTCATATCTCTATAATCTTGAACTGGGTCTTCACTAAGAATACTCTCTCTCCAATCCTCACTCATATTCGCCATAATATAGATTGCTGCTTCTTGAGTATCAGCATAACCTTCATCTAAAAGATGTGAGAGAATGATGTCGTAGAGGTCTGCTTGTTCATTATAGGCACCATAAGTTTTTACATTATACTCTTTACCACCAGGTCCAATATCAGCAACTTTATATCCAAGTTTTTCCTTGGGAACCCCAACCTTTATCATTGGTTTTTTCTTTGCTTCATCAACAAACTCTTCTCTAGTAGGCATCCTATCAAATCTTTTATCTTCATCATCACTAGCAATTGCACTTACCAATTTACCCATTCTATCCATTGCAGCAGTTCTCTTTACTGCATTCTTCTTCGTGTTAGGAGTAGAAACTACTTCACGACCAAGGTTGCCTGCCTTGCGTTGCATTTCATTTTTGTTTCTATCTTTGAGTTCTACCTTTTCTTCATCAAGTTCATAAACACTTAAATATGCTTCTTGAAGGGCACGAAGTTCTTGTGGGCTCATCTTATAACTGCTTTTTAGTTATTTATAAAAAAACCACAACAATTATGGCATATTGTTTTATATCTAGTTTCTTCTTTCCAAAGTTAAACACTATTTTTAGTGTTTAAGATCCACGACGACCTGAGGGTCCTCTTTCTGCCTTATTCATTTCAATCTCACCTCGAACTCTTTTTCCGACAGATGTTCTTGGTTGATTGAGTGACATTTCAAATTTTCTCACCGAAGTCATTGCTGGTGTTGTTTCTACAGGTTTCAGTCCTTTTGGAGATTTACCTCTTCCTGCCTTAGTTAAATTTCTTCTAGTAAAATCAGATTGTCCACCAGATCTTTTATTTCTTGCATCTTGCTTTTCCTCATCAGAAAGACTATCATCTACTCTTGCCTCAAGAATATTATCCTTCCAACCTTCACTCATATTTGCCATAATCACTAGTGCATTTTCATTAGTATCAGCATAACCTTCAGCAAGTAAGTGTGCAAGGATTACATCATAGAGATCAAACTCCATATTTAATTGCTTTCTCTCATTAGGAGTTAATGCAGCACGAGCTCTCTGATTACCTCTTGCGTCTTGTTTTGCTTTTACAGCAGGGTCACTTGATTGATGACCATATCCACGAAGACCAGGACTTGAAGAATTTGTATCACGGAAATCACCTCTTTGCTTTCTTGCAAGTTTCTCTCTACCTGCTTTCATTTCCTTATTACCATAAGTTTCACGATCTGCTAACTTACCTGCTTTGTCTGCAAATTCCCCACCACGAGTTTTTGATGCAATTTGGTTACGAATTTCAGTCTCATCCTTGCCCCTCTTTGCCATGGCAGTTGCTTCATCAAGTTCATAAACACTTAAATATGCTTCTTGAAGGGCACGAAGTTCTTGTGGGCTCATCTTATAACTACTTTTTAGTTATTTATATCTATTGATTTATAAAGTGATGGTGGTTTGAAATCTGCTGGTGGTCTATAAAGATTGGGCCAAGTATCCCGAATAATTTCTGTGAGTTTGTATGGAGTTGTAGACGAAATCATAACCTAAATTCATTCCTCAATTTGATAAATGTAATGATCAGAAGTCTCAAAGGTTCTTGTATTTTCTACAGAATACAAATTCGTATCAATCTCATATCCTGGATTTGACTTGATGCGATTGAATGTCCAGGCACTATCATACCATATAATTCTATTATTTGGGTATGCATAGTAGTTACCAGTTTCCACCTTGAACAAATGAGCACATTTATGTTCTGGAGTTTCTGAGTAATTAAAATCCGTCATTCCCTTATTCTCAAATCCCCAGTCAAGAGTAAACATATACTCACCATGAACTTTAGTATTATCAGGACGAATAAGTTCTGCTTTCAATCCAGCAAGACGATTTCTTCGTTGCACATCCACATAAGAAGAGAAGCAATCCCAATACATAATTTGATTGAGAGGTTCTATTTCTGCATCAGGTTTCCAGCAGAGTGAATGTAATGGTCTTCGGGTCCAGTTTACACCATTCTCCAGAAAACATTCAAACAATGGAACTCGTTTCTCCATACTTGCGACAGAATGAACATCACATTTTGTAATTTCTCCGTGTCCTTTTTTGTGATTGTATAGAAACTCATTACGAATATAACAACTCCAATCAGGTAAGTTATGATTTAAATAAGACATTTTTTAATATTACTTGGGAGATTTATAAAAAAAGAGACCCTACAAGAAGGTCCCTGGATAATCAAAGAGCATTTCCTCGTGGTAGTACTTCCTCTGGAAATACAAAGTTCTCGTGAGGTTGATCTGCTGGTGCCATCCAAGCACGAAGTCCTTCATTCAAAAGAATATTCTTTGTATAGAATGTTTCAAATTCAGGATCTTCAGCAGCTCTAATCTCCTGACTTACAAAGTCATATGCTCTCAAATTAAAAGCAAGACCAATAATACCAATAGAAGCGGTCCAAAGACCCATGACAGGAACAAATAGCATAAAGAAATGCAACCAACGCTTATTGCTAAACGCGATACCAAATATCTGCGACCAGAAACGGTTCGCAGTAACCATTGAATAAGTCTCTTCTTCTTGCGTAGGTTCAAATGCTTTGAATGTGTTTGCTTGTCCACTGTCCTCAAATAAAGTGTTTTCTACAGTTGCTCCGTGAATCGCACAGAGCAATGCTCCTCCCAGTATACCAGCAACTCCCATCATGTGAAAGGGATTGAGTGTCCAGTTATGAAAACCTTGTAGGAATAGCAGGAACCTGAAGATAGCAGCAACACCAAAAGAAGGAGCAAAGAACCAGCTGGATTGACCCAGAGGATACATTAAGAATACCGAAACGAATACTGCAATCGGTCCAGAAAACGCAATAGCATTGTACGGTCTAATCCCTACTAAACGAGCAATCTCAAACTGACGAAGCATAAATCCAATCAGAGCGAAAGCCCCGTGGAGTGCCACAAAAGCCCAGAGTCCCCCAAGTTGGAACCACCTGATAATATCCCCTTGAGACTCAGGACCCCAAAGTAGAAGAAGAGAATGACCCATAGCATCAGCAGGCGTTGACACAGCTGCCGTGAGGAAATTAGCACCCTCAAGGTAACTAGACGCCAACCCGTGGGTGTACCAACTTGTAACAAACGTTGTCCCAGTAAGCCAGCCACCAATTGCCAAATAAGCAGTGGGAAAAAGAAGTAGTCCAGACCACCCCACAAAGATAAAGCGATCTCGTTTAAGCCAGTCGTCCAAGACATCGAACCATCCTCTCTGAGTTTGTTGAGTAAATGTTGAAGAAACCATTACATAAATCCTCCAGATTTAATTTTTTTTACTTTTTTATTCAAAACTTCTCCGTGACTTAGAAGTTGTTTTGGATATTGAAACCATGCTGCCATAAACTCTTGATAATCCTCAAATACTTTTATATTACCATTAGTGTATACTAGTTTATAATCATGACGATTATAAGGTTCATTAGAAGTTTGTTCAAACCACTGAAGAACATTTTCCTCAGGATCTAACTTTCCAACCATAAGCACCTTCATTATTTCTCATATTTATCTTAACATTTGTTAATAAAAAAGTCAATAGGTGTTTTTACTCAGGTATTCAATCATTGTTTGTAGTGTGCTAATATTGTCCCCCACAAGTCCTAATGCGGTGTTGCAGTTATGGCATAGTAATCCCCTAACTTTATTTGTAGAATGACAATGATCAACGGGAAAATAATTATTGTTATGTTTGCCCTTTGGATCTAATGATTTGCAAATATCACATTGATTATTTTGCTCTTGCAACATATTGTTGTACTCATCTCTACCAATTCCATAACTTCTCTGTAAATGCTGTTCTCTATAAAGAGAAGGATCTTCTTTATACTTTGAAGTTACTCTAGATTTAGTACATTCTTTACAGTGATTATGCCTAGTTTCAGGTGATGTTTTACCACCTCTCTTATAAAATTCTGCGATGTCTTTACTTGCACCACATTTAGTACAAGTTTTAGTCCCAGATGTTTGAGTTGTTTTAGTCATAGTATTCGTGCATTGTCGTGCATTATTATTTATAAAAAAAAAGGATCCCGAAGGATCCTTTGCACGACAATGATTTATTTATCAACCGATAGCAGGTGCAGTCAAAGCAACAGGAGTTGCTTCAGCAGCAGCAAGATCTAGGGGAAAGTTGTGGGCATTACGTTCATGCATCACTTCTAAACCGAGTCCAGCACGGTTAAGAACATCAGCCCACGTATTAATAACGTGTCCTTGATTATCCAGAATACTCTGGTTGAAATTTAGGCCGTTAAGGTTAAAAGCCATGGTTGAAACACCAAGAGCGGTGAACCAGATGCCTACAACAGGCCAGGCAGCAAGGAAGAAGTGAAGTGAACGAGAGTTGTTGAACGAAGCATATTGGAAAATAAGTCTTCCAAAGTATCCGTGAGCAGCAACAATATTATAGGTCTCTTCTTCTTGACCAAACTTATATCCGTAGTTCTGACTTTCGGTTTCTGTGGTTTCACGAACCAATGATGAGGTTACCAAAGATCCATGCATCGCAGAAAATAGACTTCCTCCAAAGACACCAGCAACTCCAAGCATATGGAAGGGGTGCATTAAGATGTTATGTTCTGCCTGGAATACAAGCATATAGTTAAAGGTGCCTGAGATACCCAAAGGCATCGCATCACTAAAAGAACCTTGACCAAAAGGATACACTAAGAATACAGCAGAGGCAGCAGCAACAGGAGCACTGTAAGCAATACAGATCCAAGGACGCATACCTAGTCTATAACTAAGTTCCCATTCTCGTCCCATGTAAGCATAGATGCCAATGAGGAAGTGGAAGACAACAAGTTGGAACGGTCCACCATTGTAGAGCCATTCGTCAACAGAAGCAGCTTCCCAAATTGGGTAGAAATGTAATCCGATTGCGTTGGAGCTTGGTACGACCGCTCCCGAGATAATGTTGTTTCCATAGAGTAAAGATCCAGCGACAGGTTCACGAATACCATCTATGTCCACAGGAGGAGCACCGATGAAGGCAATAATAAAGCAAGTTGTAGCAACTAATAAAGTTGGAATTCCCAATACACCAAACCAACCAACATATAAACGGTTGTTAGTTGAGGTTACCCATTCACAGAAATCGTTCCATAAGTTAGTAGTATTAGAGCGTGTAGCAATTGTAGCAGTAGTCATTGAATTAAAAGGGTAGTTATGAGTTCGGGGGAACGAACTGTTGGCAGTATTCCTACACCACCCTCCAGTGTAGGTAGAAAGACGTATTTCAATTCCCATAGGTCTTGGTTAGCGGGAATGTGAGGAATCGTAAAGTTTTGTCTTCATTTCCTAACTTATTTAGTATAATACAATCTTAATAAAAAGTCAATCAGTATAAATACTCATTTTTTTTGAAGTGCTTTAATTTTTTTAAGTCTATCAGCATCAAGGCGTTTAATATGAGATGATTTATGATCAGACCATATAGCATCATTTAAAGATTTTGTACTCCCCCACAAACTGCGTTGATGAGATAAATTTCTCATAGTTGAAGATTGGATTGTATACTTTTGTCTATCCATGTCATCTTCAAAAACATTATTCCAATCCATCATTGTTATATGTTCATGTTTTGCATAAATTCTCGGACTTAACCCTGCATATAATTGCATTTCTTTTAAAAATTCATCCATACGTTTCCACTGAGAATTTTGTCCTCTTTTAGGGTGTTTTCCTTTTCTATTTTTATTTTTTAAATCAAATTTTAAGTCAATTCCCCCAGCAATTGTCGATGGTGGTTTGTTCTGAACACGAGTAATATGTATTTCAGTGAATTGTCTTGCAGCATCAAATGAATGCTGGTCTCTGTTAGATCCAATCAAAGACCATTTCCACCAAAGATTACAAAAATCACTAAACTGTTTTGTATTTTTTACAGTTCTCCAAATTATAGTACAACAAGGACTAATGTAATTTTTAAAATTATAGTTTGTTTCTGATAATTTTTTTGTCAATTCTATACCATCATCGTAAGAGAAAAATTCACACATAAATCCTTCAAGCATTTCATCATAATAACTAAATCGATAACAATGCTCTAAGGTTGTTACTCCTTTTGTAGGAAAAACTGTCTTTGAAAATTTTATAAACTCTTTTGTTTGTATATAACAAGCATCTATCCACACTGTGTGCTCACCTGGTTCAAATAATCTATGAGGATTTATTTTTGGAAAAGCAGATAGTCTTCTTGAACATTCTAAATCACAATAATTTCTAACATCAATATATTCCCACGGACCCTTTGTGGTGTCAATTGTTCCATCATGGAACATGACGTATCTCACATTTGGATCATAATAATTTTCTTCAGGTATGTTATCATAATTGTTGGTAATGCAACTATATACAGTAAACCTTACCTCGTTTTGTTTAGTTAATTCTTCTAAATGAATTCGATATGCTTCCTTCTGTTCCTCAGATTTTTCTATGTCATTATAAATTTTATAATCAAACGAATTAACAATTTGATTAAAAATATTACCATTCTTAAGATCAGACAGATATCTAAGATGTTCCAAAGATATTTTGGATTTACAATCTAGTCCAGAAATCTTTGATAATTCATCAATAAAACTTTTCCAATTCCATTCATTAGTTTTATTTAAAGTATACTCACCAGATTTTCCTATGAGATCGTTCCACCAATCTCTATAATAAGTAAACTTAGAAATGATAGAAACTGGATGCTCTCTAATATAATCTATATTAGATAATTTCAAAGATGCTGAACCAGACAACTGATCTCTAGGACCACAATCCAAGTATAGATCCCACCAAAGTTTTGACCACTGTATTGTTTCTACATTTGGAGTTCTCCATAATATACATGCAAAAATTGTATTATGATTATTGAAATCATAATTTTCTTTGCGCAAATAATTTGTTAATTTAAAAATATCACTTTCATTTACCCACGATCTTAAATAATATTCTAAACATTCTTCAAAATAATTATGATGTTCTGGATGATCCATCACAAGCAGTTCTTCTTCTAAAATTATTTTAGAAATATCAAAAAATTGTTTATTATTAATTAAATGTAATCGAGAAGCATCAACATAAACACAGGGGTCATCAAAATATTCATGAAACATGATTTTTGGATGCCTGGATAATACAACAGGATCCTTATGTTGATATTTAATATCCCTTAGTTCCCAAGGAGATTTTGGTTCCACAGTGCCATCGTGAAAACAAATATACTGATGCCCAAGATCTTCAATCTCAGGAAGTTCACAATAGTTATTTGTAATGCAAGTGTAAATAATCATTATATAATCCCGTAAACTTTCATGTAAAAATCGTGAGCTGGATATCCTGTGTATAATTTAGGATTTAACCCAGTTAGTTTTTCTAAGTCACTCAAAAATTCATCTTGTCTTAAATATTGACTTTTATCTCCTTTTTGTGGATGCATTCCTTTTCTTCCTTTTTTATTGAAGTATCCTAAAGGAATGCCAGAGTGTTCTCTTTGTTCATACACTGATGGTAAATCCACATTAGAAAGTCTCAATGCAACATCAAAAGATATTTGATCTCTATTGCAACCAATAAGAGACCATTTATACCAAAGTTTATTAAATTCTGTCATTTGATCACTCATAGTTCTCCATACAATAGTACCTAAAGGACTTCCATAAGTTCTAAAATTATAATTTATTTTTTTCAATTCCTCTGTAAGACGAATTGCATCCTCATAAGAAAAAAATGCACAAGTAAATCCTTCTAACATTTCATCAAAGTATGAAAATCTTGATGCATGTCTTAGCATGGTAAAAGGAAAACATCCTTGGCTTCTATTAATAAACTCTCTAGTATGTTGATAACAACCATCGATCCAAATTGTATTTGTTCCATTAGGAAACCAAATATGAGGATTAGCTTTAGGGAAAAAAGATAATCTACGAGGACATTCTTCTTGATGATAGTCTCTGATATCAATATATTCCCATGGTTCTATTGAAGTATTGATTGTTCCGTCATGAAAACAAACATACCTTACATCTGAATCATAATGATTTAGTGGAACAAATTCATCATACCCATTTGTAATGCATGTGTAGACAACCATATCTTTTTTTTCAACATAATCATTAAGTTCAAACGGAGTGTATCTAACACAAGCATACATTCTATTGACGGTAAATGTATCAACGGGTTCTCCAAAAATTTCTTTTAGTTTATCTAGTAATCCAATTCTTTCTTTCATTCCTGGAATTTTGTGGAGTTTATACGCTTGTTTATACTCCTTTTTTCTAGTAATGCTAAGTTTAAAGTTTAATTGTGGAGTAACTTTGTTTACAACATATCTAAGCGGTGATTTATATTTTTTAGAAATTAAAAATTCTGCAATCGAGCTAGAAATTTGATCTCGATTTACACCAGTATCATACCATTCACGCCAAAGATCATTCCAATCATTGACTGTGGGACAAATCTTTCTCCAAATAGCACAATTGATTGTTTGATGATAGTCTAACAAAGTATAACCAATATCTTTTATATTTCTAGACATTTCAAGAATTTCTTCTAAAGTAGAAAATCCTTGAAAATAAAGTTTAGAAAATTCAGCTAATAAAGATCTCTGATCTGGATGCTTTTGTAAGCAAAAATCATGTTCTAAAAAAATATCTTTTGAAAAATTTGTAAATTCTTTTGTGAGAAGATAACATCCATCTATCCATACTGTCAATTCTCCCTCATCAAAATAATGATTGGGGAGATGCTTTGGATGATAAGATCTTCTTACAGGGCACTCAATTTTTAAATCAAGTTTAATGAATTCCCAAGGACCTTTCTTTTTTAATTTGTCATCATAAAAACATACGTATCTAACATCTGGATCATAATAATTATCATCAGAGATACTATCATATCCATTTGTAATACAAGTGTAAATGATCACAATTCAGAAAGAACTTTACTACTGACGTTTCCAGGTTCTCTCAGAAACCAACCTGTTGCAATGTATTTATCAATAGGACCAGTCAAAAATCCTCCGCGATGCATATGAGTGTATGCTGCTGGCCAAAGAACTACTGTTCCTTTCTTTGGATGCAGTGCTAGTTTCTGATAAAGAAATTCTGTAGCACCTCCATTCTCAGATGAAATGTCATTCAGATATACCATCCAAGTCAAAACACGATCACGATACATAAAAACACCATTTTCACAATGCCACTTATGATAACCACCACCCGCCACAGTTTTTTGAACTTTAGTTGTCCAGGATGATACAGGATCACTATCTTGAACAATTCCCTGATAGTGTTTTGCATACTGCTCAAAACACTGCCCAATAAATGTATTGAGTTGCATTGCCATTTTTAGATCAACATATTCAAGATATAATTGATGATCGCTTCTACTCAAAATTTTATCTTGAAATTGATCTTGTCCAGAAGAAATCCATTCTCCAACTTCAGGAGTAAATTTTTTATCCGTCCAATTATCAAATGCAAGAATAATGCTGTCGCACATATCATCTGGGACAGCATTATCAAAAATACCAATATGATCTATAAGTTTCATTGTTGTTGATTTAAATATACCTGTGGTGGAATTCTACCACAATATTCATCAAGTTCCATAATTTGATCTACATTTTGGTCTGGACCTTGAAGTTCCCAAAATTCAGCAAGAGCATTTCTGCTATCCTTATGAAAGACATCAATATGTTCTTCATGAATTGCAGAACCAAGATCAATCCTATAATTGAATATTGGAGTAGAATATCCTTTACCACTATCAAGGATTAAATCTTCAGACACAGCTCTTGGTTTGATATTTTGATCGATCTTCCAACAAGATCCTCTGTTATGAAGTTTAAAAATTTTTTCTGCATGATGTCTAGTAATTATATAACATGCAGCAGAAAAATCATTGATAAATCTATGATGTAATTTTAGAGTGATACCATTTGGATTGATAATCGTAAACTGACAGGTATCAAAATTGATAGGAAATCTTTTCCTAACTTCTTTCCAAGTAAAGTTCCAATACTTCGCAGTAGAAAGATCAACATCATCTTCCATAATCATAATTTCAGGAAGATCTGTTTCATATAAAAAATATTTGATTGCATTTAAATGAGAAAGCACACAAGCAATCTCACCTTGGTTCATATTATGCGGAATAGTTCCTTTTAAATATGAAGTTGGATCATCTTCTTTACCATCAATGCCAGAAATGCGATGATGATTTTCAATTTCCCAATAAGAAAATTGATCTTCCATATATTTCCTACGATCAGGAAATCTATCGAGGTTAATCCACAAGCACTTTGGAAATTCTTTCAGTTTATATGCAGACTTATTCTTATCCACCAATCTTCTTCCCGTGAACGATACCTCTATTTGCCATGTATGGTTGATTTGTATAATACTTCAAAATATTTTCTGGAGACATTCTAGATAAGTATCCAAACAAACTTCTATTCTCTTCAATGTGAGGATTGTTGAACCAAGAATTAGAAGTTCTTTTGTGCTCTAGATGATAAACAACATCATCAATTCGTGCTACATGAGATAGTTGATTGAAGCGATTATATCTTTCATCATCTTCGTATCCATAAGAAACAAAGTTTTCGTTTTCCATACCTAAACGAATATATTCTTCTCTATCAAAGAATTGACAGAACCCAAACTTAGCATCCCAAGGTCTAGTATTAGTAAATGTTAAAAAGTTAAAATTAGAATTGACAAAGTTACTCGCTTGCTCATCATCAAAGAAAATCTGACGTTGATATTCACCATACCCATAAGGATAAACTACCTTGATTGGTTCTGGTTCTGTATTAGGAAATTCTGGATTAGTAAATCCATTCATGATTAAATCTACCGCTTGCTTATAGACATGTTTAGGTAGAATAATATCACTATCATAGTTGACAACAATTGGCGTTGTTGCCATCATTGTCATATCATTGAGTAGTTTTGTTCTATGAAAGGTATAGTCATTAGTCTGTTCAAATACATGAACAAGATTTTTTAATTGGTCTTTAGTTAACGCTTGTTGCAGTTGAGGCAAAACAGACTGCTCAAAGGTAGATACACTATCAAATTCTTTTACAATAATATTAGTGTCAAAACCACGAAGAAGATATATCAACGTCGTAATAATATTACGCATTCGATCATCTGTTTCAATTCTCAACGGAATAATAAATGTTGCTTCTTTCAGTGGTACATATTCTTGTTTTACAAATTCTAGTTCTTCCATTAAATTATTTCCCAATTTAAACAATATAAATCAGATGTGTCGTGTGCTGCAGTATAACCAGTTCCAAACCATTTCTTAGGTGTAATAATACGTTTATCTTTATTTTCACATAACCACGATCCCCACCAAGAGAATGATGAGTTTGCAATAATAAAGTCTGTGCATAGTGTCATCATACACAAATCTGCTAAGTTATCCCCACCTTCAGAGATAAGGAACCTGTCATCAGTAAATACAGTCCCACACCATTCAGGATCGTCAGAAAAAACAATAACATTACGAGAAGGATCAAATTTCAATAATGCTTCATCATAATATTCTTTTGGGCATGGAGGATGATTATCTGAGTTTACAAGATAATCTCCACGACGAACATGTAATGCGATAGGAGCATTAACACTATCAATTAGTTCTTTACATGGTCCGTAGATATCATTTTTGAATTGAAAATCTTCACGAATTTCTTTTTCAATATTCGAAAAATATTTTGTTGTCTGAAGATATCCATATACATTATGTCCATCCGGCATATTGAGGAATAGGTTTTCATCAAACTTAAACGATGCTTCCTGAACATATGGTCCAGGAATAACCGAAATATTTGTTAGACCAACCAATTTGAATGCTTCAAATAGTTGATGGTCTGTCCAAGGATCTTTGAAATCACTGGGGGGAATAGCAAAATCAAATCCACGATGTGCAGCAATACCACGAAGTCCAGCATACTGGAACATTTGATTGCCTAGGCGACCATGACGACCTAGATGATTGAAACCTATCATTTATACTTCTCCTTCAAATACTTAATTTCAGATGGTAAAAGATGTTCGTGAGAACGTTGTGTTTGGTTTTTATGTTCTCTATTAGAAATGTGATAATCAGTTAAAACTGCAGGTTCACCGTGATATTTATAGAGACGATAGTACATATCACAATCCATAAGCATGGTAAGTTTTTCATCAAAAAACTCATTGAGACCATTTCTTATAGCAAGAATAGAAGGAGAACTCAATGTATTTACTCCTTCTAAAAGACGATCATTATATTGGGGTAGTTTTGGATTGTAATGTGTATGCCCATTATCAATAGTATGTGCAAACCCAGTTACTGCCCATAATACATCATTATGAAATACTTTGTCAAGCTCTTCTACTAAAGTTTTAGTTAAAATAAAATCATCTTGGAACATGATTTTTAAAATTTCCCCATCAGCATGTCCTAAAACACAATTGGTATTAGCAGACATATTTCCTAAGGAATTATTATTTTTTACATAATTGATTTCAAATAAATCAGCATACTCATGACATGCTTCTAAAACGTCATCATTTTGACTATGATCTGAAATCCATACATTGAAATCTTTACATGTTTGTTGAGTTAGTGCATGAAAAATTTCAAACAAATACTGTTTGGATCTACCATGACTTTCATAGCACGGAATACAAAAACTTACTCTCATAGATCTAGAAGAAGTTGATATGCTTCACAGTTACCATGACGCAATACATCACGAACTTCCTTGTCTACACTTTCATGAATAAACCACTCTTCCATAGTACATGAATTGTTACGTAAATTTTCTCCTACAAGATCGTAACCGTGCTGGACAAAAATTTCTCGATGAGCATAGATATCTCCCCATCCACGATAGGCGTCATGTTCATAAGTAACTGCATTGAACGATAACTTATCTAAAGGGAACTTCTTCAGTGCTTCTAATGTGATCGCAGGTGGTTCAAGATCAAATGAAAGATAATCCATATGACGTGGTAGACCAAGAGTATCTACTGTTCCAACGTAATCAAACTCCAATGCATCTGTACAAAAAAGTTGTGTATTAGGTCTCAATCCAGGTGTCCACATATCACAGAGATCTTTTTCTAATTCAATAGAAAATCCTTTCCATCCATATTGTTCTTCAAGCAACCATGTATTATTACCAATACAAGGTTGTGCTCCACCAATCTCAATGAATGTTCCATTTTGTTTGGCATCGTTGACAACCAAAGCAAAAATATCTTGCCATACTTGAGAATGGTTTTTCTTTAATTCTTTCATCCCCTCAGGTCTAACCCGAAGAAAATTGTAGTCTTTTTGAATATAATTGGTTTGATTAGATCCGTTGAGTGGCATTGTTTTTCACGTCCTGAATAATTTGTCTGGTTAATCTGGGAACAACATCGTTGTCACTATGAAAATGTTTAGCAATCTCATAGTTCTCTTCAATAGCTGACTGCCTACTATTATAGTAGTTTTCATCAATATAGTCAAAGATATTTTCTAAATCCTTAATATCATTGAAGGTAATGATGCCATCCATGTTGAACCAGTCACCGATGTTTGGACATCCATAATAAATGGGAATAGTTTTACTTGCAAAACAATCAATAATTTTTTCAGTAAAATAATTTTTTTGCTGAGAATTTTCTGCTGCAATATGGAACATTGCAGTTTCAAAAAAATCATTCCGCCTTTCGTGGAACGGTGGTGATTTGTGTTGATAGATTTCCAGTCTATTGACTTCATCTAGTCTAGCAAGTGTAGCATGAATTGCTAACCTTAGTCCATGTCCTGGTGCTTGACTTTTACTACTAGTAACAAAAGTAATATGTGGTTTCTTATTGACTTTAAGATCTTTAAAATCTAACCAAGAAGACCCCCAAGGGAAAAGTTCTGCAGTCTTATAATTATCTAAGATTGCTTGTCCAAACGTATATATCTTATCAAACGCATGAGCGTTTTTTAGAGCACCTTCATTGACAGTCGGTGCAATAGCATAAGGTTCTGCAAGAAATAGAATTCTGTAGTCTGCGTCTGGATTAAAAGATAAGTTATCAATCGAAATACTAACTACAGTATTTCCTAGATCAAGTCCATTTTCACCCCAAGGGTTCCACCATAATGGAAATATGTTTGCCTTCATCTGATCTCTTGAAAATGATAATGAAATCCAAAGGTTTCCTCTTCGCTATCAGGCAAAGTTTCTTCTCTGGAGAATTTAGATGCAACTTCTACGGGTGCGAATTTATATCCGTTTTCTTCAAAAATGTGTCTGTTATGAACACAAATGTTGCCGTCTTCATTATATAGCCCAGCATTCATGTGGTGATAAAAATTACTAGCATTTACTTCCCAAGGCACTTCTACTATGCTTGGAAGATCCAATAATTTCTTACTCCTCAATGAAAATCCACCATTACCTACACGATGATTTTTACCCCAAGGATCTAAGTATGCTGTAGGATCATCTCTCCATGGGGCTCCAATATAATCATATTGAAGCCAGTCGTTATCCCACAACCAAGGGCGAATAACATATCCATCAGGATGGATCAACAATACATGAGATGTTTCTACATGTTTACCAAGATTATAAATGCAATAGAAGTTGAAATCGTTAATGCTTTGGATTGGATATGTCAACTCAAAAGTTGCTTGATCACAAAGTCCTTCTGGTTTACCATTACTACCAAGAAACTTTACAGCACCCCATTCAATCTCTTCACAAGATTTATTAACAGCATATACCGCATCCGGTATATCAATATCTGCCAACATCAATAATGTTACATCAGGAATTTTTAGCACGTTTCACATCTCGATTGAATACTGAATATAAGTCTAGCAGATTGTTGTCTAAATGTCTAGACCGATCATAAAGATCTTCGTTGTTTGTAAGAAGTGTCTTGGTCACTTCTGCATAATCATCTACCCAAAGCACAGGATATTCTTTGTATAGTTCTTGTAAGTATGGAGTTCTTTTCATGATAGGAACTCTTTTGAGGTAAAGAACTTCCCAGTTTCTATGGCAGTCAACACCATTACCCTGGGGACAAATCATGAATTTATGGTTTTGAATTTGTCTGCAGTAGATATCATAGGATATTCGATTATCGACAGTAGCATACTTTAATTTTGCAAATTTTTCTCGAATATTACCACGCTCACTAATATTTGTGTGCTCAGCATGGTTGATGTAAAGAAGTTTTGTTGGAGTTACATCTTGCTGTATTGCATTGTGTAAGATAGCAATTCGATTATCAGAGGAATGAATAATACGTTGAACACCATATGGAAATGGGTGAACTTTACCACCAAATCCAATAGCATTAACACCATAAATTGACTTTACGTTATCAGGAATTAAATCATGAATATCATCGTTGATAGGAGTATCTTCTAGATTAGTAAAGATGATAAATTTTGTCTCTGGAAATGATGCACATGTCTCCAATATATTATTTGTCTCAAGCAAAGTATCAACCCACTTCTGATCTTCGTCATTGGTGCATTTGATCTGTCGATTATAAAGGCGAATGTTATCAATAAAAATTGTCATCCATTCTTTTCCCTTTACAAGTTCAGAGAATTCTGAGTTAGATGGATCTGCTTGTTTCATGAACGATCCGGGTACACGTCCAATGCATCCAGACTGATCACCAAAAGAATAATCACAGTGATTAGAAACTGCTACGCCTTCAATAATATTCACTTGATAAACTTTGCAAACTTACTTGAATTTTTAATAATATATTCGGGAAAGGTATCATCAATAGGAACAACTTGTGGAGTGTAAAGATAATCTCTACCAAAAGGATCCATACCTTTTTCAATACGTTCTTCCATAGTATTTCTAAATTGTGGAAGATTGTTTTCCTGGTGTTCATATGCATCCATTTTTGCACGAACAGTATCAGCATCACCAAAGAAACTCCAATGCCAAGATCCATCTTCAACTTTCCATGCATCTTGATGTGACTGTCTGAGTTTATCTACACTCATAGTTTTTAGCATCTTCATGGTAGAAACTCTTGTCCCCATCCACTCTTTCTCACATAGAAGATTTAGATAATAATAATAAACTGGACCCTTGAGAACATAGTGATTACTTGGTTTAAACCATTCATCAATTGCTTTGATTACTTCTGGATTAGCAATCTCATCAGCATCACTTGACAAAATAATATCATCGTCTTGTGCATGATCTAACAGAGCATAAATTGCACTATCTTTATGAAAGCAAGCACGTTGATAATGCAATGGAAGTTTGTATATATCATCTTCCATCATGTTGCGATGATATGGAATATCTTTCCAATACTTTTCTAAGGTTTTATTATCATCAACTGTAACATAGTGGATAATTTTATCTTTCCACTTTTTAAAACGATCTTTATTCTCTGCAAAGTATAATGGCTTTTCCTTTCCAGTAAATGTAATCGTAGCTTCATTGATAACAAAATAATCCACTACATCCCCTAGGATATTCATCCTAAGTTCTAGCAGATCAAGTTCATTATAAAAAGTAAATGTATCAAAAATTTTCATAAAACATATTCAAGAATAAACTTGCGTTGATCTTCCACATTTGTCCACTCACCAACTTGAAGATATTCATTTAATTTCACTTGACAGACTTTAATATCTGTACCCACAAGCATACTATAATTTAGATGCTCTGTCAACATTAAATCTGTACAGTAAAAATTTTGAACTTTATCACTACACAGTGCAGCAGCTACACAAAATGTTCCCACACCAGAATTTGCTAAATTTTTTGCTGACATTAGGGTTACAAAATCTTCAGCAACAGAAGAAGATTGAATAGTTACTTTTGGATTTTGTCTAAGAACTTCAACAATGGGATTGTTTTTATCGGGTTCGGTAACAACAATCGCTTTTTCAAAATTAGAAAGTAATTTGTTGTAAAAATCAAGAGGATTAGGAGTATACTGATGACCGTTAGGATGAACTTGGTCAAAAATATCTCCACTCCTAAGGTGAATAACAACAGTATCGTCAGATATAATTTTCTTGGGTGGCAATTTTAGATGTGGTGCAATGTATTCTTTACAAATCCTACGCATGTTGCGATAGATATGATCCCTAGGAAGATCAACTTCTTTATATATACCTTCCCAGTAGAAGAACTTTGATGATAGTTCTTGAGTGCCATATCCAAATGAAGTTTGATATTTTGAGATAATTTCATGATCAATACTTTCAAATTGTGTCATCAATACTTCAGCAACCATACATCCAACAGCACACTGCTGAATGTTATTACCAAGTCTTCCATACCAATGTGAAATTTTTACTGACATACAAACAAATTTCTTGCTTCAGCACCTTTAGAAATAAATGGTCCCCAGATTGTTTCTGGAATGACTGTTGGATCTACATACCAATCTTCATAAGGATTGTCACCATTACAAACATCAGCAGCAACCAATTCAAATCCTTTAGATTTCAAAAATTCTCTTGATAGTTCTCTTGCTTGAGGACCATCTTTATAGACATCTGTTTCGTATGTAATGACAGAAACTTTATATTCATCAAAAGGAATTCTAGTAAGAATTTTATAAGTTGTCATCGCAGGTTCACAGTCAAGTGAAAGATAATCAATCGTTTTATCTTTCCACCTACGACCATCCAGTTTCTTTAAAAACTCAAAGACAGTACCATCTGCATATTCACATTTGTTATGACGAATGGTATTGAATAGTTCAACCATTTCTTTGTTGATTTCAACAGAAATTCCTTTCCACATAAACATATCTTCTAAAAGAAAAGTATTATTAAATTCTACTGGATGATTAGCACCAACTTCAAGATACTTACCACTACGTTTTCCTTGAAGCATAGTCAAAACAAATAAATCTTGATATGCTTGAGAAAAATTTCTTTTAATTTTTTCAACCCCAGGGAAGTTGTTAATTAGGATATCACAATCCACATTGTAATTTGTATTCATCAGTCAACACTATAAATTTTTTTTAAAATTTGATTAGTAATCCATTTATAAGTTTTTAAAATTCCATCTTCCAATGTCATAGAATACTCCCAACCAAGTTTCTCACGGACAAGATCGTTGTTAGAATTACGTCCACGAACACCAAGAGGACCATCAATATGATTTTTTTCTACTTGTTTATTAGCAATTTTGGCAGCAGTATCTACCAACTGATTGATAGTTACCATTTCTTCAGAACCAATATTTACTGGTCCAATAAAATCCGAATCCATCATGCGACGAGTTGCCTCAATACATTCATCGATATAAAGGAATGAACGAGTTTGTTCACCATCTCCCCATACATCAATAGTTCCACCTTCTGCAGGAAGATATGCTACCTTACGACAGATTGCTGCTGGTGCTTTTTCACGTCCACCTTCCCAGGTTCCCTCTGGACCAAATATATTATGATAACGAGATACCCTAACAGGTATGCCATGATTCCTATGGTACGCAAAGTAAAGACGTTCCGAAAAAAGTTTCTCCCAACCATATTCAGAATCTGGTGCAGCAGGATAAGCGGATTCTTCACGGCAGTCAGGATTGTCAGGATCAAGTTGATTATGCTCTGGGTACATACATGCAGAACCAGAATAAAAGATCTTGGTCTTATTAATACCAAGTCTTTCATTCATTTGATGCTGCATCTCAAGAACGTTTAAGTTAATTGTTACAGAATTATGCATAATGTTTGCATCATTTTCACCAGTGAAAACAAATCCTGCGCCTCCCATATCAGCAGCAAACTGATAGATCTCATCAAATGCCTGAATATAACGATAGGGAACTGACTGATAGAAGTTTCCTCTATCACCTTTATATTCCAGAACACGACGAACAAAATCTACATCACGAAGATCCCCATGAACAAATTCATGTGCTTCAGTAGGAGAATACTCAGGGTTCTTTAGATCTACACCACGAACCCAATATCCTTCGGATCGTAGTCTTTTAACCATATGACTTCCAATAAAGCCACCTGCACCAAGAACTAGTGCTTTTTTAATATATTGAGTCATACTGAATGATAGAATAAAGTTTCTTTTGTATAGTTTTGGACAACCTCTTCTATGTAGTCGATCATTTCACTGGTAATAACTGGACTACATCCAAGGAAAAATACATTATCTAACACTTTAGATGCGTTAGGATAGTTTGATGCTGGTTCGATGTGACGATATCCAGGATGTGCAAGAATATTACCAGCAAAATAATTTCTTGTTTGAATACCACAACCCTCCAAATATTTAACAAGTTGTGGTTTACCGTCATCATATACAATAGGAACTCCAAACCAGGAGGTTTCGGCATGTTCTTTTTCTTCAATAACTCTTACACCAGGGATCTTAGAGAAGATCTCATGAAGTCGAGATTTGTTGATACGACGAATATCATGGATATCTATTTGTTTTTCCAACTGCACAAGACCAATAGACCCTTGCAAGTCTGCAGGTTTGAGGTTGTATCCTTGAACGCCAAAGACATACTTATGATCAATATCCTTATCGTACCCTTCTAACCAGCGGTCGAAGCGATTACCACAAACACCGTTAGGCAGTTTATTTTGGGATCCTACACAATAACATCCACGACCCCACCAGGCAAAAGATCTAGCAATCTGAACAATCTCTTCATTGTTAGAGGAAACCATTCCTCCTTCGATAGTGCTGATATGGTGAGCTGGGTAAAACGAACACGACGCTGCGACGGCATGTTTGGTAAGAAGATCACCTCTCCACTTACTACCAAGACTATCACAGTTATCAGCGATGTAATGAAGATTATACTGCTTGATAATATCAAAAAACTTATCAAAGTCGTAGGGATTTCCCAAGACAGGTGAAGAGAATACTGCTTTTGTTCTAGTCATAATCTTTTCACGAATCTGTTTTAGATCCCAATTCAAATCACTGTAATCAATATCTACAAAGATTGGTTTCAAACCATTCTGAATGATAGGATTAATTGTAGTTGGGAATCCACAAGCACAAACGATGATCTCATCACCATCTTGCCAGTCAAAGTATTTTTTTAGTGCAGCGATCATCACCAGGTTTGCAGAAGAACCTGAGTTAACCATCAAAGAATGTTTGAAATCAAACATCTTAGAAAATGCTCGTTCAAACTTATCGACTTCTTCACCAGCAGGCAACCACTTACCTTCTAGAAGAGTTGTAATTGCTGCAGCAACTTCACGTTCATCCCAGTAAGGACCAGAGTAAAAAATCTGATCCCCCTTCTTCCAATTCTTATTAGCAAGATAAGGAAAAAGGTTTTCACCTTCACGTTGCAGTTGCGAAATAAAATTTGTTACTTTTCCGTTTACAGACATAAATCTTTGACGATAAATTCTAATGAAAGTTTTGGTTCAAACCCAAGCATTTGAAGTTTCCTTGTGTCCATCCAGAAGTTTTCTGTCTGAACATTTTTATGAAACGCTGGCGGTTCCATATTCTCAATCTTACCTTTCGACTTTATATAGTGGTTAGCAAGATGAATGATTTCACCAACTGATGTTGGTTTACCAGATCCAATATTATAGATTTCGTTTAAATTACCACCATCAATTACAAGTTTAATTGCACGACAAACATCTTGAACGTGCATAATATCACGACAATGTGATCCGTGATTATAAAGTTTGATGTCATGATGAAGTTTGAGTTCATCAATCAACCAAGTAATAGCATTCTTTTTTCTAGATGCTTTTTGATCCCCAACACCAAGAACATTACAAAGGCGAAGAATGCGATATTTTATTCCGTATGTCTCTGCGAACGACATGATTAGTTGTTCTGCACAGCGTTTAGTAATGGAATAAAATCCTGTTGGTTCACAACGTGCATCTTCTTTTGCTGGAATATATGGTGTTTTACCATACACAAACCAAGAACTAATAAAATTGAAAGTAATGTCTTCAGATCTACAATGATCTAATACTTCACATAGAACTTTTAAATTAGTATCTACGTCTAGAGTAATTCTATCATGAACATTATAATTGTCAACTGTGGAGATAAAATATAAAATATTCTTTGTCTTGGGTTTGCGTTCATCACGTTGCATTTCTATGCAACCATCATACATTTTTTTAAAATTACCACCTACAAACCCAGTACCACCGTATAGAGAAATCATTGTTTCAAATACCAATCAACAGTCATTTTAAGTGCTTGATCAAAATCAAAATGTGGGATCCAACCAGTGTGTTGTGTAAGTTTTTCAAAACTCATACCATAACGTTTATCTTGTCCAGGACGATCTTGAGATACTTTAATTAAATTTTCTGGTTTACCAAGAATTTTTAAAATCTTTTTGGTAACATCAATGTTTTTTAATTCACAGTCCCCACCAATATTAAAACGATCATTCATAACACGCTGATCTTCAAGCATCCAAATAGCGCGGCAATGATCGTAAACATATAACCAGTCTCTAATCTGTTGCCCACCACCATACATATAAGTCACTTCATCCTTTAGTGTATTGAAAATTACCTTTGGAATAAGTTTTTCAATGTGCTGATGAGGACCATAATTATTGCTACAGTTAGTAATGAGATAAGGTAATCCGTAAGTGTTGTGCCATGTTCTGACATAATGATCGGAAGCTGCTTTACTGGCACTGTATGGATTCCTGGGATCATAAGGAGTTTCTTCTGTGAATAATTCTGTATCTTCGTATTCTAATGATCCATAGACTTCATCTGTGGAAATATGATGAAACTTCTGTATATCAATTGTTAAACTTGCATTTAAAAGATTGACTGTTCCAATTACATTTGTTTCTAAAAATGGTCTATAGTTTCTGATTGAATTATCAACATGACTTTCTGCAGCAAAGTGAAAAACTTTGCGTGGTTTATATTTTTTGAAGATATAATTTACATGATTTTCATTTGTGATATCGCACCAAACAAACTCAAACTGCGGATCTTCAGGAATAAACCGAAGATCCGCAGCGTAAGTTAAGTTGTCCAGCACAATAACTTTTTCATTCGTAACTTCCTTCATATAGTGAAGGAAGTTACTGCCGATAAAACCTGCGCCGCCAGTAACTAAAAACATCAGTCGTTATAATACACGTTATCAATTCTACCATAATCATCTTCCAATCTTACAACATCGTTCTCCTGGCATTGCCCATGTTGAACTTCAATAAAAAGAACTCCATTGTCACCAGCAGTCATGCGGTGACGGGAGTTAATTGCAATATGAAAATGTTTTCCAGGATAAACCCATTCAGTATATTCGTTTAATTGAACAATACCAGAACCCTGGACAATAATCCAGTGCTCTATTCGATAATTATGATACTGAAGTGAAAACCTTTGATTTGGATTTACATAAATTCGTTTGACTTTATGTGTTAGTCCTTTGTCAATAGTTTCATACCAACCCCAAGGTCTTTTCCTACGTACACATGTACAATCCATTTTCGTATAAGTAAATTCTCAAGCTCGCCACCAATTCTTTAACTGGAAATTGGAAACCAGGCGGAGAAAGAATTCCCCATCCGCACCACTTGCTCTTGAAAAAAGCAAGAAAACAATAGGGTCATAATTGACTCCACCACTTATTTTTTTAAAAAATTAAGAAAACAAATTTACCAGTTTTGCAATTTCGTTTATGGAGAAAAATCCACATAAGGTTAAAACGTCATAAAGTTTAAGTTTAATTGCAAACGGTATTATTAGAATACCACCAATACACTTGATAAGTAATCCATAACGAAAATCTCCCCATAACATAAGTTGATACCCAAGTATGAGGAGAATGTTGCCTAGGTATCGTAAAATACTAGATTTAGGCATTGGGTTGCTCCCGACCAGGGTTTTTATAGTCTCTCCATGACTTAGACTAAAACGCCCGCGTCCATTAGATCATATTCTAGATTATCAAGAATTACGTTGTAATCCTTTTCCGCATCGTCATAAAAATAAACATTGCGAGATTTGTAGTATTTACAAAGTTTTTCATAAAGTTTAGGATACATTTCATCAAGATAAACACTTCCTTTTACAGCAGAAGTAAGTTTTTTGATGTCTGTTTTGAACTTAGAAAAAAATGGACTGCGAGACATTTGTTGTTGTAAGTTTACTGTTTTAGTATAGAATGAAAAGGCACTTTTGTCAAGTGCCGAGTCCGAACGCTGAGATTTGAACTCAGATTATTCCGCTTCCCAAAAGCGGTGCCATGACCAAGTTAGGCGACGTTCGGTTATTCTTTGAAGTGTTCTATTCTATGACAGTTAGAACATAAGACTTCGCATTTACTAAGTTCTTTTAGAACATTCTTCCAAGATCTAAATCTTGCAATTTCAGAAAGATTATGGTACGAATAATTGCTATGCGATCTGCTTCATGATTGTTATCAGAAGATTTTTCACCTAATGCTTTACACCAAAGTTTCCACATTAACGAATTTCAAATTCAAGTTTTTTAACTTTTCGTTGACGTTTTGCCTCTTGAAAAGCGAGGTCATCTTGACTCAGTATACCAGAATTTTTTTTCTTTGTCAACCCTTCTATGATAACAATCTGCGAAAGATCTACTGCAGAAATTTTATCATTATAAATTGTTGCTTGATTTGGACATCCACAAACGATCCATTTTGAGGAGTTTGTTAACTCCTTGTTACAAGTTTTGCAACGTATTGTCAGTGTGTTTAAATTCATTTAAGGTTTTAAAATATTCTTTACTTGCAATTTTAAGAGTATATCCAGGATAGAATTTTTTTACAATACTACCAATACCCATTGTAGTAATGGCACTATCACAAAGTACCCATACAGTTTTTTCATTAGTGTCCACTACATGTGGAAGAGGAAATTTAGTTTTCATAAGTAAATGTTTTGTTTTTCACTTTAGTGTCAAATTCACCAGTACGTCCAGGTTTCATTTTGCCAACCTTAACATTTTTTCCTTTCCCTGGCCAAGATGTTTTAGAAGTTCCAGTAAGACTTGCACCACCCTTTCCTTTTTTTTGAACTAAAACGGAATCTTGATCATACTTAGCACCAAGTTTAGCAACTGCCTTTTTAAACTTTTTTTTACTTTTCTTTCCAGATGAAATTACATAAGACTTTTCAGAAACTTTTTTCTCATCTTTAGTGCCAGGATTTTCTGTATATCTTCCTTTTACTTTTGTTGGACCAGGAAGACCAGCACCACGAATGTCTTTTGTTAATTGCTTGGATCGTGCTTTGTTTTGAGACTTAGACTTATCACCTCTTTCGGCAGACATGATTGCCATGCCACCTTTGTCTGATTTAGATTTTACACGATTGAGTGAAGTCTCTTGAATACACTGACATTCTAGCATAAACTCAGCAAAATTTTTCATTTATTACTAATGCTTATACACCAATTTTATTTATTTATATGGGCGATGACGGGATTGAACCGCCTACATACTCGGTGTAAACGAGGCACTCTACCGCTGAGTTAATCGCCCAAGCTCCACAACCTGGATTCGAACCAGGGACAAAGTGATTAACAGTCACCGACTCTACCGCTGAGCTATTGTGGAATAAAGAAAGTTACTGGACTTACACCAGTTACGAGGGCATTATCTGCTTGTCTTGATTCTTTGACTTAACTTCCTTTCAAAGACCACTCAAAAAATGAGTGATCTAACTCAACCTATGAGTAGTTTATCAGAACTTGATACCTAGACCAGTTGTAAATACTGGACTATAAGTTCCATTGGAACCACCATAGCTATTGGTAGCATTGGTAGTGGGAAACTTAACATCAGCAAAACCAACCAGAGAATCTGTAATGCGACTTTCAACACCCAGAGCAAACACAACTTGACCCTGTGAACCAACAGCAGACTGATAGTTAGAAGAAGTATTGTTTACGAAAGGAACTTGATAACCAACACCACCATAAACATTTGCACGACTTACTTTAGTTCCATTAGCAAGAGTCTTGCGTGAGATGGAGTAATCATAAGTAGCAAGTGCTCCACCAGCAGCACCAATCTGTCCAGCAGGACTACCGACAAAGTTAGCATAAGGACGAACTGAAACATCATTACTCCAAACAGTCGCCACAGGGAAACGCGCTTGAACAGTAGCACCAGAAACAGTTCGGTTAGCACCATAACCATTACCATCAGTACCTTGCTTATTTACAAGAACACCAACACCAACATACTGACCAACTCCTTGTGCCTTACGAGCGGCAGCAACTTCAAGAGTCCTTACACGAACATTAGTAGCAGCAAGTTGCTTAGAGAACTCAGCACGAAGAGCAGCAGCAGTGCGGGCATCTTCAGCACTGGAGAACTCGGAAATGCGATCCAGGCAAGCATTCGTCAGAGCAGCCAGCTCAGCACGAGTAGCATCCTGAGCAGGCTTTAAAGTACCATTAGGATATCCAACAAGACAACCGTAACGAGCATTTAGATTGGTAATTGCCTGATATGCCCAGTTAGTGGGGGAAACATCAGAGAATTGTCCAGCAAATGCAGGAACAGTCATTGCAGAAACAGCAACTGCACTAGCAACAATAGATTTGATTTTCATAAGAATGTATTAAAAAATTACAAATACAAGATTTATTTAGTGCCCAATTTTTTGGGCAAGCGAAATAGGAGATTTGAACTCCTGACGTTCTGCTTGGAAGGCAGACATTCTACCGCTGAATTAATTTCGCAAATGTCGGTGAGAGGACTTGAACCTCCACGAACTAGTCACTGGAACCTAAACCCAGCGCGTCTACCATTCCGCCACACCGACAAAAAAGGGACTTACAAATTTCTCATGCCTGTTGCACTTCCTTCACACTTGAACATTATAGCATGGTTCCCCAAATCTGTAAAGACCTTCTTGGATATGGTGCAATAGAAGACAAATGAGTTATAGAATGGTTTTCTTCTTCTGTATTTATTACTAATGTGCCTGGTTCAGGACAAATAACGTGTAAGTTTTCCTCTTTGTCTTCCCATAGAAATAATCCACCCCACTTATTATTCCATTCATTCAAATATAATGTTGCACCAAATTTATAATTAGCATCACTATGCCATCGGATGCCAGAATTTTTAAGAAACACATTATAATTCATGGTAATTTTGTCTGCTTCTGGAAGCAACTTCAACAATTCAGTTTTTATTTTTCTTTCTGTAAAGGAAGAAACATCAGCAGAAAGACAAACTCCATGAAAATCATCTCCAAGTAATTCTTTATTCCATGTGGTTTGATTAATGGACCATGCACGACTAGGAAGCAACTTATCTATTTCATCGTTGCATAATGAAATCAATTCTTTTCTAAGGGAGTTCTTTATAAGTTTCATTTGGATTTCTAAAATATCCATCTGAGTTACAATAGCAACTGGGTGGTATAGTACTGATATAATTTTCCTTAGTAAAGGAACGTCTCAGGTAGGATTCGAACCTACGACTCACGCTTTAGAAGAGCGTTACTCTAGTCCACTGAGTTACTGAGACACGTACCATGGAGCAGTTAGTCTAATCTCACCTCCCAATGCCTTACAGTCTTTAGTATAGCACACATTTTCGTCAACCGGTTTTTCGCTGTATCTGGGTTTGTATTTCCTGTCATAATCAGAAATAATACGATCATACTCCGGAGTTATATCATTTATTGCTCGATCTACATCTCTACCAATTCTTCTCTGAAGTTTTTCATCATCTTTGATTATAAACTCATTCAATATGGTTTGAGGAAAATATTTTCTTTGTATCTCATCTAAAATATCCCATAGATTATTTTCAGATATCTTAGTGCATTGCGAGAGGGTTGCTATCACTGCTGTCAATACAACTCCGATGATAGCATACTGTTTTATATCTGGTTTCTTCTTGCCAAAATTAAAGTTAACCACAAAGGGGGAAGATATATTCCCCCATATTTATTCAGTTAGGCATCTACTTCAGTAAGAACCATTTTCTTTGCATAGTTATATGCAAAGTCAGTTCTTGCTCCATGATGTCCCCAACGAATCCACTTACTAGCATAATACATGTACTGGTCAATAGATTTACCAGGAGTTTTCATTCTTGGTTCAATCATTTTCCAGTCACCCTCATACAACATATAGTTGAGTTGAGTGTCAAGTGTGGAAGCACTGGCACCCATACGGGCAGCATGTCTTCCTAAACCATTATATCTTGCAGAATCGGTCCACTGAATTAATCCGTAACCACCGCTTCCACATCCTTGGTAGGAAACTCTAGACCCACCCTCACAGATATTAGGAACAAAATCTGATTCCTGTTTGATATTGCCCATGATTGTTGCTAGAGCATTCTTATCTTTGATTCCTTGTTTTTGTAAGTAACTCAAAGCATAAGTTTCTGTTTGATTACACCCTTTACATTTCCAAATCTTTTCTTTATTTTCGACCTTCGTTTCTGTAATGTTTAGTTTTTCAGATTTGGTGTCTTTCTGATTTGAGAAGTCTTGAACTGTGAGTTCTAAACTTTCTTTCTCAGGAACTGGTGGAGCACTCACTGGTATTAAGAGTGGTGACTGAAACGCAGTTAAGACTGAAAGGGTAGCAATTGTTGATAGTAGCATTAAGTTTAATAGAATTCTACATCCCAATAGAGAAAGCACACTTCCCTTTTTTCAAAGGGCAATCTCCTGGGCTCTAATTTTCACATCAAAATCTCATGATGTAACCGCTGTAAGGCGATGTTTCATTATAAGTGATTATTTATCTTTTGTCAAGACTTCTATGTCAACCTTCTGGTTCATTTTCAATAATCCAATTTTTTAAATTGGTAATATATTCTCTAAGAAGATTTGATTGAGATAAATGAAAAGAATTTTTAGTTTCTAAATACAATTTAGTGTGCAAATCTATTGCATCTAAGCATTTTTTTATAACAGGGTTCCATGGTTCTCTAAAGGGAGTATTCCATTCGCGTAACATTTTACTGTTTTAAACTTTATTTAAAAATTCTTCCCCAACCAGTCTTATCCTTACCATTCTCTAACCATCTATAAGTTAAGTCAGACTTCTTATATACAGCACCTTTGCCATTATAAACATCACCCGTATAACCATCATTGAGTGACCCATAAGGATCATTTACAACATAGTCACCACTCTGTGTCTTACCAATCACTACAACCATGTGGCCGCCCGTAGGATTAGATAAAGAACCACGATGTAGAATGCCAATCACTACTGGTCTTTGATTTGCTATTTCACGATCAAGATCAGCAAAAGAAAGATTGTAACTAAAGTGTGATTTAACCCCATATGAATTCAACACATTAGTTTGAACCGAATGGTCAGTTGTATCACCGATGGCAAATACTTTTCTAATATAGGCATCATCTCCTTGTGCTCCTTTAAGAATTCCAGAGTTTTCCCTCTGCCTTTCTTCTACGTGCCAGACCTGCTTCTGCATTTGAACCAGGATTACGATAAAGATAAAGAGCATCAGGAACTTTATCCCATTCTTTATTTTTTAATCTCGCAGTGATTGAACTAAAATTTCCAGATCCATAAAAACCAGCTCCAAGATTGTAAGCAAAACTAAGAAGAGCACCACGTTTTCCATCTGTCATCTCACTCCAATAAGGTATTTTTGAAAGTGTAGGAAGAAACTCATTTTTAATTTGATTTATCAAAAGATCATCAGCAACTTTTTGTGATATCTTTTGACCCAGTTTAAATGGTTTTCCATTCAAATCTCTAGTGCTTCCCCAACCAATAGTAATCGGAAGATGTCCAGACAGAGGATCTGGATATGCCTGCAAATGACAACCTTCAAACTCTTTAATAAGATCTACTCCTTTTGCAGGTACATCATACTTGCTTCCAGAAGGAGTAGAGTTTTCTACTTTTTTACATCAAAGATTCTGCCCCATCCGTCATTACCATTAGGACACCAGCGAGCAGATAGATCTGATTTCTTATAGATAGCACCTTTGCCATTATAAACATCACCCGTATAACCATCATTGAGTGACCCATAAGGATCATTTACAACATAGTCACCACTCTGTGTCTTACCAATCACTACAACCATGTGGCCGCCCGTAGGATAAGACAAAGAACCACGATGTAGGATGCCAATAACAACAGGTTTGCCAGCACTAAGACTTTTATCAAGATCAGCAAAAGAAAGATTATAACTAAAACTTGACTGAATTCCATAACTTGCGAGAACTTTTGTCTGCACAGAATGGTCAGTTGTATCACCGATGGCAAATACTTTTCTAATATAGGCATCATCTCCTTGTGCTCCTTTAAGAGTTCCGGGTTTGAAATACTCAAGACACATCGCACAGGCAGAGGAATTACAAGTGCGTTCTGCATTTGTATAGTTATCTGTCTGTGGATAGTAAGGCACATCAAGAATAGATGGATTTACTGGTTTGCTTGGTTTAGTTCTATAAATCCTAACCCAATTTGAGGTGTCATCAATCAATAGAGAATCTGTTAGATCCTTTTCCAGTTGCTCTACACCAGCAACATGCTTAGGATTTTTTTCATCGTAATGCTTAAAGAAGTTATGTAAATCAATTTTCATTTTTTATCTCCAAATAAGTTTATGTAATACTCTGCATCCACAACCACTAATGGGTTTTTGTTATTCTTTTTTATAAACAAAACGGGCTCATACTCGCCACAATTTGCACATGCTTGAGAGTAAGCATCCCAGATATTTAGCTTCTCGACATTTTTACATTCTATACTATGAGGAAACTTAGATCTGGCAGCACGAGCCATGATAAGATCTTCTCCACCAGCACCCATACTACGACTTTCAATATCTTCAGGATGTACTTCAAGGTGCTCAATCAATTGATCACGAACCCATTGTTGCAATCTTCTGCCTTTAGCTTTAGCCGAACTTGGGTTCATAATAAAATACCTCCATATGGAGGTATTTATCTATTCAGTTAAACCAGGGGGGTTGGTAGTATTTTTGTTTCATTGCTCCCAGAAACCACGCTTCCGACAGATCTCTTGGTCCCTCCCGAAGAATTCGTTTGTTGTACTCCAAGAGTTTTTTGTATTTCAGTGCCTTCTCTTTCCACTCTTCCATTACAACTGAAATCCAGCAAAGGTATTGTTCTTCATATCTTGTTTGATGCCACCAACCAAATAACTTTCAACTTCCGTTTCTTGTGGAGCAACTTGAAGACCTTTAGAAGAGATCCAATGTTCAGTCCAAGGAAGTGGATTATTTTTAGAAGAAATATCATAAATTGATTTCAATCCAATCGCTTTCATACGACGATTGGCAATCCATTCAACATAAGAACTGAGAAGTTTTTGATTCAATCCAATCATTGATCCATCCTGGAACAAATATTCTGCCCATTCTTTTTCTTGATCAACTGCTTTCCTAAACATTGCAACAATATTTTCTTCTTCCTCTTCAACAATCCTTTCCATATCAGGATCATCACCTTCTTTCCACTTGTTCAAAATATTCTGAGTAAGAACAAGATGTTGATTTTCGTCACGAGCAATAAGTGAGATTATCTTTGCAGATCCTTCCATTACTTTCAGTTCACCAAAAGCAAAAGAACATGCAAAAGAAACATAAAAACGAATACCCTCAAGAATGTTAACGTTAGCAACTGCTCTATAAAGTTTACGCTTTAGTTCATACAATTCATCCGTAGCAGAAGGAACTCCTTCATTTACAAACTTCCATTGATTACTACTATCATATGCATGAGCAGCATTGATGAAATCATCATACGCTTCAGTTACAGACCTAGCACGATCTAAGATCTTTTGATCATTTAAAATTGTGTCAAAAACTTCAGAAGGATTTGCATATATATTTTTTATGATGTAAGTATAAGAACGACTATGGATCATCTCCATAAACTCCCATACTTTCATAGCACCTTCCAGTTCTGGTAGTGAACAGTATGGAGCAAATGCCATACTAGGTCCACGACCTTGAATACTATCAAGAAGAACTTGATACTTTAAATTGGAAGTAAAAATATGTTTTTGTTCTTGTCGTAGTGTCTGGTAGTCACTACGATCTTTTTGTAAGGATATTTCTTCTGGACGCCAAAAATAACTAAGTTGTTGATTAGTTAGTTTTTCAAATACTGGATACTTATAAGTATCATATCTTTGAATACCTAATGGTTGTCCAAAGAACATTGGTTCCTTTTTTATGTCAACTTGAGCATCATTAAAAACGGTCATTCCGTTGATGGCCATTTTTTTCGTTTGCGGTGGGTTAATTCTAAAGTTATTAGATTTTACACGTTTCGCAGTCTTCTTCATTTTCATTTAAAAGTTCAAATATTAGTGAATTGATATCAGATTTATTATCCATTTCATCACCTTTACTATCATAAGTATTTTGATAGTAACTAGTTTTCCAACCATATTTGTATGTAGTCAGAAAATCTTGTGCCATTACCGACACAGGTACTTCATTATCGGCATAATGCTCTGGATTATATGACCAGTTACCCGAGATTGCCTGATCAAAGAATTTTTGCATAACAGCAACAGTATTGATATAACCACGATTGCTAGGCATATCCCAAAGAAGCGTATAGTTGTTTTTAAGAGTTTGATACTGTGGAACAATTTGCTTAAGTGGACCTTTCTTGGATTTCTTAATGGACAAGAATCCTCTAGGTGGTTCAATTCCATTTGTTGCATTTGACACAACGGAACTGCTCTCCGAAGGCATTTGTGCCGACAATGTTGAGTGCCGGAGACCGTGTTCCAAAATAGATGCCCTAAGAGATTCCCAATCATGGTTGTAAGGAATACAAGCAATTTCATCTACATTTTTTTTATATGTATCAATTGGTAACATTCCATCAGCATATTTGGTATTTGTGAATAGCGAACATGGACCCTTTTCTTTTGATAATTGATTAGAAGATTTCAATAAAAAGTATTGGAAACTTTCGGAAAGTCCATGAATAGCATTCCATGCTTCTTGACTGTCATACTTGTATCCAAGTTTAGCCAAATAATGTGCTAGACCAATAAATCCAATACCAAGAGATCTACGTGCTTTGGTTCCTTTTTCAGCAGCAATAATTGGATACTGTTGATAATCAATTAATTCTTCAAGAGCACGTACAGACAAGTCACAAAGATTTTCTAACTCTTCATCGGATTTTATTTTACCAACATTAATTGCAGAAAGAATACAAAGTGCAATTTCACCTTCACCATCAATGTGTTGAAGTGGTTTAGTAGGAAGAGTAATTTCTTGACACAAATTACTCATCTCAATTTTATCCTTAAAAGAAGAATGTGAATTGCAATGATCAATATTCATGATATAGATACGACCTGTCTCAGCACGTTCTTTCAGGAGACTAAGAATGAGTTCCTGTGCCTTAACAGTTTTCGACGGAATATACGAATTGTTCTCGTATTGGACATATAACTCGTCAAACTTGTCTGTTCCGAAAGCATCATACAAACCAGGAACATTGTGTGGGGAGAAAAGCGTGATCTCACCATCTTGAATAAATCTTTCATAAAAAAGTTTACTAAGTTGAATACTATAATCTAGTTTACGGACACGATTGTCTTCAGTTCCCTTGTTATTTTTTAATACTAAGATGTCTTGGATTTCTTGGTGCCAAATTGGGAAGTGGACTGTCGCGCTTCCGCCTCGTATGCCGTTTTGCGTACAGCATCGCACAGTTGACTCAAACTTTTTGAGAAACGGAACAACGCCAGTATGCTGAACTTCTCCGCCTCGGATCTTACTGTTGATGCCACGGATGCGACCTGCGTTGATACCGATACCCGCTCTTTGAGAAACATATCTCCCAATAGCCATATCACTGCTAAAGATGCTATTGAGGGTGTCATCAACATCAATAAGAACACAGCTAGCGAATTGTCTAAGTGGCGTCCTAACTCCTGCCATAATGGGGGTAGGAATGTTGATTCTGTGTTTGCTGATTGCGTCGTAGTATCGTTTGACATATGACAATCTTGTTTCATAAGGATATTCTGCAAAGATCGTCATTGAAATTAACATATACATGAACTGTGGTAGTTCAAAAATCTTACCAGAATTTCTATCCTGTACAAGATACTTATCAACAACCTGTCGTAGTCCAGCATATGTAAACAAATAATCACGATCATGATTGATAAAAGTATCAATCTTATCTATTTCTGCTTTGGTATATTTAGAAAGAATTTCTTTATCATATACGCCAGAAGCAACACATTTGTGGATATGATCTTTTAAAGAAATAATTTCCTTTATTCTTCCACAAAACTGCTTTCTAATCGCAAATAGAAGCAATCTTGCTGCTACAAATTGATAGTTTGGAGTTTCCAAATCAATCAAATCTGAAGCACTACGAATCAAGATTTCTTGAACTTCTCCCGTAGTAATGCCATCGTAGAACTGAATACCGGAATTAATTTCTACTTGCGATGCAGAAACACCTGCAATGTCTTTGCAGGCTTCTTCTACCATCACATGTAGTTTATCGAGGTTCAGACCTTCAATAGAACCGTCTCGTTTTTTGACTGTTATTCCGTTGCTCATTCTTCTTCCAGTTAGTGAATTTTAGTTTTGCTTCTAGACCTGAGTAAGTATTTAATTTTACCACGTCTTGAATATTATGTCCAGACAGAACCATATCGTTTATGTCCTTTTCACTTATTGATGATGGCCAAATAACAATCTTTTGTCCAGTTTCAATAGTGTGGGAAATTCTTGATACAATTTCTGTATTGCGTGGTTCGTTATCATATATGTAAACACAATCACTGATACCCCACAATACAGGATTAGCATCAGCTCCACACATTGCAATTGAATTTTCGATAAACGTGCTGTCAAATGGACCTTCCGTAATATAAACTGTCTCATCTTTATTTACAGTATCAAGTCCATAAGCTTTGGGAGCATCTTCATCAAGCATAACAGTAAGATATTTGGGTTGTGCCCAAGGATCAAGACTTCTACCCTGAAAACCTATAAGTTGCTTTTCTTCATTATAAAGGGGAATGATAATTCTCGCATGATCATTACGAATATCATTAAATGTGTGTTTGAGTTTATTTGTAAACTCTTTAAATTTTTCTGCGTAGAAAAATTTTGTAGGATTGATTTTTCTTTTTTTTAGGTAATCACTTGATCTTGGATTTTCGGATGCTTGTGGTAGATTTACTTTTGTCTTCTTTATAAAGACTGGTTGTTTAAACTCAAACTTTGGTTCTGGTGTGTTAGTGGATCTGCCAGTTAATCCTTCTTTATATCTTTCTAAAAGATATTGGTCGTATAAAGACTGATCAATATCTTTTAGAAAATATGTAAAAGATTTTGAAACTCCACAATTATGACACTTAAAGTTGTAATCCGATTTACACTGATAGAAATACCCCCTTGTCTTATTTGTATTCCTTTGAGAATCTCCACAATAAGGACATCTAAAGTTGTATAAATTTTCCTTTTTCTTAGTAAATTTTTGTAATCTTGAAGAAATCAAACAGATGTACTTGACATCAACATAACTCATTTTTTAATGTTTTCAGGATTTGGAACATACCTAGGTTCCATTCTATACTCCAATTCGCCTGGTGTCAACCACCCAGAAGCAACAGTTGAAATTGCTCCAACCAATACAGCACCAAAAACTCCGATACCAATGGTCATCCATTTAATTTTTTTGATCTCTTCAACCTTTATACTAATCTCATCAATTCTAGCACTTAGATCAATATCTTCTGCGTCAAGATCATGCTTCATTTCTTTTAGCATAGAAATAATAATACTATCACTCTTTGATGCCTGCTCTATTCTTTCATCATGAACGGCAAGCATTTTTGAAACGTTTTCAACAACATCCTTCATTACTTGGATGGCATCTTCAACTTTTTCAATCAATCTTTCTTGGGTTATACTTTTTTGTTCCAAGACAGCTATTCTAGTTTTTGTGTCGTTGTTTGTTAACATCTCTTAGTTCTCCTAGACGTTTGCGATAAAAAAGATTCAATTTTTTACCATACTTACGTCGCAAATCCATAACAGGATCGAAACCTGCAACAGGTTTTTCCGCAGATGAACTAAATCCTGGTTTGCTAGTGCCACCAGGATCGGTAGACATAATATCTTCTCTAATAATATTTATGATACGGTTCAATTTAGAAAAATCCATTAGATTGAACTAAGTATTCTGTGACATTCATCATGAATTAAAATATCATCTAATCCTGATTTAGGGTAATCTGGGATTTTATTTAAAAAAATTAAAAATGTTTTTATAATAGACCAGTATTCCTTTTCAATTTTAAAAAACAAAAGAGGAACCGTTGCTTCACCAAAAACATTGAAGCAAATTATCAAGTGGTTTAAAATCAAATGGTGCCTCAGTTCATTCTGCTCAAGATATTTCTTTAGCAATCTCTTGATATATTTGAAGCGTTTCAAATCCTCTTCAAACTCTTCCATAGTGGAAGTATGAGGGTTTTCATAATGCTTTATGGCGAATAGAAGATGGTTATCTTCATTCAATTCATCAAATATCATCTAAAATTATTTAAGTGTTAGTGTGGTTGTTCCGATGCCTACGCCTCTTACAGCATTAGGATATGTGCTAACTCCAGCAATACCACCGCCAAAGAATGTTCCTGCACCGCCAACATTTCTAATCATGTTAGAAGTGAAAGTTTTTTCTGCAGTTGTGTTTTGGAAGTCTGTGATTGTTCCTACCACGTTACCTGCAACATGGATGTTTAAAATAGTTCCAATACCTAGATTGGTTGTAAATCTGAAAGCAATTATATTACCAATTTGACCATTGAAGTTCTTCATCATGGTATAACCATAACCAGTATCAGAACCTGATGTACGAGTTCCGAAATAAACTGGAATTTCAACGTTTGGTGTCATCGATACAGCAGTACCAACAGCAAACGAAGTTCCTGCACCAGTTGTTGCTCTAATGTTTACAGTAGCACCAGCAGAACAGAATACTGGTTCATTCCAAACAACATGGACAAATCCAGTACTAATTCCTGTAGTTGATGCTCCACCAGCTCTAACAATTCTATCAGTGCCACCAGCACCGATGCTGATTGGTGATGCAACGTTTGGATCTTCAAAGAAGACAGCAACCGGTGTAGCAGCACCTAGTCCAGTAATTCTGCTTCCGTTTGGATTTCTTGTAGTGCAAAGTCCCGAAACATGAACTAAAACTTCATCATAATATGAAGTAGAAAGTCCAGAATATATTTTATCACCATAATGTCTATATACCCATCCTCTTTCATCTGCAAAACAATTATGAGGTGTTCTATTTCTATCCACATCAATTAGATGCTTAGGAACATTATAATAATTAGCAGCATATTCACCTTGAGTTGAAATTCCCCAAATTGCCATCTTCTGTTTTCCCTATCGGTTTTGCTTGAAATATTTATAAAAATACCACAACCGAAGTTGTGGCAAAGTTGGTTTGTTTATTTATTTACTTTTTAATATAATTTTTAAGTAATGTGAAATAAAATCTATTATTCCATTTTCTTTAAACCGCTTTGTTTTTGCTAACCATTCAGAAAATGACAACAATAGACCAAATATGATCGTAAATCCCCAGTTTGTAACTAGGCAAGTAATCATGCTTGTGGTGAGAATAGTTTCTCTTTAACTAATGTAAGAACAAAATCGTCAATCGAGTTGTCGGTTGTTCTTACATACTTGGTTAGAAGATCAACAACCAACTGCTTTACAGCAGGATGTGTTGCGATTGTGATTAGTAGTGGTTTTACCACTGCAACTATTACGTTCATGATACCCTCTTATAGTTTGAAATATAATTCTAAATTATTTATCTTTTACAGATCCATACCTGGGATCATTTTTTAGATTTTTTTCCGACCAGGATATGTAATAGAAGCACTACCAGGCATTACTTGATTTACAGCATCTACGGTACTTTGATTTTTTTTATTGATATCTGTTACTGCCCTTTGTGCAGCACCAGTTGGACTTGATGCATTATCAAGCGCCTTATTGATTGTTGGTCCAATGAACTTTTTGGCAAGATATGGTAATGCAGAAGCTCCGGCGGCAAGAGCTGCCCAACCCAAAGCGCCTTCGTTGGTTATATTGGTATTTGCTTCTTTCGCTTTTTTACGAATTGTAGCAAAGTAAACTTCCTTACCCTTCTCAGTGCCATATTGCTTCTTCATAGAAGATTTCATGCCAGAAGGATCATACCTTTTTTTTAGATTTTTTTCCTTCTGCATATCACTAGAAGTCATTTCTCTTTCAGAAATCTCTCCACCTTCTGGTTCATAATGTGCTTGCTGAAGAGTTGGCAGTTTTGCTCCAGTCGTTTTTGGTTCTTGACCTTTTGGATATACTAATTTACCACCACCCAATCCAGATCCAGGTTTCATTACTGGACCAGTTGTAATTTGCTCAGTCTTTAACTCTGGATTAATCGTGATTTTATTTTTAATACCTCTTTTAGGTTTTATAGAATTATCAGATTCACATCCTTCTTCATCAAGAATTTTAAAATCGGATCTCCAACTGGAGTGTTCCTTTTTCATTTCTTTGTAACGTTTTGCAGTAACAAGTTTTTTTCCACCCATCTGGTCCTTACCAGTTGCACCAGCAATTACATCTCCTCTAGTAACTTTACCATAAGGAGGATAATTGTTTGCTAGATTTCCGTCGCCTTTCTTTTCCTCAAGATGAGGACGACGAAGATCTTCAAAAGACTGCTCCCAAATGTTCATTGGATAAATTTATACTTTTCTGTATTTATTTATTGTAACAAGTAAGTATCGTAATCAAGTTTTACTTCAGTAATCCAAGATCTAAAAGTATTATTATTCTCATCAAGACAAATGATATGATTTGCTCCACGCCTTATAATAACACCAGAAGATTTTTTAGTTTCTACAAGTTTACCTTCTCTAAAAATATCACCAGCAATATATTGTTCTCTAATAGATCTTTCATCTACAGGAATAATATTCATCATCACATAACGATATAATTCCCCATTCTGCTCTAATGCAAGTTTGGCAATCTCTTGTGCTCTACTTTTTCGTACTATAATATTGATTGCATTGTATCCACTTTCATAAATGGACTGTAGGACATCATAAATTGTTTCTGCATTAACATCGTCAATAATAATATCACCAAAAGTTTCTTTTAGTTTGGCGATATCTGCATCTCTACTTGGGAAGATATAATAAGGAGAACCTTGAGCAGTTTCTTCTACAGCTGCTAAGATATTATTAGTAACTTCATCACTGTCAAACTTATCAAAAGCAATTGTTAATGGCTCCTTACGTGCCATTGCATCAAATTCTTGTCTATCTTGTTGATTTTGAACTACTTTCTGCAGTTTTTCATAGTCTGCTGTTCGTGCAGTAGTTGTAGAAGTTGTAGAAGTTTCAGATCCATTCGTTTTATTCGCTTTGCCACTTCCAGAATTTGCTGCCGATTGGGAAGATTTTTCTCCATCTTTATCATCACCCTGTCTTGGGGTGAGCATCTTAAGTTGACCCCTTACAGTTTTAGCTTTTAACGCTCCTTGTTTATCGTACCAATCACCGTGCCCGTTTCCTACCAACCCCAAACGCTTTGCTTGCTGCGATGCTTGGGTGTTTCGTGCTTCTAGAATGAATTGGTTGAACTGCTTCACTAATTTTTTGATAGATTTGAGTTTTATTCTTCTCAATAAACGCTAGTCCTAGCGTTTTATGTTGTAAATATTTAGTTTTGTTTTCTTTGTAGTTTTCAATAGACGCTAAATAAAATCGCATAAAATCTTCAATTTCACGCTTCATAATTTGCTTCCGTCTTCTTAAAGATTTATATGAAGTAATTAGTTCATCTATAAGTTGGTTCATGATACTGGTTCAATTCTAATAACTGCTTCGTTCAATCTAACACCTGAAGGATCTGTTCCACGACCTTTTAATCTAATATCGACATAAGTTTTATCAGCAATTTCATTCACCAATTTATCATCTATTGGTTTTAACTCCCGTTCATTTAAAATATAGTTTGCAGTTTTATCATTAGATTTTCCAAAAAGCGATTCACCAGTCAAGGATTCTCTTACAAGTTCTCGTTTAAATACTAAAAATAATTTATCTCCTTCAGGATTTTTTCTTGAACCTAAAATACCTTGAAGTCGTTCATTTAAACCACCTGATCTTTTTGCTTGATCAAGAATTGCTTTAATTACTGGTTGAGGTTGTTTCTTTGGACCTTCACCTAAAGTTTGAGATAATTCATCAAGAACCATAGCAACTTTTTTTACTTCTGCTGCACCCATCCCTCCTGCTATTGCAACTTTAAATAAAACATTGTTTAATACATTTACTGTTCCTTGAATTCCAGAACTAGAAAGTTGATATGCATCACCCCATTTTAATGAACACTTAAGTTTCATTCCATTTTTTATACACAAGACATCTGTTTTTGGTTCTGGACTAGAACCACCAAGTTGTCTAAATGATTTATAAAATTGTTGAGGATTATATGGTTCAATTTTATCAATCATTACATTAGCAGCTGATTGAACTGCCCCTTCTATTGGTTGAAATGATAATTTACGAATTTCATTTTGTTCGCCAAGGGTAGGATTAATAATCCTATTATATGCTGCAAGCATAATAGCATATTCAAATTGCTTTCCCCTGTCGATTGCCATAAAAATCCCCCTTCTCCAGATATTTAGAGAAGGGGTTTCTTTCCATTCCAGTATTCAACAATAGGATGCTGTGATACATTCAACTCATGATTTTTTGGTTGTTGATGAAGTATTGCTAGAGCATGATCTTCTCGTAATACTAAACTATTTTCCTGATTGGTTTTACATCCATCTCGATAAGAATAACAAATACTTGGTATATGAGTTCTTTCTATTCTTTCATTGTGATAAAAATCATCTGTACCATGATACTTTTTAACGTATGTTTTTGGATCTTTCATCCAATATTCATAAATTGAAGTGTTATTTTTCCACATCATAACACTAGAATTGAACATGGATTTGGTAGGATATTTTGCTTTATGCATAACTCCTTTCCACTTAGAATAAATTAATGAAAATTTATCATTGCAATTTAAAATAGAACTTATATCTCCATGAATAATAACATCAAGATCAAAGAATATTTTTCTATCAAATTCACTTAGTTCTGGAGCAACAAACAAACATAGTTTATACCATGCTGCCCACCAATTTTGCCATGTTAAGTATTCAGATACGTCAATAAAAACTATATCAATACCATCAATAATTCCATCAACATTATCTGTAAAACAGAAAAATGGTGCATCAGTTTGGTGACGCACCATAGTATAAAGTTTGTTTACATAATCTGAACCAAACTTATCGCCAATTTTTAGACATGTAATACAATAATTATCGATCATCTGCTGTTCGATTTTCCGAATAGTAAGCATCAAAGGTTCCTTCAGGATAACGCTTTGAAAGTTTTTTGATATTCATATCAGTCAATTCTTCCAATGAAATATCAAGAGCAAGACATGCTTGAGCAACATACCAAATAATATCACCAAGTTCAATCTTCAAATACTCAAGATTATCTTCATTAGCAGGTTTGCCTTGAAAAATAATTTTTTTTACAATTTCCATAAACTCTCCTGCTTCTGCTGAAATTCCAACTGCACCAGTAAGAAGACGATGAATTTCTAAACCACCATCTTCAAGTTCTTGAATACGAGCAACAAATGCATCTTTATTACTAGAAGCAGGACTAGTTACTTCAGAAACAAACTTTTTATATTTTTCAAATGCCATTAGAATTTAAAATCATTGAATTTAGCTTTAGATGATTTATCATCACCCGTATTATTATACTCCGCATCATCTCCTTTGTCAAGAATATTATCTTGAGCTTTTTGTTCGCAATCGTAAAGACGCATCTTAGCACGATCAATACCAACAACAAATCTCTTGTTAATAGTAGGATCATTATATCTATTCTTCAATTGTTTCACCATAATCTGTCCCAACTGCTCCAATTCTTCACTACTAATCAAAGCAAACATCAAGTCAGCAGTAGCAGGAAGACCAAAACTTTCTGAAGTATCCGTTAGATTTGGATCGGAACTTGTAGATCCACTTCTAGTGGTTTGAGTAGCAGAGACAATAGGCAAATTAAATTCAACTGCCAAACCCCGTAATTCTTCAGCAATCGCTTTGATATAAGAATAAGAATTGACATTGACTGCAGAACGATACCTAGAAGAAGAACAAATATTTAAATAGTCAACAAAAATAATATCTGGTCTAAATGATTTCTTTAGTGATAATTCATTTAGAAGTGATCTAAAATGTCCAACATGTGCAGATGCTGTAGGATATTCTTTTACGATCAACTTCCCGTTAGTACGTGAACTGAGTGCATTGATTTTTTTAAAGAATGTGTTTTTTGGCAATTGACTAATTTCCCCAATGTTAGTATTGAGAAGATTTGCGTCAATTCTTTCTGCAATCTTTTCTTCTGCCATTTCAAGTGTAATGTATAAAACATTTTTTCCTGCAACAAGAACGCTGGAAGCAAAATGGCACATAAAAAGAGACTTACCTACACCAGTACCAGCAAGCGCGATATTAAGAGTTTTGTTAGAAATACCACCAGCAGTAATCTTATTGAAGTATTCAAGATCAAATGGGATTTTACTTTCAACCTTATGATAATATGCATAGCGATCTTGGTAATCATCTATGTAATCGTGCCCAACATGATTATCAAAACTCACTGCTAATGCATCAGACAAAATAGAAGGAATAGCATCTCTTCCCTTTTTATCATCTTGCCCATCAGCAATCTTGATACTTTCCATCAGTGCCAAATAAATGGCACGTTCCTTACACCACTCTTCAGTAGTATCAATTGCCCATTGAAAGTCTACATCAGATGGTTCTAATGCAACAATAAGTTGTTCACATAACTTAAATTCATCTTGAGTTATGTCTGTTCTCTTTTCAATTTCAATAAACAAAACTTCCTTCAATGGAAGACTATCATACTTTGTTATAAAAGAACTAATCTCTTCAAAAATTACCTTGTCAGTTCGTTCTTCAAAGTATTCTGTTTTAATAAAGGGTAATACTTTACGAGTATACTCTTCACGATTTAGCAAGTTCTTCAGTATCGTCAGTGCAACTTTCTCCGCCATAAGTAAACTCCATTTTTGCTGCAGCATCCAAATACTGCATTAATTCTTTAGTAAAATATTTTTCTGGATTGGCATAAATTGACTTAGCATATGCTGTAACACCATTAATTTCATATCTAGTACCAATCTTCTTAACAATTTCATGTTTTTCAGCAAGATCAAGTAGACCATAATAACGATCCAATCCACGTTCATCATAAAAAAGACGAACTTCAACTTGCTTATTTTCTTTAGTTAAACGTGATTTATTAGTCTTTGCTTTGACAATATTTCCAACGACTTCTGTTCCTTCCTTTTCTTTTGATTTACTGAGATATATAATTGTAGAAGCAGCATACTTAAGACCACTACCGCCGCCCATTTCTTTTGTGGGAAAATAAGATCCAATGACATCATAGGTATGATTAGTAACAATAAGAGGAATATTTGCTTGACCAAGTTTTAAAGTTAGCATTCTAAATGCACCTTTAATTAGTGAAGATTTGGTCATATCCTTTACATCTTTATCGTTTAAAACATCATTAATTTCCTTGTTGGTTGAAAGCATTCCCAATGAGTCTAACACAAACATACATGGTTTGCGTTGATCTGCAGGTTTTTTTAAGAATATATCTACAGCTTTAAGTGCTTTATTACGAAACTCTTCAACGGTTACAACGTTGATAACAACTAACCTATTAGTAGGAACACCACGACTTTCTAAAAGTGATTTAGTAATTGCTGCTTCAGTATCAAAATAAAGAACATAACTATCAGGATTAGTATCCAAAAAGTTTTTAACTACAGCAAGACTAAAGAATGTTTTACCTGTTGAGGTTTCACCAGCAATTGCTGTAATTCTGTTTCCAGATACACCACCGTAAATAGATCCACTAACTAAACCATTAAAAATATAGGATCCAGTATCTACATACGTTTCTTCTTCATTTATATCTGAAGCAAGATTTGTGTATTCATCTTTAATTTCCTTTAAAATGTCTTTTAAAAAGTCCATAGCACAAGTTTGTTTTACATATTATAGCATTATATAAAAAAACTATCAAGTGTAGAAATTTTTTCTACCGACCATTTAATACTATCAAGAAGTGTCTTCAATGGATCTAAGAATGCTTTATTAAATTGTAAATCATAGTCAATGTAATTCATTAGTCCAAGTTCTATTGGGAATTCATTGATAAATGAAATAATATTTTCATGTATTGGATTTGGTTTTTTTAAATAGCAAAATTTAATTTTTTCACCATTGTTAATGGTATTATACTTTTCAGTAAGTTTCTTATCTTTTATATGATGGTTAAATAAAAGTGCTCCTCTTACATGAATTGGAGTTCCTTTTGCATAAATTGAAAGATTACTTTTATACTTATCTACATCAGATACTGAACGCGGAAATGCAATCTCATTTGGAGATAATTTTTTAAATTGAATTCTAGATTTTTCAATAAAATCTATAACATCATTTTCAGTCCCATTCATCATCAATTTAAGTGCCTCCTTGATCATGGATCGACATGGTGCCGGAGTTGAAGATTTTACTGCTTCGATACCCATGATCTTGAGTTTTGGTTCACTGTACCGAACTCCTTCAACGTCCCATGCATTCAAAATATAACGTTTCTTAGCAGTCCAAATTCCACGGTCAGCAATTGTTTCTCGCTTCATAATCATCTTCTGATCATAAGCATTTACATATTCTGCTAGTTCTTCATAAGAATTTTGAATATATTTTTCAAGTTCCACCTTACATACTTTATCAAGAAACGAAACAATCTCTTCAGTAGTTTTCTCTCTTCCTATGTATACACTTTTGACCAAAGGACCAAGATTGAGATATATGCTATCGGTATCAGAAGCAATCACATAATCGATATTGTTAGTTTTAAGAATGTTGTTTATATATAAATTCATCTTTGCTTCAATCCATCGTATACTAAGTTGACCCCCAAGAGTAATTGCTTCAGCATTATCTAACTTATAGTAACGGAAATAATTATTCCCAATAGCACCATAAGCACTATTAAGCTGGATCTTTTTTGCCATCTGGATGTTGTTACATCGCGCAATTTCGCGTTCCAGTACTTTAGTTTTTTTCTTCTCATATTCTTTTTTTGCCTCCAACATCTTATTTTTGAAGACTACACGTTCATTATAAATCCTTTCCATCAATACTGGAAGGAACCCACGCTTCTTTGTTGTAAACTGCGCTCCGTTTGGACATACAGTTACACCGTCAAGACTACTAAGATCAACTTCTTTTTTTAAAAGTTTATCAACACTAACACCAGCAAACTTCTTATCGAGAAGTGTTTCTGGAGAAATATTATATTGCATGATTAGGTGTGGATACAGACTATTCAAGTCAAAACTTACAACCCAATCATAGATACCAGGAATAGGTTCCTTTACATAAGCACCAGCATATTTTTCATTTTTACTTTCAGATTTTTTGGGTGGAATAACGATATCCTTCTTTTTCAAATCATTGTAGATAATCATATCCCACATGCGAACTTGATAAAAAACGTCGTGAAAATTTACCTTAGCATCAAATGCCATAGTAACTGCTAACTCAACGAGCTTCATTTTTTCCTCAAGTGCGTCAACAAGTCGCACGTCTTGAATATTGTATTCTACAAACTTTTGCCAATTTTTTGTATAAAACTCTTTGAAAGTATCAAATTCTGAGTGATCAAGTTTTTTCTTACCAAGTTCTACTTCACCAATATAATCAAGACGATAACTTTCCTGTGATTTATAAGTAAATTTCTTATAAAGATCTAGATAATCTAGAACAGTAATACCACCAATATCATAGACTAAATGATGACGACCAGCAAGAGTAATTTCTTCATTTGTAACAAGTCCCCACGGAGAAAGAATTTTTACCGACTTTTCTCCAAGAACTCTTGCAATACGTTTTGCAAGATATGGAATATCATATAATGTACAGTTCCAACCAGTAATTACTTCTGGACTATTGACTTGCCAATAACCTAGAAATTTATTGAGAAGATCATATTCATCTTTACATTCAACATATTGAACGTCTGGATCATCGTTTTTAAATTTACCTTGCCCAAAAGTAATAATTCTTTTGTTTGAATAATTTTGCAAAGTAATGCAAAGCATTTCTTCATCACATTTTGCAACGGTAGGAAATCCACGTTCAGATGCAACTTCAATATCAATTGTTACAAGTTTCATCTTTTTAAGATCAAACTCAATATGATCTTCGGGATACTTTTCAGAAATATACTGATAGATATATCTTGTATTTCCGTAGATCTCAAATCCTTCTACGTTCTGGTGTGTTTTGATAAACTCACGACAATCTCGTACACTACCAGGTTGAATGGACTGTACGTACTTTCCTTCTAATGTTTTATACTTAGTTTTATTTTGACTTGGAACAAATAATGTTGGTTCAAAGTTTTCACGGGTAATAAAACTTTTACCATTTTCAAATCCCCGAACGAGAAATTCGTTCCCTACCATTTGAACGTTTGTATAATACCTCATTCAGCAGTCAACGATTGATATTTGTCCAAATACTCCTTATTAGGATCTACAATAGTTAGAATGCTATCAGAATGAATCATAATTTCAGGTTGATTAGTAAACTCATTCATCCATGGAATCAAACCATTCTGAGAAACTATAAATGGTTTAATTAGTTTACAATCAGGCTCTCCAAGTTCTGATGATACTTCATCAACTCTAGCAATCAAAATAATATTAGTCTTCAAAAACAAAATTTTGATCATGGCAAAGACAACTTTTTCGTCTTTAATTCTACCACTGATGTACGCACTTTGTCAATGTATCCACTGTTACGTAGTTCTTTAAACACAAGATTTTCAAATCCATATTCTCCAAATTTATCTAAAGAAGAATTTCTTGCGGTATTTAACTTCTTTAAAATTGCACGAAGTCCAGTTTCATTATTACCTTGGATCAACGTATCAATTTTATTTTTAATGTTGTTTAATTTTTTTTGCAGTTCTGCTTCGTCAAGTTCTCCTTCAAACTTTTGTGGACTTTGCATCCACTTGTTTTTTAGTATACTAAAAACTCCTTGACTTTTTCTTCTGATAATACCAGGTTTTTCAATATAAGGTTCTACATCTGCACCATAAACTTTTACGTCATGCGTTAATGACCATAAAGTTTTTTTGTCCTTGAAATAATCATCTAATAGTTCAGGATCACACTGAGGAAGATACTTTGGATCAATAACTAAATGAACATCAACATCTGAATATGTCGTATAGTTATATCCAGCATTACCACCAAGCATCAATACATCTTTGATTGCCTTACTATCAATCCCAACGTATTCCGCAAAAGCATCAGCAAATTTAAAAAGGGCAGTTCTGATATTTGATTTCAGAACGTTGCCCTCCCAGAATGTTGGATTGAGTTGATCTCTAAATTTTAACGTCAGATTTTCATTTAGTCGTCTAAAATCTGACGCTGAAATATGTTTTATTATCCGACTATACAAAACACTTCATTCGTTTGAAGTATTTAGAGGTAATCTTTTCTCCTTTGTGCTTCAGGAATAATCTTCTTAAAGTTAACAGAAACCAATCCATCACTATGAGTAACCTTGTCAACTTCTAAGTTATTTGGCATTTTCCATACACGACTGAAGCGACGGAATGCTAATCCACGATAAATGTATTCAGTTTCATCATGAATGTCTTCACGCAATCCTTCAACGTAAAGAGTATCCTCTTCAGTGTAAACTTTGATCTCTTCTTTTTTGAAACCTGCTACTGCTAGTTCAAGACAGTATCCTTCCTTGGTCTTAAGAATATTATGTGGTGGATAACTTTTATTTGTAATTGCGTCTAGATACGTCCTGGTTTCAGGCACGCTAAGTGTAATTGAATGTGAACCAAACATAGTGACCTCTTTGAGCGTCTAGTGTTAAATGTCCCTTACGGCGACATTACTAATTATATACTAATCAATAAAAAAGCAGGTCGTAAAAACCCGCTTGTTATATTCGGTTATCCTGGTTCAGTTCGTTTTTTACCAATATTGTATTTGGTTTCCAACACCCATTCACTTTTTACCTTATATGGAATCACTTTGATTTGATTTAATGGTGCAATATCAGAAATAGTATCTGGTTTAATCACTTCAACCAATCCCCAGTCAGCAAGGAGTTGAATAATTCTATTTCTTCTATGCACATCATTGATGCTAAGATTTGTGCTTTTACCATCTAGTGCAAAAAGTTCTTTGAAATGAACAATATAATACTTACCCTGTTTATGCAGAATATGGCAAGATTGATATAATTTTTTTTCCTTTCTTGATGCAACACCGATCCTTGTTAGTGTCTCACGAACCTTGAGAAAATCATCAGGTTCTGCAAGAACAACTTCAACCATCTTATCAGGAGACCAATGATATTCTGGTTCAACGACAACACTCATTTTATTCCTCCAGTATCAAGTTTTTTTCCAATAAACGTTAGTTGATCTTCTGTTAGAAGAGAAAGAACTTGCCTGGCTTTTTCATTACTATAACCATAGTAAGATTTGACGCATTCAAGATTTTTCAATTCTTCCTTTTTAATCCACGGAGAAAATCTCCGTTTTGATCTCAAAGTATTTAGTAAAAAATCATACTGCAACTTTTTATTAAGATGATGATTAATGTTCATTTCGTTAGCAAACATCACAGCATCAACATGTCCAGATAAACATCTGTTAATAATATATGGAAGATATTTATTTTCAATTGTAGGATCTTCATCAATCAAATTGATCTTAGAAGTATTAATACTATTCAACCAGTCTTTTAGTTCTATCATCGATTTAGAATACGATCTTTCAATTCTTCACTCCAACTATCATAATATCCAGTTTTGCCTTCTTTCTGTGTGATTGATTATCAATCGGCATTACCCACCTAAGATTATCTACATGATTATTGGCAGGATTATCATCAATATGGTCAACAAATGCTGTCCTTCTAACCCATTCTTTAGCAGGTTCTGGAATTTCATTCCAACATGTTACAACTTGAATGGGAGGATATTCATCAATTGGTCTCCATGTCTCCATTACAATACGATGACGATCTATTGACATTGCTGGTGAATGTCCTTTACCTCTTGCCCGATGATTATAATCATCGAATAAATCTTTTGGTATAGAAAGTGTGTATGAATGACATCGTAATCGTCTTTGATCCATTGTCAATCTAGCTGACCATTTAACTTTTGCTTTTAAGAACCTTCCAGATTTACCAATGGTACTATAAACGTCACCATTTTGATTACAATAATAATTAGGAATTACTTTTCCATAACGAACGACTGGCTTAAAGTCAGAATTCAAATTAGTAATCATCTTTCAATATAAGATAGTGTGTGTGATTGTGAGTATAATTGATGAATAATAATATCGCAACTTATTTTTGGATTAGAATTTCCACAGGTATAAACATCTACTGCCGCTCTACCTTCTTCTGGCCAAGTGTGAATGCTAATATGACTTTCCGCAAGTAAAGAAATGACAGTGACACCTTGTGGATCAAACTTTTTTGAAATAGTTTGAAGTACAGTAGCACCACTTGCTATTGCAGCATTTTTTAATAATTCTATAAGGTATTGTTCATCGTCCAAAAGAACAAATGAACATCCATACAAATTAAGTAGATAATGCTTGCCCATCAAAGTAATTTAGAAGAATAAGTTCTTTTCGATCTTTCTGATTCATTAGGTAATCTCCAGTTGATCTCATAGTATATGTATGATCAAATTCAACTACAGACCATTTAGAAAATCTATCTTTGACCAATTGTGATGAATTATAACTAATCATCATATCCATATTAATAATATCACAAGCAACAGCAAACTTATCGTGATCAAATCCTTTGTGCATTGCTCCTCTATTGCCATAGAGATTATCCTTAATATCATAAGGAGGATCAAGATACACAAAAGAACATCTGTTTCCATCAATCAAACAATCATAAGAGTAATTAGTTATCCACCACTTTTCAATTATTTTAGAGTACTCTGGTAATTTTTCAATCCCTCTTTCTGAAAAATTACTGACTGATGCCTGAGCAGAAAAACTTGATGCTTCAGTTAGTCCACTAAAAGAACACTTATTCAAAATATAAAAAGATACTGCCCTATCAAAGTCCTTTGACTTCTTGTGAGCAAGACAGTCTTTTGCTTCTAAAAATAAAACTTTTGCCTTATCTGGATTAAAATAAGATTTTTTTAAACTCAAAAGTTCTTTTGATAACTCTTCTCCTTCATCTTGAAGAGTTTGCCAAAAATTTACCAGTGGTTCATAAAGATCATTGACCCAAATATTAAGATTAGGATACTGTTGAGTAACATAAAGTGCAACAGATCCTCCTCCAAGAAACGGTTCACGATACTCTTGGTACTTAGAAAAATCTGGAAAGAACTGATTTATTTTATTTGTTGCTCTTGACTTTCCTCCAGGATAACGAAGAGGTGTTTTCAGATTTGCCATAATCAAGAATTAGTTTCTTTTTGTCCGTAATGTAAAAAGAAATTTGTAGAAAAACTAATTCTTTCTACATCAGCATTAAAGGGATACACATAATGAATCAACCATGCTGGAAACAAATAGATATCACCCTCTTCTGGTGCAACAGGACCAAAAGTATGCATATTATGAGGAGCCCATTGACCATATTGCCATTCTACCATACCAGCAGTAGGATTTCTTCCTCGTTGTGTAGGATGTTTCCATTCATCTTTTAGTTCCTGTGGAACTTGTGCATAAACTATGCACGAAAAATCCCCTGCATGAATGTGAGGTGGATTCCATTCGCCTTTACGTTGAACATTGACCCAGGGACGATCAAGTTCAATACTATCCAATTTATGATCTTCTGGTGGGTTATATAATCCAACTTTACCCATTTGAATAAGGCAATCTCCAAGATACTCTTGAAGTTCGTTGACAGTATCAATTTCAGTATGAAAAGCAACTTCTCGATCAATGTTGCCTGCAAGAAGATGATTGTTTTCAATATTTGAATTTTCTGCAGCATCAATAATAACTTGCCGCAATTGTTCTGATACTTTGTTCTTATAAATTACTGGTCCAAAAGGACGAATAATATATCCAGGTTCAATAGTCATTTGAATTCACAATTACACATAATTTCAGTTAGTGCTGCCAGTAAATTAATTTCTTGATCAGCAACAAATGCAGTTTGATATTGATACTTAGCAATAATTAAAACTGCTTCAGGAATAGAATTTGATTTTAGTGTATCAAAAATACAATCGTAAATATTACGAAGAATTGTGTTTGGATCGTTATCCAAATTGTGTACAATCCACTTACGAACATTGGCAAATTCTTTTTTAGAAAGGTATCCAACAAGTTCTTTTGTATTAACATTAGACAATAAACTAAGAATGCCAGTGTCGATAGATCCACCAGCAGAATATCGTTGACATTCATTTAGAATACGACGCCAATCTGGAAAGTGTTGATTGATTATTTCAACAAGAACTTTTGGATCATGTTTGACACCTTCTGTCTCAAGAATAGTCCCGAGACGCTTGAAGAACTGTGCTGCGATTGCAGGTTTTTCTTTCCCATTGATGGTAAAATCAATCCCTGCACATCTTGAGTGTAGGGGTTCGATGATTTTGTTTTTGTAATTGCAGGTAAAGATAAAGCGACAGTTGTTATAAAATGCCTCAATATTTGCCCGTAAGAGGAGTTGTACGTCGTGGGTTGTGTTGTCAGCTTCATCAATAATGATGACTTTGTGCTTTGCGTCCATTGACGAAAGCGATACGGTCGAAGCAAAGTTCTTTGCTTGATTTCTAACCGTGTCCAAAAATCGTCCTTCATCTGATCCATTAATTACATAACAGTCTGTTTTTAGTTCATAGCACAATGCCTTAGCAACAGTCGTTTTACCAATACCAGGAGGACCTGCAAGAAGAAGATTTGGAATTTCTCCTTTAGTCACAAAGTCCTTTAGAGTAGATTTGATTGCATCAGGAAGAATACAATCATCAATTTTTTTGGGTCGATATTTTTCTACCCAAAGAAAGTCATTACGATCCATAAACACTATCGGGTTCAAGTGCGATAAAGTAAGTAAGATTATAACGCTCGCTGTAGAACCTGGCAAGTTTGCTCTTTGAGATTACAACTTCGTAACTGCCAGGAATTAATTTAATATTTTCAATCTTGAAATTAAATGAAAACTCAGCGTCAGTTTCTCCAACAACAATTGAATACTCATTAGAGGTATCGTTTTTACGATCACTGACAACAACTTTAATAACTCCTGCTTCACCAACAGCAGCAAGATCAGGAAGTCCTAGAATTGAAGAAGATTTCAAAATCTTTTGAAGTTGCTCTTCCTGAAGAATAAAACAAACATCTTCAGAAGGAAGTTTCATCTCACGATCTGGTGGTGCAATAATTACACTAGGATCTGAGAAAAAATACTTAGAACGATTTGCTTTACCTTCTTTAAGGGAAGCATAACTTTCTTCGCTAGACACATCAATATCAGGATCTTTGTAAATACAAATTGTGTTTAAAAACTGAGGAAGATCATAGATCGCAAAGTTTTTTGGAATATATTCTTCAATCTCAGCTTCCGCAAATACATTCTGCATCGGAGAAATAGTCCGAAGTTTTTTACCTTCTTTGAAGGATAGAGACTGATTGATTGAAGTAAAGTTTTGAAGAATTTTGATTGTCTTATCAGAAAATTTCATCGTTCAATATAAGGTTGAGTAGGTTGGTTATGAAGACCTGAAAAGTGATACAGAAGAATACAATAATGAATTGCTTTTAGTATATCCATTTTAGACTTGCCATTCTTCTTTCCAAAACGGGAAAGATATTTTATTGCATTGGATCGAGTAAACGGTTCAGCGTCTCCAATACTTTCAATTAAATCTAGAGTTTGAGTTTTTGATTGCTCCGAAGTGTAATGAGAATTGTAAGTACTTGCAAGATACTCTTCCAATACTTTGAGTGTTAGATCCTCACTATATTTCCAAAAACCGTTGTCAGACATCTCCATCATAATAAAGTTCAATTTAGATTATAGCACAATTGTCAAGAAAATAAAAATAAATACAAAAAATATCATTTACTATGATTGATCCAAAGTGTTTAAAAAAACAGCAATGTTTTGGGTTCTCTTCGCGGGGATTTATTTTGCCATGTTGTTATTACGACAACGAATACTCATTAAAATATGATGCTCTTCAGTTTGTTGAAGAAAAATTAAATTTAAATAATGTAAATTCAATTGAAGAAGTGTTCAACTCAAAAACGTGGCAAAAATTTTTTGAACAATTAGAAAATAAAAGTGAAAGTTTGCCTTATCCTTGCCATTATTATTGTAGTGATACTTCAACACCTAACATGGTTGTAAAATGATACCAGAAAAACTTCTTAAGCAAATTAATTTAGACATATCTAATAAATGTGGATTAGCATGTCCAGGATGCAATAGACAAAAATATTATGATGGAGATGCTAAAAAAATTCCAGGAAGAGATATAACCATAGCACAGATGAAAATAATTGTAGATTATTTTGATAATATAACATTCTGTGGTCAAGTTTCAGATCCTCTATACCACCCAAAGTTTTATGAACTATTAAAAATATGTGTGGATAATAAAAAATCATCTATAGTATATCATTCCTCAGTTTTAAAAGATAGGAAACAATACCTAAAACCGTTTTTACTTTCTAAAAGGGGTAATGTTAAATGGGTTTTTGCGTTGGATGGATTACCAAGTCAAAGTCATTTGTATAGAAAAAATCAAAATGGAGAGAAACTGTTTGAAATAATGAAAATGTGTGCTCAAATGGGAATAAAAACAGAATGGGATTGTATAATTTTTAATTACAATGAACATAATTTGCAGGAATGTGAAATTCTTGCAAATAAATATGGTATCAAAATAAACAAAAAAATTTCTAGTAGATGGTGGGAGAATTGTGAATCAATGCAAGCAGAAAACTCGGAGTTACGTTTTAAACCAAGAAGTTATACTCAAGATATGTTGAAAAAAGATCCTGAACATCCCTGGTATAGTTAATAAAAAAGGAGGTATTTTTTACCTCCTTTAAAAATATATCTACGCTATCACCAAACTCCAGGAATAATTTGCTTAGTCAATGCATAAGCACCAACAGCAGCAATAAAACCTAGCATGGCTAGACGACCATTTAATTTTTCGGCACGTTCAGCATAAGTTTCAACTTCATTTTGTTGCATGTCTTTCTCCGTAATGTACATTTTAGGTTCTTGGGCAAACACATTTTGTTCGCCGCGTTCGTTGGTTGTGATCGTCATTTGAGTATCATAAAGTTTTACAACAATATTATATTACAAATCTAAAAAGTTGTCAAGGTTTCAATTGACTGAAACCCTTGACCTTATGGAATTCTAGCACATTTTCAAACTTTTCGTGCAATTCATTTTTATGAGAAATGATAAAGATATTAGCATTGCTAACCACATGTCGAATAATTTTGAAGAATTCATCTGTTCCCAAACCATCTAGAGAACTATCAAATACTTCGTCCATGATCAAAAGATTTGTGGAAACACTGTTCTTCAATCTTGCAATTTCTCGCCAAGTAAACAATAATGATAAATCAATTCTCATCTTTTCACCTTCAGAAAAAGAAGGATAAGAAAAGTTTTCGTGAATTGGAGTTTTAATTTTTTCGTTGAATTCTTCATCTAACGTAAAGTTTATGAAGAAGTCCATCATCTGTAAATACTTATTGACTTGCTGATTGATTAGTGGCAAATACTTTTTAATAATACTACTCTTTACACCATCATCTTTGAGTAGAACATTTGCTTGAATATAGTATCCATAATCATCTTTGAGATGTTCAAGGTCTATCAGTAGTTGTTTTAAATTGGATTTGTATTCGCTTAGTTTTTCGTGTTCAGTATTTTTATTTTCAAGTCTTGTGGTAATAATTTGAATTTCTTTCTCAATAATTGATTTTGATTTAGTTGAGTTAGCAATACGAATGTTGATCTGAGAAATTTCATTTTGTAGTTTTGTAATCTCCATTTGAAGTCCGAAAAATGCTTTTTCACGTTCTTCTTCTTTTTTGATTGTGTCTTCAATTTCTTGAAGATTACTTTCATAAGAACTTAGGACTTGCTGGAGCTCTTCTGTTTTATTTACACGAAACGTTTCTTCAATTGTTTGTGTACATGTTGGGCAAACCGAATGTTCTTTAAAAAACTCCAAAACATCACTGGAGTTTTGTTTCTTATTTCCAATCTTACCTCGGAAAGTTCCAAGTTTACGAAGAGTATCTGAAGCATCCGAGTACTTTTCTATTTCTTGTTGTTTGTTTTCAACTTCATGTAAAAGACTGAAGACACTTTCATTGTACTTAGAAACTTCACTTTCACACTCAGTAATTTGGGTTTGTTTATTTTTGATATCATTCTGCCCAGTCTCTTCAATTTGCTTGATAAAGTTTTGCTGCATAATAATTTTATCAGCAATCCCTTTTTTTTTCAACTCCAATGTCTTGACAGTTTCTTTAGATTCTTTAATCTTGTTCTTCAAGATCTCAGACATTGAAGAAAAAACTTTGATATCAAGAAGGTCCTCAATCACTTCTCGTCTATGTGCTGCAGGAAGCTGCATAAATGGGACAAACGAGGCACTACCAAGAATAACGATCTGAGTAAATGACTTGTAGTTTAACTTGAGAATATTATTCTCAAGCATCTTTTGCTGATCCTGTGCAGAAGCATCTTCATTCATCTTTTTACCATTCTGGTAAATTTCAAAAATACCAGGTTTGATGCCACGAACAACTTTATATTCGTTATTGTTTACATTAAAATTAATCTCAACTACACAATCTTTTTCATTGGATGAGTTGATAATTTGATTTTTGTTGATCTTCCTGAATGGTTTATTAAACAACGAAAAACACAAAGCATCAAGAATAGTTGACTTACCAGCACCATTCTGTCCAACAATTAAAGTGTTGGTATTTTGGTTTAGTTTGATTGATGTAAACTGGTTTCCTGATGAAAGAAAATTCTTATAACAAATTTTTTTAAACTCAATCATTATCTCGTGGTGGAATTACAATGTCATCTTCAGTAATTATAGTATATCTTATTCCTGCGTTTTCACATGCTGCAATTGCAATATTATCATTGACTTTGATAACATTCATTTCTGGAGATCCATCTTCTTCCATTAGTATAGCATATCTTATAGCATCATCTTTTTCTTCAAACAAAAATACAATCCTTTCTCCAAATTCATCTTTTACTGAATATGCTCCTTCATCTTCTTTTTTTTTGATTGTAATGATATACACTACATAACCTCACACGCTTCCTGATAGATATTTTTAATTAGATTTTTAATCTTAGATTTATTTAGATTTGTCTCCAAATCATCAACATACTTATCAAGAAGTGTCATTGTATCTTCTGTTTGATTGACAATCTCATCATCAAAAGAAATATTATCAATTTTTTCTACAATCTTTACATCATATGGATTGACTTTCATCAGAGCATCTAAGAACCGATCATACTCCTTTTCATTACTCTTTTGCTTGACAATAACTTTGACAATCTTATTTGTATAATTCTTAAACTTAAACATTTGTCTAGGAGTATCATTATAGTAGATAATCTCATAAAGTGAGAATGGATTATCAACTGCTTCTAACTCATAAGTTTCAGTGTTAAAAATATGAAAACCCCTAGCATCATTAACATCATTCCAAAACATTTGGTAAGGATTGCCTAGATAAAAAATTCTACCATTATTAGATCTAGTATGATAGTGCCCAGAGAATACTCGATCAAACTTTTCATAAGGAAGAATATCTGCACCATCTTCCATAGTATATCCGTAATGTGCATAGAACCCATTAAGTTCTAAATGTCCCATGACAATTTTTGCCTTAGTATTATTAATAATATTGTAAGTAAACTCAGTATTATCAGTGTTTACCCAAGGAACAAATAGTATATTTAAACCACCAACAGTCAATTCTTTTGCATTAACAATAATGTTAATATTATTGTACTCTCGTAAAAGAAGATTGATAGTATTGATTTCGTTAGTATTTTTATAAAATGCGGTATGGTTTCCAACAATTGAAATAAGTTCAATTCCCATATCTTGAAGACGATCAAAGTAATTTTTCTTTGCCCAATCCAAAGACCAAAAATCAATAGTCTTACGACTGTCAAAAGTATCACCCATGTCGATAACAGTTGTAATATCACGTTTCTGTAGTTCTGGAAAAAAAACTTCATCATAGAACTTAAGAAAAAAATCATGATATAGTTTGGATCCTTTTTTGAACCCAAAGTGTTGATCTGTAATGATAGCTACCTTCATAGGTTGAAGCGATACTGTACTGCATCTTTGATAGAATTATACTCAGATGACTTACCATTTTGATCTGCAACAAAAACTTCGTCAAATCCACATTGTTCAATAATTTTTTGTTTGATCTCTAATTGTTTTTTTTCTTTTTGGATACGACGGAGGAAAGCAAAGTAAATAATCTGAGTAAAGTATGCAAAAGGATTGCTGGACTTTTCTGGATTGAAGTTATTGATGTACTGAACACAATTTTCAATACCATCACAAATCATATCGTCTTTGAAAATATAGTTCACAAAGTTTGGTTTATATGATAAGTGTGTTGCAATCTTTAGGAAACATTCTCCAAGATAATTGGTAATTCTTGGTTTTGGTTTTCCTAGATATTCAGCATCTTTAATATCTTGTTTGTAAGCAACAATTGCAATTAAAAATTCCTTGTTATTTACATAGTGTTCTGATTTTTTTTGTGTCATTATCATTACAAATCAACAATTCATTATAGCATATCTTGACAAGATATTCAAATGCCTGTATAATAACTCTGTTAGGGTTGAAATCAATATATCTTAGATACTTTTAATGTTATAAAGTTTCTCTAAAAGAACTCTAGCATTATCTACGGAAGAAACATATCCCATTTCCTTACTGATGTCTGGATGAGACTGTTTAAAACCTACATTTAGAACATGTTTGTACATTTTAATAATATCTTCATCTTTGATTTTACTAACTGTTATAATTTTTGAAGTTTCTAGAATAAAAGTTTGATCATCAGAAAACTTTATCCATGGTTCAAATTTATACCCAGAAATTATATTCGTTCCTCTGGAACGAATATCTAAACATATAATAGGATTATCTAATATTACATGTTCGGAATTTGTTCTATCAATAACTAACATACAAAGAACTTCTTCACCACTAATAAGTTTTACTGAAGCGTAAAACTCATCGTATAAATCATCAGATTTTGATTTGAATAATTTCATAATTAAATTTCTCCTCGTTATAGTATCTTATACGTTCGATGAGATGGTTGAGTGTATAGTTTGATTTTAATCCTTTTTTACAATCATCTGCTATATCATATAATGTTGCTTTGAGTTTGTTTTCACTTTTTCTTAGTACTCTACCAATTGATTGTAGTGTTCTAATTCTGGACTTACTTGGAGATGAAAAAATAACATTATGTAAGTTCTTGATGTTGATGCCAGTTGAGAATGTTCCAAAAGAAGCAATGATGATTGCGTTATTTTCTTTTTCAGTAATTTTTCTAACTTCTTCTCGTTCTTCAACGTCCACGCCACCGTGAACAAAGAATACTCTTCTATCACTAGTATTTATGAGGTCATAAAGAACTTGCCCATGTGTAGAAACCCGACTAAAAAGTACTAAAGTATTTCCTTTTAAATCATGAGCAAGATTTTTTATAAATTTGTTTCTTTTTTCATGCCCAATCAAATACTGAATTTCGTCTTCATAAGTTTCAAACTTTTGTGAATCGTGTTTTAGGAGAATAACTTTAATACCTAGTTTAGCTAAGTATCCAGCATCTTGTAATTCTTTTGTATTAATAATTTTGTAAGATGGACCAAACAATCCTTCAAGTACCCACTTATGAGTTTGTGTACCGTCTAGTGTTCCTGTAAATCCATAACGATATTTTGCAGCATCAAGTTTTGTCATAATACTAACCAATGACTTAGACTTAAATTGATGTGCTTCATCACCAATAACCACTTGGTAAGGTGTAAACCATTTACGATCTAATTTATAAATTGATTGCCAAGTTGTAATAACAACATTTTTATCTGTTATTTTTTCTTTACCCGAATAGATTTTGTGGCAGTTTTCTTCTGCATCCCATCCATAGTCCTCAAAGTCCTTGTACATCTGTTCTACAAGTGATGTAGTAGGAACAATGATTAAAATTCTTCGTCCTGCTTCTGCATGATATCTACAGACAGCATAGATCATTAAAGATTTACCAGACCCCGTAGGACTGATTAGAAGGCGTCTGTTACGTCTTAAGGCATCATAAATGCCCTCTAGTTGATAATCCCGTGGAGGGTGCTTAGAGACGCTTGTAACATAATCTTTAACGCCCTCTTCAGACACCATATCATTTTCCTCGTATGGTAGTCCATAAAATTTATTATTTTCAAATTCAAAGGTATAATTATATCTTTCACAAAAAACTTGTAATTTATCAATCAGTCCTGCATAAATTTCAGACTTTTCAATATTAAACAATCTAATTTTTCCATCCCAGTATTTGTTGCGATACTGAGGCATAAATTTTGCATTAGGAACATCGAATGTAAAATGATCCTGCAACTCATACTTGATATGAGGATCACATTCAATATTCAACCAAACTTCATTCTTCTTACTTATAATTAAATCAACCATACCCGGCAGTGAATCTTCTGAAATCAATTGCATTTTTGATTTGGTAAGTTCTGTTAGAAATTTGTTTTAAGATTTCTTCAAGATACTTCAGCATTGTGTCGTAATAATCGATTTTTAATCTTATCTTGCTAATTTTTTCGTCTGCTTCAAGATAAAGTTTTAAATCTTCTTTGTCTCTGACTTTATATGGAAATGGTTCGTCAATATAAACTTGCGTTTCCGCTTTCCCCATGTAAAATTTTCTACGTTCTAAAAGAATACTGCTATGTTGATGCTCTGCTTGTTTGCGAAGCAACAGTATAGTATTATATAGTTGGTAATATTTAGCGTGTAATTGAGGTATCTTTAGACTTTCAGTATCAAGTTCGTCTTGATTTACCACACTATCTTTTTGCCACATTTCCTGGATTACTTCCAGAGAAACACTAAACTTTTTTTCCATCAATGTCAATCAAATCAAAAATAGTATAACGGAATGTGCAAGTTGCAGTGTAGTATTGCTGTTCTTGCAACGTTGCATCGAAAGGAATTCCTGAAAGAAATATTGGAAATATATCTTTAAAGACTACCTTTCCAGCAGTTTGATAATTGCTATTCAAAATTAATAATGTAGCATCAGACCTTTCGCTGTACGGATCATTTGCATCTGTATTTGGATAAAATCTGTTTTTTGTTTGTAATTCAGAGTATTGTGCAATTGATTGTGGATATCCTAATGATGTCATCCACTGGTAGATTTGATGGTAATTTTCCAATTCCTCATCTACAATAAAATTGACTGACAGATCTTCATATCTAAGTTTGTCTCCTGGAACAGGAATGTCTTTTAGATATGTTGATTGCGTTGAACTACCCAATGTCAGACCTGGTAAATTTGCTTTGTTGCAAAGAAAATCTACCTTTGGACACCTATTGATAATAAGTTTGAATCCACCCAATGACAGAAAGTTTTTATTTGAAACTTGATGTAGGGTACACGGATTATTTGACAAGTCAACTTCCCAAGCTAGGATTATTTATAGGCAATAAAAAAGGATCTCCTTACAAAAGAAGATCCTAATGAATGTGATCCAAGATCACATTAGGTTTTGTACCTTTACTCTTCTGTAGTAACGGTTGGTGTTCTCAGCAATGCGACCTGCGCCAGCACCAGTTCCTTCAGCGAATGGGTTTGCGACCATGCCGTAGCGGGTCTTAAATCCAATCTTAGGCTGGAAGTTATCCTGACCAACTGCACGAACCATCTGAAGAGGAACGTATGGGCAATAGAATAGACCTGCATCATAAGGAGTTGAACCCTTATAACCCATGACGTAGTACTGATCTGCGGTTAGGTTTGCAGCGAATGGATCGATATAGACCTTGAAGCGACCGTTTAGAACACCAGCGAAGGTATTACCAGTGTCGTCAACCTGTAGGTTTGCTGAAAGTGCTGGAGTGTAATCCAGTTGACCAGCAGCAGCAAGTGCAGAAGCAACGTCAGCAGAACAAAGGATAATATTGCCCTTTCCTCTACGAGTTTCTTGTGCAATAGCGTTTGCATCACGCTCAAGTTGGAACATTAGTCCCTTGAACTTCTCAACCATCCAACGACCGTTGGAATCAACGTCTAGGTCAAATATACCAGCGGTTGCAACGTTGGTTTGAGCACCTGTTCTAGCAACCTTGTAGATTGTACGGATGATCTCACGGTTGATCTCAGCAAGAATTTCAGTGCTGAGGATATTTGCTAGTTCAGCTTCAGCATCAAGACCGTGGATTGCCTTAAGGTCTTGTGCTAGTTCTAGCGAGTACTCAGCTTTAAGTGCTCTTGACTTTGCGGCAACACTAACTTTCTCAATAGAGAAAGCCATTTCGCGGAAGTCGTTAGTAGCACTATTATCACCAAGTGTTTCTAGTGATTGGGTGTTAAAACCTTGACCTAGGTTGTAGGTATTATTTACGCCACCATTTAGGATCGATGGATTGGTGCCTGACTGTGCAGTTGTACCAAAACCAACGTTGGTGCCATCATCGGAACCACCAGTGTAGTCGCCTTGGGTAAGAGTTGCTGCAGAGTTTTGTGCAGAGAATGCAGAATCTGGTTCGTTGAAGAATGCTTCAGTACCGTTCTGGTTGTCGTAACGGGTTCTCATCGCAAAGATAAGACCTGTTGGACCGTTCATTGGTTGAACACCTGCTAGGTCATAGGCGACCAAGTTAGGCATTGCACGTCTAATCAATGAGATTAGAACTGGATCGAAACCAGCAACAGGTGATGCACCAGAACCACTGAAACCTGCATTACCTGTTGCAGAAGGGTCGGTGTTAATTGTTGGAGGTCCTTCAGTTAGAAAAGCACGCTCTTCTCTTAGAAATCTTTCTTGGTTTTCAAGAAGTTGGGCAGTAACTGCTCTTCTGTGGTTGTCTTTGATTGAATCAAGACCTTGTGCCTCTAGAAGAGGAGCCCACTTCTTCTGCAGTGCAGCAGAATTGAACATGATAGTTTACTCCGTTTTGGAAAGTGTTTAGTGTTTAGTGTTTACAAAAAAATCAATTAGTTGAACTTAGTCAATGCATTGAGATATGCAGACATTACTGGTGATACATCATCAGCAAGTGCATCCTCTGAAATGACTTCTTGTGAATTTAATACAGGCTTAGAAGCAAAATATGCTTCACGTAGCGTAGCAAGTTTTTCACGATATTGTTCTTCACTATCAAACTCAACACCTTCAGCAAGACTTGCTAGTTTTTCCTTTTGGGAAAGAGCAAGACCTCCACTTACTTCATCTAGGATGTTGTCAGAAACAGATTCCGATAAACGCTTGGTTAGAGCAATATTGGTGTCGATCTGTTCGTTGAGTTTTGTCTCCATTTCATCAAGTTTCTCGACCATAGCCTCAAGAACATTATATTTATCTTCAGGGATTTCTACATAATGTTCTTCAAAAAGGTTCTTAAGACCAGTCATAAAGGACTCCGAGAGTTCACCTCTTAGTCCTGTCTCAACTTGTAATTCGTTTTCGTTGATCCACTCATTAGCAACATACTCTAGATATGAATCAACACGCTCGGTTAGTTCGCTCTTGATTGCTTCTACTTGCTCAACAAGAACTGTAGCATAACGGTTTTCTAAAGTTTCTTTCAGAGAACCGATTTTTGAACGAACAGCTGCTTCAAAAACTGTCTTTGCTTTATTTTGAAATTCTTCGGAAAGATCTTCGCCTTTTAGAAGTGCTTTTACATCCTCTTCAAGATCTAGTTCTTCTTCTTCTTCTTCCTCTTCAATTTCTTCTTCAACTTGATCTTCTAATTCTTCGGTTTCAGCAATTACACTTTCGTCTTCTTGCTCAACTTCCTCATTAGCACCACGACCATATCCAGTTGCTTTTAAAGCAGCAGGACCAGGTAGTTGTATTTTTCCAGAAGCACCTTTGAATTGAACATCACCAGATTGAGCAAAAGATGCAGAAGGTGTTTTCATCTTATTGCTATCGTCAGTTGGTCTTGAATTTTGCGGAGTTGGACCACCAAGATTCTCGATAGAACTAGTATCAGGTACATAGTTAGACGCTTTTGGCATCGAATCAGCAGCCTTAGCACCACGGGTTACCTGGTTTTCCATCTCATGTAGTTCGTTATTAACGGTCATTTTTTCTTTCCAAGAATACCTAGAATTTCTGTTATTATTTATAAATTATAGATTTGATAGGAAGTTTGCAAAGAGACGTAGTTTATTTGCCTCTAAAATGTCCTGATCTACTAAAGTATTTATTGTCTTCTTTATTTGCTCACAATGAAGTTCACGTAATACTCCACCGTCCCATACCCATTCTTTACCTTCCATAATACCATTAACAAATGCATCAGGTGCAGAAGGATCTGAAACAATGTCAGCAGCAGTCGCTAACATAAAGTCTTCACCAACGTAATTGATACCATTTTTCATATAAATGGATCCCATTCCTCTAGAAGAAACTCCTAGTTTTACACCCTCACCAATAAGTGAAGATGCAATCTTCCCCATTGGTGTACTCAGGATTTGTGCTTTACCAACAAAATTATTTCCTTCTTGTGTTAGTGCAACAATTTTATGTGATACACGATCAAGATTAATTTGTGGACCATCAGGATGTCCAAGTTCTCCAAGAGCACGACCTTTATTAATAAAGGATTCAGTATATCTCTTTACTTCATTCATCATTATCTGAAGTGGATAGCAACGTTTGTTGCGATTAACTACTTCAGCTTGAAGGAATGGACCTTGAATGTAAAGAATTTTCTTACCATTTTTTTCTTCGGTAATAACTTCTACTGCTTCGATTTCTTCGGAGATTAATTTCATGCTATTTGAACCTCGTGGATGAACATATCACATCCAGAAACATTTTCTGGTGCAAGAACAAAAACTACTGATTTTGCTGCAGTTGCAAAACCAACAAACGCATGATGACCAGAACTTGTATTTGCATTCACTGTAACCGCCATTGTGTAGTTATTCCACTGTTGCGGACTTGAAATTGCAGTGATTTGTTTATGTAAAAGTGATGTTATATATGTAGATCCAGCGCCTACTAGTTGAATATAATCACCAACTCTCAATTTAGTATCTGGATGATCTAATGTTAGAACTGTTGATGCTCCAGTAGTTATGCCAATAACTGTCGATTGTGCTGGATGTCCATAACGATAAAGAATTGAATCTTCTCTGTTTACAAAAATAGATCCAATTCCAGCATCTGTTGTTGTATTGCAAATTCCAATACTACCACCACCTCTTGTTGTCGAAGCTACTGATAAAATTGTACCAGTTCTAATAATAAATGGATTTGAAGTTACTGAACTTGCATTAGCGGCAGATAACTTTCCAACAGTTTGATATAACTTTAATGGTTGAGATGCGCTCATGCTTCCTCTTCGTTTTCGATTTCATCTTCAATATTATCATCTTCTCCAAATAGACCAGAAGCAACTGCTGGTTTTAAAGTATCAACTTTTTCACTTGTTTTTGCAAACAAAAGACTTTTAATGTAATCGGAAATTTCTGATGACGGAGCATCAGAAACTAAAATATCAACTAATTCTGCAGAATTCATAATTTGTAAAAATGCCTATATTTATTTATATCTTAGCTTTTTTGATATTTATTGACGGTGCTTTAGTTGATCCACCGTCTTTCTTGTTATCTAGATTTGGTTCCATTTGTTTCATACCAAGATCATTTTGCATTTGACCTTGCATAATTGTATTTTGAGTTTCTAATGGAATTCCAATACCTATTTGATTTTCATTTTCCATCTCTCCTTCCATTTCTATAATTTCTTCATCAGTTTGACGAAGAACCTTACGTTTTACATAATCCCTAGAATAATAAGTTCCAATATATGGTTCAATAGCAACCATAAGATTGAGACGTTCATTCATTAATTCTGTATTTTTTAATTCGGCAAAATGATTGTCGTAAATATAATCAAATTGAATATGTTCTGCCATTACCTCCCAATCTTCTGGAGTTACAATATTTTTTAGAATAAGTTGTGTTTTAAGAAGATCTAAGAATAATGCACTAAAACGTTTTCTTAAACGACCTACAAACTTACTAAACATCAATTCATCACGAAGAATTTCTGATGAACGTCCTAGATTGAAACCACTATCAGATCCAATTCTACTATCAGGAACATTTAAAGATCTATAAAGTTTTTTTTGAAAATAATCAACGTCAGTAAGTTCACCAAGATTTTGTCCACCAGGAAGCGTAGTAATTTCTGTTCCACGTCCACCTTCACGACGAGGTAGCCAGAAATCTTCTAGCATGGACATATGCTTTTTATCATCTTTAATTTCACCAGTGTTTGCATCGTAAACAAGTTTGTTACGATAACGGCTCATAACATCACGAAGATATTGTTCTGCTTTTACTTTTGGTAAATTGCCAACATCAATATAAAAAATACGACGTTCTGGAGCACGAGACAATCTATAAATTACAAGACTATCTTCAATCATGCGAAGTTGATTGAGAGATTTAATTGCTTTATGTAAATATGATAGTGTTAAATGTTTATTTCTATCTACAAGTCCTGAAGTTACATGTGTAATTGCATCTTTTGCAATTTTTATACCCTTTCCGGTAATTGATCCATATTGTTGGGCAACACCTTCTGGATAATATGTATAAAATTCTACTATATCAGCATCTTTAGTAGTTGTTACATCTTCACTATAAGGTCTTGCTGGCAATGCTTTTTTATCATTGGGACGAACTCGCATAAATTTTATCTTTAAAGCATCAATATATCTTACTTCTTTGATACCTTCATCAGGTTTTTCTAAATCAATTACTTTGTGATAATGAATTTTACCATCAACATACCAGTTGCGAAAAATTTCGTGTGATTTTTTATCAAATTCAAGTAAATCTTTTACGTACTTGAACTCTTGTCTAATTACTTTTTTGAGTGAAGCACCGATTTGAAGATTATCTAAATCAATTTCAACAGGACTATCATTTAAATCTGAAACAATTGCTTCATTTACAACATGTTCAATTGCAGTATCGCATTCTGGATGCAATGACATATCACGATATTTTTTAACAATATCAAATTCTGTTCTAAAGACACCTTCAATATCTACATATTGTCCATAGAAACCTGAAGAAAGATAATAGTCAGATCCATCCTCATTGTTTGGAGGAACTGGACTGACTATGCCTTTAGACTTATTTTCCTGATCGTCAATTGAAAAACCAAAAAGTTTCGCCATCAATATAATAAACTGTTTTGACTATTTATCAGACTACGGAATCTGTATTTGAACCCGTATAAGCTTCCCACCATTGAACTTGCAGTGTTACCGAAAATTCTTCAATAACGTCAGCAGTGTCGTAAGAAAGTTCAATAGCACCAACTGAACTTGGCCAGCATCCGTGCATCTTGTATGCACGCTTTACTGGAATTGGTGTAGCATTTTGAGAACCAGGAGTAGGAACGGTTTCTGCACGTCCTAGTTGAGATACAACCCAATCAGCAAAATAATCTGCTGGGTTTATTGTACCCGAACCATCAGAAATTTTGGTGATGTAGTTTGACCACTTTTCAAATGCTTCTCTTAGTTTGAAGTCAGCATCGTTGATGACTGTAATTGTCCATGGATCAATTCTTTTATCACCAGCAACTTTGAGTTGTCTACCACGAAAAGGAACAATAACTTCAGCAATATTTGATGCTGGAAGTTGAGCACCTTTGATGAGCATTCTATATGAAGTGTCACCAATCTCATCAAAAATTCCATTCCCTGATGGGAAATTCATTTCTACTTCAAAAAGATTTGCTCTAGCACCACCTTGAACAAGTCTTGACTTGAAATTGTCAATTGTTCTTCCATTATTAGGAGTATTAAAGATGTTTGTGTTCTGTAATGGCATTGTTTTATTCTCCTAGTATCAAACGGTGCCGACGATTTCGGAGAACGAAACTCCCGTTCTCGTGGCGACGAACGTTAGACCGATAAAATTAATCGATCTTGCTGGCTTCACGTAGATGTCAGCGATAAACTCATTACGATCAATTACGTCAGGTGTGTTATTTGTTTCGTCACAAACAACAAGGAACTCAGTTACACCTCGTTTCGCTTGAACATCACGTAGATATGGTTCAACGATATTTACAAAGTTAGATCTTGTTCCAGCATCATTGAGTTCAAATAATTGTGCTTTAGCAGCATTTTCAATTGCTTTTTCAATGGTGATGAATAAGCGTCTTACATTGATGCGATCAAATGCACTTTCAAATCCTAGTCCAGTCTTATCTCCGAAGAGAATAATTCCAGAACCAGGTGATGCGATAATTGGATTGATCCTGTTTGAATACAATCTATCTCTTGCATCTTGTCCTGGGTTAAACGCAAGTTTGACTGCAAAGTTTAGAGAACCTCTGCTTGTTCCTGCTGGTGAGAACCAAGGGAATTGATCTCTATCAGTTCTTACACATAGACCTGCTATATCGTTTGAACAAGGAATATATATAAATCTCTTATTGAAACGATCATAAACGTATTGATAGCTATTATCAAATACGACGTAAGAAGACGATGAAAGTGGAGCAAAGAATGATAGAACATTCGTTAGTTGTGTACTTGTGTTTGTAACGTTTACAACACTATCTCTATTTGGTGAAATAAATGCGACACAATCCTTGCGTTCTTCACATATTGAAATTAGTTTATTTGCTTTTGCTTGTTCTTCTTCCTTAGATTTATAAGCACCGCCCTGTAATAAGAACCTAATATCACTATTTACAGGATCTGATAACAAATCATATGCAGTTAGAAGATCTCCAAGTGGAGCATCATAATATCCAACTCCTTGATAATCCTTACCACCTGTTAGGCTGTAATTAGCATTTCCCAGTGAGGAGAATGTAATGTTTTTTGCTTCCTGTCCCCACGAACCAGCAGATGCTGTTATTGCAATAACACCAGTACTAAATCCACTAGGACGTGATCTTGTTCCCCAGTAAGTATCAGTTGCATTCACTGGAGATAGACCAGCGTAGATATACTCAGAATTTACTGCAAGATAATCTTCATAGTAAATTGACTTCTGTGGAGAAACTTCAGCATCTTTTGCTTTTGAAAGATTACCAAATTTTTCTAAAATTGATCCAACAGCACCTGTTACAGAACCAGAAGCATCAATGACAACTACATTTAGTGCATCGTTGCGTCCGTTTCTTTGAGCAACATATGAGTTAGTTCCTGGTTTTGCAAGAACCGATCTCCAAGATACTGTTACTGCATCAGAACCACCATCAGCAACGCTCGTTAAAACGTTCTGTTGATCATACCAATCAGTTAGTGATTTGCCACCAGTCATGATGCCAACATCACCTATGGTAGAAGATGAGAAACCAATGTTAGCAGTAGTGAATTGATATAGAGAACCAGATTGATAATCTACTGCAGTTTCAGTTCCAAATCCAGATACATAAGTTACAACTTTTACATCAACAAAACTTGCTCCGATTGCAGTAACAACACCCTTTAGATATCCGCTTGCCGCTGCAGTTGTACCAATACCAATTGAAACACCACTCAATGTTTGAGTTACTGCATAACCAACTTGAATTCCATGAAAAGCGGTAGTAATACCAGTAGTTACAACAACTGTAGTTGAAATTCCAGAAATTCTTTGATCTGCCGCCGCATCAATTACACAAACTTTGAGATTTTCTGCCCAGTTTCCTGGGTTCTTTGCTGCCCAGTAAAAAGAAGTATCTGAAGTGTGGTTGTTATTGTAATCATCAAAATTATTAATACTTAGAGATGTTGTTGATGCAATACCAACACCAGCGTTTGCATTGGTTAGTTGTCCACCGCCTGCTCTAACTACATCTAACTGACCACCATACGATAAGAAGTTTGATGCTGCGTACCAACTTTCGTAATGATAGTCCGTTAGACCAACACCAGGACCACCAAAAACTTCTACTAATTCCTTTTCGTTTGTAACTCTTACTATTTCATTGACAGGACCCTTTTTAAAAGGTGCAGCAATACCTGCAGAGACGTTTAGTGTTGCATTTACGCCGCCACGGGTTAGATCTACCTCTCTTACACGAATACCTGGAGATGCTAACTGAAGTGCCATTCTATACTCCCTACAGTAACCCTAATTTTAATCTAAAATTATTTATAAATTCTCAAAATCACTCATACTCCCACATGTAAGATTTGTCTCCATATTCATCAACTTTCCACACATCACCATTTTTATCAATTTCATTATCAAAAATATCTAACCCATCACTAACAAACCCAAATGGTGCCATATCTTGTTCAATTTGATTTCTTTGATCTTCATAAATTCTTTTACGAATATCCTGATCCGTCATTTCTTTAAAATACTCTTGAGCAACTAACCATGAGAATATTACAAGACACATTGCCAAATCATCATTACATCCTTCTTCAGCCTCAAATGACTGTTTTCTTTGAATGAATGTAGTTAACTCACTGATTGTCTCATAATCTGTTATAATAAGTTTGTTATCTTCAATTAAAGTTTTTAGATTTGAACATCCTACTTTTTTTGTAGTCGAACTCATCTTTACTCCAAGTTGAGTTTTCTTTCCGGAAAATCCAGTTCCAACAATTTGTCCAGCACGTCCACGCATAGAACACATTAATATATTTTCATATTCAAGATCAAAATTTAAAATTGAAGCAACTTGATCTCCAATATCATTAACTTCACATAAAATGTATGCATTATTATATGCTCTTGCTACTTCTTCAATGACTGATGGAAATAGCATTGGTTTAATTTCATTATTTCTATATTTTGCTACAACTTTATATGGGAACGTAGTAATATCAAATACTATAAATGCTGAATAATCTTTTGATACTCCACGAGCAACGTCAACAGTAATAATATAATCTCGAATTTTATCTGGTTCATTATATACATACAGACTTCCGTTAGTTTTTACTGGATCATCATAAACCATTGATTTTAGTTTAGATGGTGCAATCAAAGTATCAACTGATCCTAAAAATTCACATTCAAATTCAACCCTAAATTGTTGTTCTGAAGTATTTGCAATTGTAGATGCTTTCCATTTTGTATCTCTACCTGGAACTTCTGACCAATGAACTTCTATTGGAATATATTCATTTCGCTCTCTTTCGGAATCATGCCACAACCGATAAAAGTGATTCATACCGTGAGGGGTAGAAACAATAATTACCTTTGTAGATTGACCAGATGAAATAGTAGGATAGACAGAAGCGAAGAACTCGTCAGCAATATGGTTAGGAATGAACGCAAATTCGTCCAAAAATATAATATTGTAAGATCCCCCACGAACAGCAGAGGCAGAAGTAGAAGCAGCAATAATTTTTGAACCATTTTCTAACTCCATAGATCGTTTGTTCCAGGCAATAATACCTTGTTGCATCCATTTTGGAAGATTTTCATAAGCAAGTTGAAGTCTACTTAGTAAATCACCAGCAGTAGATGCTTTGTTTGCTAGAATTGCAATGTTTACATTATCATTGAAGACAGCATAATGTAGAAGATAAGAAACACAAGTTGTAGATTTACCTGTCTGACGAGGCATCTTACAAATATTGAAACGGTGAGCATGGAAGTTCCTAATAAGTTTCTCTTGGAAAGGATACATCTCAAAAGGAACTAGACCATGATCAAGAGAAACAATTTTAATATAATTTCTAGCAAAATATACTGGATCTTGTTTACATCTAAGAAACTCAAGAATTTGCTCTTCAGTAAATTCAATTGCAGTATTTGCTTTTTTTAAATTGGGATTACCAAGATAGATATCAGCTGCCATAATATATCTCTATTGTATTAGTAGTTCCATTTTTAAATAAGAAATAGATTTCTCCAAAATATTTACATCATCGAAAAAATTACCTAATCCTCTGTTACAGTGATTGCAAAGCATTCCTCTAAATTTTCCTGTATTGTGGTCATGATCCATAACTAAAGATTTTGTTTTACCAACATGCTTATTGTTTTTAGTACCACCAGTGTCTTCTTTACCACATATATTGCATTTGGTTTGTTGTTTTAATTTTCGCACCTCATCGTCTGTAAGTTGCCCCCTAAACTTACCCCAGTTTATTTCACTTCTATATGTAGCTCTACAAACTCTACACCAACTATCTAAACCATCTTTACATTTATTATGAAGTGGGAAGTATTCGGATGTTCTTGGTTTTAAATTCTTACATCTAGTGCAAATTTTTTCCAACACTTTATACCATTTTATTTTGTTTTATTAATGAAAAGGTATGAAAACTAACAGTTCCAGGCTCTCAAACTTTTATTCACTCTGCTATTGGGGTCGTTTGCTGTTTTCTTGCTAGTAAGTTTTTTCTTTAAACCTTTCATTCTGGCACAAAAAGAATTTCTACGTGAACCACCTTCTGGTTGAGGTGCTTTCAAATCACTACCAGGATTCTCACGTTCGTATGATTTACGACCTTTTTCATTGAGACCACCTTTTTGATTTTTTCCTTCTTTACGTTGCCAAGCAGCAACTTCGTTTAATTTTTCTTCCTCATTGCCGATGCTATCATTACTGATCTGCCTAAAATCACTAAAAGAAAGTAATTGTTGTGTGTCATAACTTTCCTTTGTAGAGGTCTTCCATCCACCACCTTTGGATTTATACCATTTGGCAGCCCATCCATTAGCATAAGCGGATGGATATACATCAAATTTTGCTCTTGCCTGGGATTTTGCTTTAGACCATAGAGAAGGATTGGTCGGAACATTTTTTTCCATAATATATTCTTCTCTTGGTTCATACATTGAAGTAAAACCACTCACTGTAGTTTTTACTGCAGACTTTGCAGTTTCACCAGATTTCTTTAGTCCCTTTTTCCATTCTGGTTCTCCTGGTTTTTTTGTATTAAACGGTTGTTTATTTGTTTCACCCGGAACGTTTTTAATAACATCCTGAACTCCTGTTTTAACTGTATCAACACCAGATTTTACTGTTTGTCCTGCTGCCTGAACTCCTGTTTTAACTACTCCAATACCAGATTTTACTGCTTGTCCTGCCTTTGCAACACCTTGTGCAATTCTTGATATTGCTGAAATTCCCCTTACAATTGGAGCAGCAAGTGCAATCATTTCATCAAGTTCTGTTTCTTCAGGGACACAGTTAGGAACTGTTCTTGTTCCTTTCTTCTTTAATCCAACTTGTTTATATCCTTTCCAACAAGCTTCCATAAACTCTTCTGCAGTTTTGACCGGATGTGATTGTCCAGCAAGTTTTAATAATTTGATTTTTAAATCTGGAGTTTTTGCTGACATTGCAGTATTTACTCTACGATCAAATTTTTGATATTCTTGCTCCGATTGCTCATCAATTTTGTTAGATGACATGATTGGTTTTCCTCCTTTTCCTGAACGGTCTGCTACTGGATCTTCTTTACGTTTTCTTTTGACTGCTGTAGCAATCTCATTTTTACCCATTTGAGATGCTTTTTCTTTAGACAAACATTTTGGTTTTGGTTCACCAGGTTCACGAGCACATTTACCAATTCTTTCACCTTTTGTATTATATTTATCCCATCCACCACCACCTACTCCACCCTCACCACCCGTTCCAAACCACTTTCTCAAATCTTCTTTAACTGAGTATGCTGCAGCAGCATCCATATTATGATCAGTGTCAGTAATCTTTGCTTGAATCCAAGCAGGAATATCTTTTTCTTTCTTGCCAAGTTTTGATTTTAGTTTTTTAGCATTGGCAATAGCATTGTCAAGTTGACTACTCGCCATTGAAACTTCGTGATCCTTCACAATAAAAACTAAGTATTACTTATCATTATTTAGAAACCCTTGCTTTAACATCTTTTGAAGATCTGCAGTTGATCCAATAAAGAGTGCATTATTAACTGTTTTTGGACCATTACTTTGTGGTTTTTCAATATCTTTCATTTTCTTTTGAAGTTCAAGCAACTTGTCCGTTACGTCACCAACAGACTTGATCAATTGTCCTGCAACTTCAAATGCCCTTGGGTGTTGACTATCTTGAGCTAATTCAAGTATTCCATTAACTGCTTCTTGACCTTTTTCAATAAGAGTATATAATTGTTTTCTACTATATTCATAATCTTTTTGTGGATCATCAGGAGTTTCTACTGGTGGTTTTTCTTTAACAGTCTCCACTATCTCCGCTTTTATGTCAAGCGCCTTATCAATAGCATCGAAAGATTTTTCCATAAATTATACATCATTTCCTTGACTTGAACTAAATGACTTAAAATCTTGGAAGAATGTTCTAGTTTCATTAAAACCAAAGTCATCATCAATATCAATCAAAGCGTCATCATTAATTGTAATGCGATCAACTTTATCACCAATGTAATGTTCTTGAATTGATGAACCATATTGTCCTCTGGATACAATAATGTTTGTTCCATCAATCTCTTCAATTCGCATTACCTCTTCATTGACTTGAATATATTTTCTAACTTCTAATGAAGCAGAACTTGTAACCTTCATTAATGTCTTAGAAGTTTCTAGTGTTGCTGTCAATGCAGTTGTTTGATCATTAGTATAATCTTTTGTTGCAGCAGGAGTTGCAACATATCTAATTTCTCTTGGTGCTCTAATTGCAGAAGCATAATCAATCTGAACTCGTTTGATGATACCACCACTTTCGTCAGTTGGTAATTCGCTATAGAAATATGTCTTTGCAGTAAAATCTAAATCATACTGAATAAATCTTCTTTTATCAAAAGATCCTTCATATTCATCTTTAAATGAAATATTATTTAATGTAAATGGAATATCTCTTACTTCGTTAATTTCATCAATTAGTTTTACTGAAACTGAAAATGATGGTTGAAAGAATGGTAGAATTTGCTCTAAAATTTGTAGAGCATCATCTTGCAGTTTAGATGCAAAACTCAACCTAAATCCAATATCATATGGAACAGGCATGAATACTTTTTTAATTTTATTATTCTCTACTCCACAAAATTTTGTTATTGGAGATGCCTTTCTAGAAGGATCATAACGATATGATATAATTTCAAATGCTAATCTTGGTAATGTAATAGCAACAGTTCTATCAAAGTTTGGTTGCTGTTCAACTCTTGCTAAGAATTTTTGAATTGGTCCATAAGCAATTGGAACTTTGATAATACTCAGCGTTTGATCTGTGTCATCTGCTTTGTGTTTAATTTCAATATTATTGAACAGTGTTCCAAAAGCAATAACTGTCTTTTTAATAATTTCGTGATAGAAATATGCTCCTAACATTTATTATATCTCACCAAATGGATTGTTTTCAGAGAAATCAAGAATTGTACTTGCTGCGGATTGAATTTCTTGATTTTGCTCAAATGGATCGTCATCATCATAGTTGATTGTATTTAGGATGTACGCAACACTACCAAATGTAGTTCCTGCACCAATGATCATTTCACCTGGAGCAAATTTACCAGTCAAACTACGTGCTCTCATTGTTAGAGTTGGTTTATCCCAAGATGCTGTAATTGCAGTTGTACCAGTAGAAACTCCCCTTATAATATCTCCAAACATATATGTTCCCACACCAATAGTTCCTGCAGCAGATACTGTAATTGTGGGTACTTGCGTATATCCATAACCCGCATTAATAATTCTGATTGCTGATAGATTATTTTGCGTATTAAGAACTGCAGTTCCAATAGCGGTAACTCCACCAGAAGGTGCATTAGTAAATGTAATTGTTGGTGGTAAGACATAGTTTTTACCACTAGTAGTTATTGTTACGACGCCAACAGAACCAGTCGTTCCAATTCCAACTACCGCAACCGCACCAGTTCCATTTCCATCTGTAGAAATAATTTGAACTTTTGGTATTGTTGTATATCCATATCCAGTATTTGTAACATAAATCGCTTGTAGTGATCTTGTACCACTACTATTTTCTGTAGTAATTGCAACTGCTTGCGCTGTTCTACCTATACCTGGAGGAGCAATTCTAACTGTGGGATCTGCAGTATATCCCGTTCCTTCATTAAGGATATTAATCGTATGAACGCCACCATTAACTAGAGATGTAAATGCAGCAGCAGTTGATCCAATACCAACAAAAGTAAGAATTGCATTATATCCAAACGATCCAAATTCATTATCAATTTCAGTAATTTGAGTATCTATAATTTCATCTTCATATTCAAATGCTTCACACTTCAAAAGGTATGTGTAATTTTTTTGTAATTGAAAAAATGCTGGTTGATCATTATCAACAAATTTGATTTCAAAAAGAGTATCTGATAATGGGAAGTATAATAAATCTCCTTCTAATGGTCTAGATGGATTATTTGGTAAATTAGTTACATTTTCTAGCAATGGAGTAATGCTATCTTCAAACCTTCTTTGTGAAATAACAATTTGCATTTCTGCAGTTGTTCTAACACCAAATTTTGTTAAAATGCTTCCAGGATCACCAAATCCTTCATAACTCTGAACATATCCTTCAATAGGAAAAGATTTATTAAACTTTGAAGTCGAAACTTCACGCATTATAGATTTGGTATTTACAAAAATTCTTGGTAAGTAAATAAATTCAATACCATGAATTTTGATGTGCTCATCCATCAACTCTTGCACAAGAGTTTGTTCTGATTTAGTTCCTTGCGTAAAAAATGGATTAAGCATTATCCGATCATATCTAATGGAGGAAGTTCATAATCATAAGTCATTCTTTCTTCTAGTTTTTCTAATTCTCCTAAGGCATCTTCATAAATTTCACGACCATTCAACTCAATTCCACCTGGAAGTTTTACTCCCCTAAACTTGATTAGGTTTTGCCCCCATTGTCTTTTCATCAAAGCAGTAAAGTACTTCTTCAAAAATGGATCATTATAAACTTTTGTAAATTCATTTGGATTTAGAACTCTATAGCATTGAATAATAATATAATCATCAACCTTCATACTAGAATAATCTGTGTCTAGGTATAATCTATTCTGTCTTCTATTGAACCTAATTTGTTTATCTGGATGTAGAATAAAATCTATATCTTCCAAATATCTTTTTGTCATAGTATAGTTCAATAGTTCAGTAGAACTAAACCAATAAATATCATTCAAAAATAATTGATAGTTTACACTAAACATATTCGTGCTAATTGCACGATTATCTAATTTCCAAACTTTTTCAATTCCAATAACTGCATCTGGAACTTGAATAAAGTTTTGATTTTCTTCAAAGGAGAATGTAGTTGTTCCTATGCCAGTTATATTTGATGTCCCTGTTGATGTAGTAATTCCTATTGATTTATTTGATCCTCTTGCTTGAATTGAATCGATAAAATTTTGAGTAATTTTAAATTTCAAATACATCAATTCGACACCATCCATATGTCGATTTTGATAAATTTGAATAGCATCATCAATCAAATCTTCAATTTGCTCATCGGCAAGATTAATCTCTAATACAGGATACCCAAGTTGTCTTTTTGCGTAGTTTACTAATTCCTGTCTAGAAGCAGGGTTTGCCATTGATATATCTACTTTTTTCTATTTATTATGTTCTTGTAATAACGACATCAACTTCATCTCCATCTGTCAATGCAGAAACAAGGTTAATAGCAGGGGATCCAATTGTATAATCTTGTGTGTTTTCTAATCTAAAACCATTTAAAAATACTTGAAGATTGCTTGAAGTAATATCAGCACTTGTTGGGGTAAATACTGTTTGTCCTTGAATTGATGTGAAATAATCTTCAGCAGTATCGCAAACCAAGTCAACTTCATCTCCAGCGGTTGTTGGAATTATAAATGCAACAGATGAAGATGCTCCATAATCTATAGTCTTTCGTAACTTGATACCATTGACATATACTTTGATGTTTGAAGCAGATGCAAAAGATCCGCTTGGATTAATTATTATTTGTCCTTGCGTTGCAGTAAATATCTGTTCTTCTAAAGTATTTCCAAAGGAAACTATAATATTGACACGATCATTAGCAGTTGCACCACTAACTAGCGTAACAGTTGATGGTGCAGTTATTGTGAAATCTGTAGTTGTTCTAAGTTTTATGCCATTAAGAAAAACTTGAACAGATTTTCCAGTAAAGTTTTGACTGCACGTAAAAACTGTTTGTCCTTGCGTTGCAGTAATATAGTCATCCGAAATTGTTGTAGCAGAACCAACACTTTCGGATCCACCAGAAGCGGTGGCAAATGATAAATTTCCAAATCCGTCAGTTTTTAAAAACTGACCAGAAGTTCCATCAGATGAAGGAAACTTAAACCCAGAAATTGTTGATATTCCTGTTGAATAAATGCTACCATAAAAAGTAGTTGCAGTGACTAATCCAGTAACATTTACGTTTGTTCCTTTTAAATATGTTGCTGTAGAAACGCCTGATGAGTTGATATTACCAGTAATATCTCCAGTTAGTTTACCAATAAAAGTTGTTGCAGTAACAACACCGCTAAATTTAACATCTCCTACAACATCTAGTTTTGATGTTGGTAATGTAGAACCTATACCAACATTACCAGCAGTAAAGAAAGTATTATATGTATTTGTTCCTGTACCAACATTCCAAGGATTAACAACAACAACTGTTGTACCAACTCCAACTGATGATTGGTCTTGTTTAATATAAATTTTACCACCAAATGTATTGATTGATAATTCTCCAAGATCCAATTGCGATGTCGTGGGAATTTTCCCAGACACAGCTGATCTTTTAAACTTGATTGTAGGACTTACCATTTACAAAAATAAAAAATCTGCTATAAAGCAGAGACTTTTTTCCATTCATATAATCGCCGTCAGAAATAGTATATACTCTCTTTACGAATGATTGTTTAGATTGAATGTTGTCTCTAAGTTGGTATTATTTAGGTTGATATTTTTTATTTAAAATTCAGCAGTATCAACTTTTTTTGTACTCCTTTTTGGTGCTTCTTCTAATTGTCGTTGTAAGTCATTGATCAGTTCTTGTTGAATTAATGTTCTTACTTCAAACGCAATAGATTGTGCATTTGCTTCATTCAATCTTCTTTGATACACATTAATTAATGACTTTAGTTCTTGTTCATTCATAGCAATAAAAAAGGGGAAGTTTTAAACTTTCCCCTATTTATTGGATTTTATTTAGATTTAGAATGAACCACCATCTATTGAGATGTTCTCAAGAGATCTTGTAGTTCCACTGCAAGAAATTACTTGAGAAGCACCTGCACAGTCATTTACATAAAGAGAACCGATTTGTAATCCACCATATGTTGATGGTGTAACAACACCACTACTTTCTGAAACGGTTGCTGCAAGGACAAATAATGATGCACTATCATCCCAGAAGAAAGCAGCTTTTCTTGCTTGGGTATCATAGTAATTCATGATTAAACCAACATCTTTGTTGGTGTCAGAAGATGGAGCAGATCCATCAACCATTTGAAGTTCAAGTAAAGTATCTTCTACTGTGGTTTGTACAGTATTGATTTGTGTTGTTGTTCCGTTTACAACCAAATCACCACCAATAATAACGTTACTTGAGAATGTAGAAATACCAGTAATATTTGCACCGCCAGAACCAACAATCAAACCATTATTACTATAGGTTAGATTTGTACTATCTGTCAGAGCACCTGCAGCACCAGCAATAACAACACGACCTGAAGTTAAATCACTAACTGTTGCCGATGATAGCGTTGTTTCGCCACCAGTGATATTTGCACCAGTACTTACATTTAGAGTTCCACCTACAGTTGCACCAGCAGAAATATTTACTGTAGTTGATTGTAAGAACGAAATTGTAGAAACACCAACAGAATTTAATCTACCAGTAATACCACCAGCAACCGTTAAGTTTTCTTCAGCACTAACGTTACCAACAAAAGTTGAAAGACCTGTGATTTTTAACGCTGGTAATGTAGCACCACCAGCGCCACCAAGAACATACTGCGACATTTGATCCGCAGTAATTTTTCTAATATTGCCAGTACCTTCATCTGCAATAATTAATAAATCATTCTGTGTTAAAGATGAAAGCGCAGTGCCTCCAGCAATATCAAGGGCAAGAATTGGAATGGTATTGGATGAAATACCAGCACCAGAACCACTGAAAGATGATGCAGTAATAACACCCACAGCGTTTACTGTAGTTGCTTGAATTTGAGTGATTGTAGAAACACCAGAGGCATTAATATTACCTGTAATGCCACCAGATACTGTTAGGTCTCTATTTACCGATAGATCAGTCCCTACAGTAGCTGCAGCGGAAACGTTTGCAGTGGTTGCCTGTAGAAATGCTACAGTACCAACACCAGCGTTATTTACTGCACCAGTAATGCCACCAGATACTGTTAGGTTTCTATTTACCGATAGATCAGTCCCTACAGTAGCTGCAGCGGAAACGTTTGTAGTGGTTGCTGTAAGTTGTGAAGTAGTTGTAATTCCAGCAAGTTTTGCTCCACCTAAAGCTTCAAATACCTTAGTTGAGGTAGAAAATCCTGTCATTAGGATATTTCCAGCAGTCTTAAAGTTTTGGACTGCAACAACATCACCAAGTGATTTGAAGGTAACAATTTCTAGTTCATCACCTGCATTAACACCTGTTGTTAAATTTACAAGTGATCCATCAGTTGCTGTATAGTCCGTATTAGTTACTAGTCTTAGACCATTTAAATATACATCAACAAATCCTTCTTGATAACCAGCAGAAACTGTAAATGCTGCCTGATTTTGTGTTGCACTTATAAGTTCTGAAGTTGTATATGTAGATGCTGCAACACCAGATATTGTAATGACTGCAACTTCATTGATAACTTGATAATTTTCTAAACCTGTTCCAGTAAACTTAAATGCTGTTACAAGACCGTTATGACCACCACCAGTTTGAACACCAACTAGAGGAACTAATGACCCATCAGTATCACGGAAATCTGCACCACGGAAAGATGATGCTGTAATAATGCCAGTTGCATTAACTGTGGTTGCTTGTAAGAAGGAAGCAGTTGATACTCCAGTAGCATTTAAGTTTCCTGTAATGCCACCTAATACTGTTAGGTTTCTATTTACCGATAGATCAGTCCCTACAGTAGCTGCAGCGGAAACGTTTGTAGTGGTTGCTTGTAAGAAGGAAGCAGTTGATACTCCAGTAGCATTTAAGTTTCCTGTAATGCCACCAGATACTGTTAGGTCTCTATTTACCGATAGATCAGTCCCTACAGTAGCTGCAGCGGAAACATTAACTGTAGTTGATTGTAAATGAGATGCTGTTGATACTCCAGTAGCATTTAAGTTTCCTGTAATGCCACCAGATACTGTTAGGTCTCTATTTACCGATAGATCAGTCCCTACAGTAGCTGCAGCGGAAACGTTTGTAGTGGTTGCCTGTAGAAATGCAATTGTAGAAACGCCAGAAGTGTTTACTCCACTTTCCCAAGTAAGAGTTCCACTGGAGTTTGTTCTTAGATATCCTTGATCTACAGCAGAACTTGGAAATGTATAAGTTACATCTGATCCAATGGATGCAGGTGCTTTTAATGTAATTGAATTGGCACCATTATTAGTACCTTCAACAAGATTTACACCAGAACCTACTGTTGTAGTTTCCTTTGTCCAATAACGATGAGAACCAAAGAATTTATTATTTTCTGTTGTACTATCAATACCCACATAAAGATCATATTTGTCAGTAGTGAAACCGGGTTCACCTATTCTCAGACCAGGTAAATTACTAAATAAACCTCTTTTAAACTGAACTACCGGAGCAGACATTTGATATATATGAAATATGGTTAACTAAGTTTATTTAGATATTTACCATTCTCCTGCATCTAAATCTATTTTATTATCTAACACATCGTCCAAATAATTTATTGTTGCGGTTGACATTCCTACAGGAGTAGGATCTGTTGTTGTTATTCCAACAGATGCATCTATTACTGTATCAGGATTTACAAACACATATTTTTGTGTTGTGGCATCATAAACCATAACATATTTGTTAGTAGATCCATTTAAATTTGTTGTATCTACGTCTAAAATATCTGCTAAATTTGCCACGTTTGATTGTGCTGAGGTAACAACTACTTGAATTTCTCCTATACCAATATTAATATCTGCATTACTATCTTCAATAGTAGATATAATTTCTGCGTTACTATCTTCAATAGTAACTATAATATCTGTCATTTTAAGAAACCGTTGGGTTTACTGTAATTTGACCAGTTATAACTTTTGTTTTTACATTATTTTGACTAGTATTAATAACCAAAATATCATAATTATATCTACCACCAGTGATAATACCAGTTTGAGAATTATTCAATGATAATGTCAATTTACCCTGAGATGGATTTGCATTATATGTTGTAGCAAAACTAATATGACCAGCAGAACCACTCCACTTTCTCATTTTTGCATCAAAATTATATCCAGTCAAATCTAAAGGAGAACCATCAGATTTTTTTAAAGAAAAAGTTTTTGAAAAATCAGATCCTTGTTCAAAGACTAAATTAATTGTTGGAACTGCCATCTCATACTACCATACTAGAATTATTTATTGAGAAAAAGAGACTTTAAAACTTCAATCTCAGATCTTAGTTCTTTGAGTTCTGTTTCATAACGTAAACGAGTATTTTTTTCATGGATATATTTTTCATAAGCAACCATATCCATGTTTATGATTGCTTGTGTATGTAAATCTCTTTCAAGATTTGAATAATCCTCTACTTTTGCTCGTTTTGTCACGCTAATGCAATTGCTCTAAAGTTTCTAATCCTTGGTGATTGTGCTTGATTTGTAGTTGAACATTCAATTTTAATTTGATATGCACTAAACTGTGGTAGACTATTTGCCGTCCAAATATATTCTACAAACTGATTATTGAGACTTGCGGAAATATTCCTATCGGATCTTCCACTATTATTTTTAATATTGATAACCTGTTGGTTAGCATCAAGATTATCGTATCCAGGGAATAATTCAAACACTTTATCAAGTTCAGAACCATCAACTCTAAACAATCGGTATAGAATTCTAATATCTGTTGATGTTTGCCTATAAGCATCTAAAAGGACCTTGAGTGAAGTTGCAGGTGCTTCTAGAGCAATTATCTTAGTTAGATACGAAAGATCGTGTGGATCCTCTACAAGAAGATTTGCTCTTCTATCTGTAGCATAATTTATAATTGGACTGTTTACCCTATGAGACTGAGTAGTAACGAAACTTTCAAATGCGTTTATACTTGGAGACACATTTTCATTGGTTGTACTCAATTCCAATTCAAAAGTAAATGATTTAGCACCAGGAAGAGCAAGAAGTTTTGCTTCTTCATTTGGTCTAGAAGCAATTATTCTTGGATCGTTAAAAGTTGTTTCATTTGTTAGCGAAACTGGTTCATATCCTTTATCCTGGAATGATACTTCACTTCCATCAATACTTGTTCCAGATGTTGTTCTTACCTGAGCACTAATACTTGTTCCATTTGGAAGATTATAATCAATGTGAGGAACAATACTTTCAAATTGAATATTTTGAGTTGCCTTAGCATTTGATCCACCACCAATTTTACTGGAGTTGAATACTTCTGCTCCTGAAATTTTTACATGATATTGATCAAGGGTTATTTTATCCTGAATTGTATTTGACGAATTGATAAGATTGTGTGTGGTATTAATTTTTCTTAACGATACACCAGCAAATTCATATTTTTGAATTGGTGTATTTGCTTCATAAGTTCTTGCTGTTGTTCCATCAACTCCTCTGGTTGTGATACCAGTTAGAATATTGTTGCCAACACCAATATATGCAATAATTTCGTCACCAACTAAAGCAAATCCTGGATTTGATGAAGAAACTTGAACACCTTCAAACATATTGAAATTTGTGCTACTTGCGACACTGATATTAGCAATAGAACTTACTGCATATCCAACTTGAATTGAAGTCGCTACAGTATCACCACTAATTCCAGTAATTGTGACAATATTGTTATCAGCGTGCATTCCATGGTTCTTATGGTTTACTTTGAAATATGTTCCATCATACTGATCTGTGTTGATTGTAGCAGTAGAAGGAACAATAGAGAATAGAGTTGATCCAACACCAACACCAGCACCTGCAGTTGGTACATACTGAATTTGATCTGATGTATTGAACTCTTGTCCAGTTACGTTAGTTAGAACAAGAGTATTTGTTGAGGTAACAACACCTACAGTTAAGGTTAAATTTTGACCTAATGTGTTACTACCAAGCGTAGCTGTTAGCGTATCACCAACTACATATCCACCACCACTAGCAGTGACACATACACTAGAAACAGCACCACCACTGACAGTAACGATACCAGTAGATCCAGATCCAGATCCAGTAACTGTTGTAAAGTTTACTCCTTGGAATATTCCATTAGAATATCCAACACCAACATTAGTAACACTTAATCCAGTATTGGCAAGTCCAACAGCACCACCTAGACTTTCTACAAATCCACTGGAAGTTCTATTGTCTTGTTTAATTTGGGATCCAACAACAATAAATGGAGATGTAATCGCAGAAGATAACCCAAGGGTTACTTTTTTAGCAAATACTTCAATTGGATTTGCTTGTAGGATATTTCTAGAATTATATGTCCTTAGTTCTGGATTATAAAACTTAAATGTTCCCTTTTGTGTATTGAATTTTGCTTTACGTGCAACATATTTTAGGTCTTCAAGTTGCGATGCTTCCCAAGTAGATGCATTTTGTGACTTGAATAAAGATCCTAATGATGGTTGCTTATTGATAATAATTTTTTGAATTTCTGGTAAGTTTGCAGTTGAAATATCTTCTTCTCCAACACGAGAAATCCAAACATTATATGCATCGGTATCAGCAAGAATTACAAATGCATATTCGCCTTTTGGTAGATAAACTGGAGCATCAAATGTAAATGTTGTTTCTAAAGATCCTGTACTTGAAGTTGTAATTTCGTTTGGATATTTGATAACACTAGACCCTTCAATAATAGTTCCAGAAGGAAAACCATTTACGACATTTACAATTCTAAGTTCTACAGGAATTATTGAACTCTTTGTTGCAAAATAAAGATCAACTGAGGTATAGAAAATACCAGGATCTTCTTCAACAAAGAATGATTGTGCTAATGGGTCTGATGGTGCGGGAGGTGGACGACGACGAACAATAGTTGTTTGTGTTTGTAATGTTCCTTGTGAGAAGAAGTTTGCGTCTGCTCTACTTACAACCACACCAGGAATATTTGATGGGGTTTTTTCCGCAGATACTTCAACAGTATTTGTTCCGTTTGCAAATTTTAGATTTGTTTTTGGAATGTTAATACTTCCAATCAGAACACCATTTGCATCACTAATTAAACGAATTTCTTTTACAGTTGCTTCTGCTTTACTCGTTTCACCAACAAGTTTCATTCCTTGAACAAGGGAACCAAAAAATCTTTCATCAGATTTTTGATTTAGTGATGCAGTATCAATATTCAATACTTCAGTTGTATCACTGTAGAAAGAACTTAATCCAACATTTGAATATGGATTATTATTGTAAACTGCTGTTGGTATATTATATGGACCATCTTTATGGTTTGCTTGTGCAAGCCTAAATCTAATTTCTAGATTTGTTGTTGTATTTTGGTTAGAAAGAAGTCTTCCAACAACTGTTTCTCCAACTTGGAAAGATCCTTGAACTGGTGTTACTTCTAATAGTTTAGGAACAGTCAACGTCCTATTATCAGACATATCTGTTCTTGAGAAGAAACTAAAGAACTTAGTTGCTGGTTTTAGTCTCGATGCTTTGAATTCAATATTCTGTGCTCTCAGATTTGGAATTGCAGTTGAAGTTGTAATAACTTCAGTAGTTCCAAAACCACCATCAATAGTTTTATATTCTCTCTCAATCCAAACATCTTGCGTTGGATTAAGAGACATATTACCACGCCAAGTAACAACATCAAATGGATTGACATTTACTGCTCTACTTGCAAATGGTTGTTTAAAATCTTCTACCTCAGAATAATCTAGAGTTACAATATTTTTTGACTTCTTAATATTTGTAGATCCAAGATCATTTACATAACGTACATCAACACTTAAATTTGATACTCCATTTGTACCGATAAGAGATTGTGATCCAACTAAAAGGTCAATGCTATCATAATATGATCTTGCAACCATTTCATTATTTTCAATATCATACTTTAATACAGGCAGTGTTTTATCTGCAACATCAAATGTGCTGAAATTATCTACAACAAATCCAGACTTAAATTTATCAAGTCCTGTATCTGGGTCTTTAATAACTAAACTTGATGTTTTTGCTTCAAGCAAGGACAGGCTTGTATAATATTCTAAACCAGCAATTCTATTCTCAAGTTTTCCAATATCAAGCATTGTATAACGCTTATTCGCTTTAAATTCAATTGTTATATCAGTATCTACGTTATAAACATATGGTGCGTATGTAATTGTTGCAAGTTCAAATGACCCATTAATTGCTTCTGGTAAAACTGGACGTTGAGAAGAAACACCTTTTGCAATAGTAAATGTATTGTCCTGATTGAGGAATAGTCTATCAATTCTTCCCGTATAGAAATTATAGTCTAAAACAATATTTTCATCAGAAACAATCACATTTGGAACAGTTTGTCCAGATCCACCAAAGTTTCTTGATGAAAATTCAAATGGTGATAATGTTCCACTATAGTCTGCTACTCGTGGTCTAAAGTCAATAACATCAGTATTTCTTATGTTATTAAAAGTTTGAATATTTTCATTATAATCAGGATAACTGTTAGTTGTAATAATTTCACCATTATCACTAGAATTGATGGTGAAATAATCAAAGTATACTTTTAGTTGACGTGAAGGTTCTTGTGATCCAGACTTTCTAATCAATCTACCAAAATCATAATATTCAAGTCGTTGACCTGTATCAAAACTAAAGTTATCTAAGATATTTGGATCTCCTAGATTGATTTGTGAAATATTACCGGTTACTCCACTTTCTTGGAATGTAACTTGTTCAGTTTCAAGAAAACTTTGATTATTTTTAGTAATATAATAAATTTGATTAGTTGCTGTTTTACCAAGAACTAATGCTGAAGCACCGGAAGTATTGCCAATTAAAATTTCACTATTAATCAGATCTTGATTTGTTCCATTTGGACCATTTAGTGACGAAAGAACTAAACTTGGAACTGTTGGAGCACCATTTGTTGATGACTGAAATACTGCATGAACATTGACAACATCAGCAACATCTAAAGAAATTTCTTTATCTTGAACACGCTTACCGTATGCGTTAGTATAAATTAAACCATCACTAACTCCAGTTGAAATTCCTGAGTAATTATATTTTGATCCAGAAACAGTAACTGATGCTGAACGGTTTAAAACTTTGTTTTTGGATGTAACTTTTGATTTTTGTTGAGTTGTTACAGCAACTACACCAGTTTGATTTACTTTAGATAAACCAAAAATAGTTGCACCTTTTCCACCATTAGTTAGTTGGAATTGATCTTGAGTTAATGGTTCAACTGTTCCATCCATATAGAAAATTGAATACCTTTCCTCATCAAATGGAGCATAAACAAAATCTGTTCCTGCTAAAGATGGTAAATCTAATGATCCTAAAGATGATGAACTTCTGTCTCTGTATTCTTTTCTAATAAAAATATCTGATGTCGTTAGATCTACACTTTCAATATTTTTATTTGGAAACTCTGCGTACATAAAACCAGAACTTGAATTTCTGATTTTTGGTGCAACAACAAGAAGTCCAGAAAAACTAACAGCACCAGGTGGTAATGTTCCAGTAGCTACACCAACAACATTGGTTACTGCTTCAACAGTCAAACTCTGTGCTGTTGGTGTAATAGTTTTTACTCTATTAAAAACAGATCCAGATACATCAGTTCTAGCGTATGAAACAATATCACCAGTTTTGATACCTACAGTCCAACCGCTTGTAGAACTTGTAACAGTTGAAACACCACCTGATCCAGATGTAATTGTAAATGGTTTAGCGCCAAAATTAATTTTTGGTTCTAAAACAGTATCAACACTGAATGTTGTAATACCAACCTCAGATCTTACAGATCTAACATCAGTAATATCAAATTCTAATACTTTGGTAATTACTCTTCCATTTTCAATTTCATTTACAAGGATTGCTTCATCAACAATAAAATTACCAGAAGTTTGGTGAAGAGTTAGAATATTTCCAGATATAGATCTTAGATATCCTTTAGCGCCAGAATTTTTACCTTCAATTAAAGCAGGAGCACTAAGTGATAGTGTCTGGTTTAGGGTAATTTCTGTGTCAGTTTGAATGTCGTAGAGATATAAGTCAAACTGTGAGGCATTATTGGAATAATCTGCATTTGTACACTTATAGTCATATATTCTTGCTCTACCAACACTTTGTCCTGCAGTGGCAGATTTATTAGATCCAAGTCTATGACTACGGAGATCTACATATCCTGTTGTTGCAAGACCAACACTTGCACCACCATAAACATTATTTACTCTGAGAAGATTGCCTGCTTGGAATGGAATTCCAGCACCTAAAACAGTTGTAGTTTCTCTTGGTTTTTCTACATCTAAAAAAGTTGTTCCAATAGTTTCTACTTCGTAACCTTTAACATATGCCTTTCCTGAACCAATTTGAATTTCAAGTAAGTCTTTGGATGGTTTATTTCCTTGATCGGTGTTTTCTTCTGGAAAAAACACACCAAATGTTGAGTATCTGTCGTTTAAACTTTCTTTTGCTTGAAGATCAAATTGATTAACATAATAATCTCCACTTTCGTCATAAGTTCTTCTTGCTAGTTCTTTAGCAATCTCACTATAAACAGTTTTATTAATAATTTTTTTTACTTCACCATTCTTTACTCTGAATAGTTCAATGAAGTTTTCATCTTGATAGTCGTCTAAGTTTTTTTTAATTAACGACAAACTAATTTTCAATCTATCTGCTCCAGGAGCAGTGTAGTTTGAATAACCTTGAGCATTATCAGATAATGAAGAATCCTCAACAGCACTGATAATCTCTTCATTTACAAAAAATCCAACTCTATATGATGGAGTGTTTGAATACTGATCGAGAATAATTATTTCGTCATTTACTGCAATAAATGCACCTCTTGCAAAAAATACACCTTCAGTTACAGAAAAAGAATATCCAGTTGCAGTAGCCTTTGTAAGAATGCATGTTGAAAAATCAGATCCAGCCGCAATTGTTGTTGATCCGTAAGTAAAAGTAGTAAGAGTTACAAGATTTTCACCATCAAGAAACTGATCTGTACTATAATCTTGTTCTGATGATTTCTGATATTTTACATATAATGTTGTAACTCCTTCAATAGATTGATTTTTAGATAAAACTTTTTTTACTACTGCAGTAATACCTGAAGTTTTTCCCTGAATTGTTAATCCAACTAATTGATCATAGTATCTTTCAACTGGAACACCAAAGAAAGTTGGTTCTACTTTTACTGCATAATATCTGTCATCATAGGCAATAGATCCAGGAATTACTACTGATCCTTCTTTGAAGAAATGCTTGCCAAACTTCTCAACCTGATCTTGAAGAATTGACTGTAGAGTTGTTAATTCTCTTGCTTGAATTGGAACACCAGGTTTGAAAAGAATTTTATTATAATTCTTCGCTTGATCAAAGTCATCATAATATGGATTTGTGTTGAGGTTAGTGTTTTGTGGCATCTGATCAGAACTCTAATACAATTTTAATATCTTCTCTTTGGTTTGTAGCTCTTGTTACTTCTGGTCTATTATCAACGTAAATGATTTCTCCAGAATATTTTTTAATTTCTGGTTGTGCAAGACCATTATTAAATGTTTGTCCAAAGTAATAAGTTCTTGAGTTGACCGTTGTTGAAACTCCAGTAAATGTTGTTTCAATACCTACGGTTTCAGTGCCAGTAGTTGTTGTTACAACTACGTTTACACCTCCGCCTGTTCCTGGAGAACTTGTAAACTTATTTAGACGGTATCCGTAGGTTGGTTTTGATCCAGTTGAACTGTCAGTAGCAAGATCTCTATCTTGCCAATATTTTAAAATTTTTGTAACAGGATCATATGAAATAATTTTCCCAACCGCAGTTGATCCAACACCAATTGTTTGTCTGACTTGCCCATCAACAGATACACTCATTGTTGTTGTAGCAGCACCAGTCAAACGAAGACCATATACACCAGATGCAGAAGATGCTGTCAATAAATTTGAAGTTCCATTGACCAAAGGATTTTTGATTAGACCAATTCTTGCAAACTGATTTCCCGTTGGAAAATCTGGATTTGTTACATCACTATTTTCAATTCTTGAATAAATTAGAACTCTATTGGCACCAAGTTCTTTATCAATATCTGCACCATGTCCACCTGGAGGAGGAATAATTACAGAAAAACTTGCACCAGATCCAGTAACAACACTATCAAGATCTAGTGTAGAAAAAGTATATCCAGTCCCACCATTAGTTACTGTTACAGTTGTTGGTTTTCCATCAATAAAAGTAACTGATGCCAATCCATCTTGACCATCACCTTTAATTGGTACATTATTTTTTGTTCCACTGTATTGATATGAAGCAGAACTTACACTTTCGATAGTAATAACTTCAATTCTTCCATCAACTGCAGCGTTTCTAACATCAGCAACAGCGGAGTTTGTTTTCCAGTTAGCAGGAACAGAAATATAGTCAACACTATCAAACTTAATAATATCACTTGGTTTGATAGAAAATAGATATTTCCAAATATACCCATCACTTTCTAATCTTGGTTGAAGATCAGTATGTGTTGGTTCTTCAAGAGAAATAATTCCGTTTCCACTATTAGAAGGAGCAGCACCATTATAAATGCACTCATAAACTCTGTAGTCAGAGTTCATTGCATAAAAATTTGACCTGTACAAACTAGTTGCACCAGTTTGGGGTGAAGTTCTGTTTATACTGTAATCGTGACGGTACATTTCATAAATTATACCTGATGTCCAAGAAATTTTTCTAATAACTTTTAGAACATCACTTGATGTAATTTTTTTAGCAGAAATTAGAGTATCGTAAATATCGTTATATTGATCAAAACCATCAATTGGATATGGCGTATTAGTATTCCAATCTGCACTTACTTCAGTTGCATTTGGTAAACCAATAAACACGTAATAACTATTATCAGAAGTTGAAATACCACTGACAAAATTTGATGAATTCAATACTCTGATCTGATCAGTAATGACCGCTGGCATTATTTTCTAGACTTTTTGTTTTATTTATGAGTAATCTAAAGATAAGTTTGTAGTTCTAATAATTTGTGGCGCAGTTGATATTCCAGTAAGTCCATTTAGAGGATTGCAAGTAAATGCAAGACCAGTTGCTCTTGATGATGTAAATTTAGACCAACTGTATTCACCATAGAAATTACCGCCACCAGATCCTAAACCACTAAAGTTCAGTCCATGACCAGTTGTGATATTGACATGAACTCTCATAGATAAACCAGTTCCAACTGGACTGATATGACTTACTTGGTAGATGCCATCTAAGAGTTGAGTTGCGATACCAACAGTACTTGATCTATCTTGGGATAAAGCAGTTACTCCATTTCCAATATTGGATCTAGATACTATAAAATAGTCACCAGTTGAAATGCCAGTTACTAATGTGTTACCAAAAGATGCATCTCTTAGTGGTGAATTTAGAGGAATAAAGAAATTGAACTGCAATCCCTGACTGGTAGTTCCAATTCCAGTAATAATACCTTCATCACCAGAAATAGAAACTGATGAAACTGTTTCTATAGGTTTAATGAATGATGTTGTTCCAAATCCGGTATTGTCTTTATCACTATCAATAATTTGAATATCAAATGATGTTGTATTTGGATCTTCTGTTTTACTGAATACTAAACTACCTCCATCAGCATAGAAAACACTATCAGACGTGCTAACATTTTTGATAATTCTTGCAGTTGGTTTAATTTTTGCAGCATACTCAACTCTTGCTTTACTCACTTTGATACCATCAACAAACAAATCTTCTTGCTGTTGACACCAAACAACAGGTCTTAGTGGAGATGTTGATTGACTAATTCCTTGTTTATTATAATTGTTGGTTTGTAATGTATCTCTAGAAACTATTGCTCTGACAATTCTTTCATTTTGTTCAACAGGAATAATTTGATTTGGATTTTTAAGAATTGTTACACCATCACCAATTTTTATAGTATCGAGTGCTGTTGTAGTATCAATATCAGCATCTGTTCCTCTATAAAATAGTATCTGTAAAGAAGATCCTGCAACGGGTGGTTCTGTAAACGTTATTTGAGTTCCACCTTCAAAAGTATAAGATTCTTCTGGTTTTTGAAGAACATCATTAATAAATATCAATAAAACATCTGCTAAATTGATTGGTGCTCCTACAGTTTTTTCAATACTTAGAGGAATTCCATTTTCAGTAATAGTAAATGTTGTTTGAGTGCTATCAAATTCTGAAGAAAAATCATCAAGTACTTGTAATTTTCCAAGAACCCACCCAGCGAATTCATCATCTCTAGTTTCAACCACTGTAAAGATTGAATTTGCAAAAGTAGATCCAATACTAGTAACAGTTGGAATTCCAGCAATTCTTAGTTGTTCTCCAACAGTAAATCCGTATCCAATATTGTTTAGTTGGAATGATGTTATACTTAATCCAGATCCAACAACAATAGATGCAGAAGCACCTATACCTGTTGAAGAACTAATCAATTGAATATCATCATATGAAATTGGAGCATCAAAAGAAATTGCAGGAACATTTGTTGAAGTGTAACCTGCACCTGGAGTATTAATAAAAATCTTATCAATGTTTCCATTTAGGACAGTGAACGTGCCAGCAGCTCCAGTCGTAGGATTTCCGCCATTGACATGAATTCTATAAGTAGTTTGACCGTTTCTGTATCCGCTGCCAGAGTATCCCAGTGCAACTGTGATTGTTCCAAATCCAGAGACCACTGCGGTTCCTGTTCCGACATACCTTGGTTGATATCCATAACCTTCAGAATTTGCTAAAGAAACAATAAGACCTTTTCTTGGCAATTTATTAGCATTTACATCAGATGTGCTATATGCTTCTACAACTGCATTGCTATTACCAGTAAATCTTATTGAAGTAATTCCTGTTGACGCTCCACCTAAAAATTGATAGTCTACTTCTGGTTTTTGAAAAATATTATTGACTAATATTACACCAAAATCGCTTGTAATGCCAGTTGTATTTACACCAGAACTTTTTATAGTAAATGTTTTTGCTATTCCAGTAAAGTTTTGTGAGATATCATCAATAACAATATTTCCTTCATAATTAGATCGGATAAAAGATCTTCCTTGAAAAGAACTTCCATTAGTGACATCAATATAAACAAGATTGTGTGTACCAATACCAGTGTTAGTAAGACTAATTGCAATTCCTGTGATTGCGTCGTCTAAACTTGATGCAAATGAATAGTTGTTGGCAGATTGTTTTATTAAGAAATAATTTTCATTTGAAACTAATGGTGCTGGCGGTGTTAAACTTCGTAAAAGAACTCTAGATCCTGTTGTAAAAATATCATCTAAAGCAGTAAAACTTGTTGTTATCAAATTTACATTAGATGATGAAAATCCAACAGTATATCGAATACCACCAAAAGGAACATCTGCAAATGTGATTATATCTTTATTGATATTATAGTCACCAAATACAAGTTGAATATTGTCTCCCACAGAATGACTTCCTACAGATGTTCCCATCCATGATCTATCAACCAACATTTCATTAGGACTAGCATTGAAACCTACAATTTGGATCCTCATAATTTCATCATTGATTTGGATCAAATCATAATTCTTGAATAAACTTATATCATTGACTTGAATAATTCTATTGTTTATTGATGATAGGGTTGTTGCAGAACCTATTCTTTTATAAATTGGAGATTGAATTACATTATCGAGAGCAATAATACATTTGATATTTTGTTTTTCTGCTGTAAATGTATGAGTTGTTCCTACTCCAACCGTGGTAAGACCTATAGCATTTCCAGAAATTGCAAGAGTTGCTGCAGCTGCAACCTTGAATTTATTTTCGCTAATTTTTATTGCAAATACTTTTTGTGGTAAAGTTGTAGCACCACCTACGCCAGTGCTAGTGTGATCAATACCAATAGCAGAATTTCCTGGACCAGCATTATAATAAAGCGGTTCTCCAGTTACAAAAAAATGATTGCTGATAACAAAAGTATCTGCACTAAGTAAAACTTTAGAAGTATTAGATCCGTCAAATGTTTTATGAAAAATAGGATCTCCTTCGTGCGTCAAATTGAACGAATACCTAAAGGTTTCCGTTGCTGAATTATATTTTTTATTTACAGATCCTAACTCAAATCCCATGTCTTTTTAGAGTATTTATGGAAGGGTTATAACAACATCAGATGCTACGTCATCTGGGTTATCAATCATAATTTCAGATGTTCTTACAATGTATGCTTTATTTGTTCTTGGAGTAAATCTCAATAATCCATTAGATCCTGAAACAACCATATCAGTATTTTGTATATCTCTTGTAAGATCAACTGAAGTTGAAAGATTATTATATTTTATATAATTTATCACATCACCATAAATGTTTGCTGCAACATGGAAGAATGAATATACATTATCCGTTGTATTATGAATTTCAACAAGGTATTTTACAGAAACATAATTGTTGGAAGAAATAATTGATATAGTTTCTGCTGATGGGGATGCCGAAGAAGAAATTGTAGTTCTAGTACAATTTAAAGAAGCATCTCCAACTTCACGGGATGTGCCTGGAATACCGCTAGAAACTGTAGTTGCAACACCAACTAGGGTAGATAGCATAGCAACCGTTACACCAACTCCAGCGGCAGGTAACCACTTTAGATGAAGTGTATTTGTTGCTGTCATATCTACACTAAATGTTCCAAGTCCAACTCCACTGCCCATCTTACCAAACTCAACATATTGAGCAGTAGATCCTATTCCTAGGAAAGATGCTTCAACAATATTTTTTTGATTTACTCCTATAACAGAAATAATTACACTACCACTTTTGAATTCGTTTGCATTAATGGATTGAATAATTTGTTGTGTTGGAGATCCAGATGCTGCTATGAAAGAAGCAATACCTATTTTCTGAATATGTCCAAATGAAGTAGTTCCAACACCAACACTTGGTTCAATTTTTTCTTTGTAGAAAGTTATGTCGTAAGTAAATGTTGTATTGTATGGTGAGAATAGAACTGATACAGTTGTTCCAGAAATTGAAGTACTAAAATCACCTAAATCAAATGCATCAGATAAATCCGAGTATTGGTTGTTAAACGATATCGTGCCGTTATGAGAAACGACAAATTCTGTGTATTGTGTTTCGTTAAAAACAATTCCTAACGAAGTATCAAGTACGACTTGTGCATAATATTTAATTGCAGATGCTTGATTGAAGTCAAAACTATCAAGTTCTATAGATCTACTTATATCGGGATCTGAATAAAATTGTGGGCTAATGTCATCAATTTCAAGTACTCTGTTAGACTTACAAATTAGAGAACTACCAAATCTATTTGAATTGAATACAATTTTATCGCTGATTGTTGCATCACTATTTGTTTTTTCATAAACAAGATCCCAATTATGTTTACAATATAATTTTGTAGCGTCTGAATTGACCAATATAATTGTACTCGCTTGAGATCCAATTCCAGTTGAGACACTAGTACTACCGAGTCCAGCAAGACTATCTGATGGGACAAGTAAATCTGAGTGTTTTTTGAAACCTGCAATGTGTGCCAAACTATCAACTGGTTCACTCCAACTACTGATACCAACTTTACTCTTTAGGGAGTATGCAAATTGTTGATAGTAATCACTATCATGAATTCTTTGAAAAAATTCATTTAGTTTTCCAGTATCTCTTTCCCATCCAAAATCTTTTGAAATAGTTGAATTAACATCAAAGTATCCAGAGTAACTCTGCATACTTTCAATGATTCCAGAAGCACCTGAAATTCTACCTTTCAACAAATCACCAGTATTGAGACCAACAAGACTATCAATTCTCAATACATCTGTTACGGAACCATTTCCAGCAATAACTTTTGCTGATGACGTTTTAGTATAGACTTCTTCACCATTATAAAAATCACCTTCTTTTAGTGTCAAACTAAATGTAGCAAGATCCTTTACGTTAGATACACTTCCGTATAATAATCCATCATGAACACCAGGATTTTCATCTACTGCATAAGAAATTGTGGCTTGATTGACTAGTCCAAATGCAGTGTTTACTCCAGTAATTGTCCAATAGCGATAATCATACTGTGCGGAGTTATATCCTTTACCAGTAGAAACCCCAATATTTTCAACAAATACTTGATCTCCAATGGTAAATGGTAGTGGATTGGATGTAGTAAATCCTGAAGATGGTGTTTGTAATTTCAGTGTTACATTTGGTATAGAATACGTAGCACTAATAATTCCAACACCATTAGTATTATTGACTGCAATAAGATCATTATCAGTGCTCTTGAGATTTCCTCCAGCATTGATAATTCTTACAGCTCCAACACTATTTCCAGATAGAGAAGCAACAATACTTGATTCAGTATTGACAATATCAGATTTTCTATTATAAACAATTAGATTTGGTGCAGACAGATATTTTGACCCAGTAGAAGTAATTGCAACAGTGTCAACACTATAATTATCTTTAAGTGTAATAACTTGAGGAACTGCTGCTTGTGGTTGTAGTGTTTTATCTGATAGATAGTCATATCCAAAATCTAAAATTTGAACAATATCAATAGAACCAATATTTGATCCATATGTCCTCAGTGTTGCAGAAGATCCTGTTGTGGACGATGCAGATACTTTAGGTGTAGATTTATAATTTTTTCCACCATCCAAAATATCAATTTTTGCAATAGACCCCTTTGTATTAGTAGAATTTGTTGTGTAATTGATATATGATGCGCTGGTATAACCTACTCTTTCTGGTATTTCAAATATATTATATGTAAATGTTTGATTTGTTGTTGTTGTTAGTGAATGTGTTCCAGTAAATTTACTATTATGAACAACTATTTTTGAATATTCATTAATATCTTTATTAATTTCAACAATTTTGGAAGGAGTTTGAGAAGTAAATTTGTAGTATAATATTGAAGGAACCTGTTCTGTAAAATGTATTGTTGTTTTTGCGGATGTAATTCCTGGTGCAAATTGATTTGTAATTTCTAATGCAGATACACCAGATCCAACAAATGTTTTATTGTAACTTTGATCTAAGAAAAATTCAAGTTTAGTGTTTAGTAAACTTGCATTAGAAACATCAAATTCTAAGTAATCTCCGGTAACAATATTAATTCTAGGGTTGATGGATGAACCAATACTTACAAATCGAGTAATAGGATCATATATTGCAGACACTGAACTTGTAGCAGTGGAAACAACTGTCATATCAATGACATCATCTGGTCTTAATCGATGAGAAGATGCAGTAGATACAACAACATTTACTGTTTTTACACTACACGATACAATATTTCTCCTAGTTGTAAAAGAATGACTATTGCCAATTCCAATGTTTGCATTGAAGAAAACTCGTGATAAATCAGAATTGATACCAGTCTTTACATTTGTAAGTGCAATCAAATCTTTTGTAAGTTTCTGTACATACATCTTTGATGGCATCGGAGATGTTGTACTACCATTCAATGAATATGTCAAAGAAGTACCAGCACCAGGACTGTAGAAAACTTCCTCACCATGAAGCAGAGGATTGTTTGGTAAGAAAATACTTCTAGTAGGTATAAAGATCGATTTCTGACTATTTCCCGCTCCAATGTAAGAAATTGTTGTTCCAATACCAACACCATAAGTCAATCCAACACCAACAGAGGATGATGCATCAAAAAATACTGTTTCATTTTTAGGAGTTGACAGAGAAACTACCTTATCAAGTTCGTAAGTAAATTCTCTTTCAAGATTAACAATTTCTGAACGATTTGTATGTGCAGCACCTGTTGTTCCATTATATCTTCTTTGTAGATTTAATTTATTATTTGCTTTATCAATTCCCATAATTAGGAATTGCTCACTATCAATTTTTATAATGTCATTTACAGAAAACTTTGATGCAAGATCTATTATTTGAACACTAGTTGTAAGTCCAGTTGCTAGCATAGAAGTTGCTAGACCAGATGTTACACCTTTTACATCGATCCTAAACGTTCCCGTTATATTATTAAATGATGTAGAAGATATTCCAACAATACTTACATAAGAACCATCTGATAGATTATGTGGGGTTGTTGAAATTGCAGTTACTGATCTATTGTTGCATACTAGATCAATATTACTCAAAGTTGTTATTGATGAAGTTATGTCTGTTACTGCAACACCAACAATTTTTGATATTTTTGCGATAGCACCAAATCCAGAAGTATTTGAATTATCAAATACAATTCTATCTCCAACAGTATAATCTAAACCACTTTCTATTACATCAATCCGTTCTACGCTTCCAGATTTTATTTTAGAAATCTTAGATTGTGTAGTTGTATTCTTATTTGAATTTGAAATAAATTCATACCCATCATTGATCTTATAAGCATCAGTGTTTCTTACTAAGTTTAGAGTAATAGGATCAATATCTTGTGTAGAATTATAATCGTAGTTGAAAATGTTTGGAGTGAAGTTGTAATAATTACCAATTACATATGGAAATACTGGTTGTCTTACTCCATTGAAAGGACTACCATTGTCATTTACAACAGAGGATGAGACTGTTGTATAGTATGCATAAACACCATTTGGATATTCTGGCGTAATTGCAAAGCGACCATTATATTCATCTAAATCTCCAGTACCTTGAACATATGTAAAGTCTTCAACAAAAAATCCAGCTGGATATTGTGAAATATTTGGACCATTAACTCTTGCACCAGAAATCTTTGCATAACTTGGTTGTAGATATTTTAGTGCTCCAGTTCCAGTATAATTTGCAAATGCATATGGTCCGTAAATTGGACTTCCATCATATGCATATCCTAAAATTGGAGAATGTTGAGATCCATTATCTCCCAAGAAAGTTCTCAGAATTCTTGGGACGTAGTAATTAACATATGGATTACCAAGTTTAGTATTTCTTACAGTTTCATAGAAACCATCATCAGAACTTACGTCACCAATTTTTGCATATTTTTCAACTTTATTAACTGTCCATTTTTTTAAATTGGACGAGAATATTGCTCCTTGTCCAGGTGTCGATGCAGTAATTGTTGTTCCATTGGTTGTATATCCAGCACCCTGATCAATAACATCAACGCTTATAATTTGACCATTAGATATATTTGCCTTTGCCTTTGCACCAAAACCATCACCATCAATAATGATGTCTGGAATACTAAAATAATTTGAACCACCACTTTTTACAATAACACTATCAAGTCTACCATTTACAATCAATGGTCTTAGTGATGCGTTAGATCCTTCAATAATTCTTATTTCTGGTCTATAATTATCATTGATGATTGTCGATCCAAAATCATCCCCACCAACTTTTACATGAACATCAGATATAGATCCTCTTACAATTGGAGTAACAGTAGCATTTGCCGTTGTAATACCTTGAGGACCATTTAGAGTGATTGTAATTGGTGGATAATTGAAGATATGATATCCAGATCCAATACTAGTTAGTCCAATGTAATTTGTTAGGCTAGTAGAAATTGATACTCTAAATTGGTTGTTATCGACTTTTATAGCATAATATCTGGAGGTTGTGTTTAATCCACCAACTGATAATTCTGTTGTTGAATACTTTAGTTCTTCACCAGAAGTATATCCATGATTACTAATTGTGATTACATCCGTGAATGTATTGATACCAACAGGAGTTGTCGTATTTTCTTTATTGGAAAATGTGCCATTTTCAATAACATAAACTTTATCAACTTTTAGTCTTCTTTCTTTAGTTGAAAAAGCATGAAGTCCTTGACCATTGGAAGTAATATCAAGAGTTGCAATACCAACAAGAGATTTCTGTCTTGTTTCTGCTAATGAAATAGTATAGTCGTTATTTTTGATGACGAAATATGAAGAACCGTTAATAAGTGTTCCTGGAGTTGTTCCAAGACCAATAGGAGTTGTTCCACGAGTGTTGTAAACAATTTCTTCACCATGTTTAAATCCATGTGCTTCTGGGAAGGTAATTTTATCAGTAACAGTATCTACAATACCACCAGTGCTAGTGCTATCAAAATCTACTTGATGAGCAACCAACTTCATTTTTGCTTCTGCTACTGCAGAACCATTACCACCACTAATATAAACAGTTGGAGTGCTTGTATAATCTAATCCTTCAGTATCGACAAGAATTTCTTTAATGGTTCCTGATACGTGTGCAATAACAGATGAACCTGCACCAGTATGCCCATCTTGATAAACAGAAAGTCTAGTTGGATTGATTACATCAAAGTCCGATCCTTCATTTAAAACACTAACTGATTGAATTGGACCATAGAAAACTTGATCAGTTGATTTATAAGAATAAATCTCTACTCCGTTGTCAAATAATCCAACTCCACCTGGAATTGTCTCAATTTTAGTCTCACTATACTCAGGAACTAAAAACTTTCTGAGTAATTTTTGTGCTCCAATTGTAGAAAACCCAACATTACTTGGAGTTAAAGAATGTGTGGTAATTCCAGATAAATCACTAGATCCAAAAATAGTGATATGTTGACCTCTACGAGCATTCTCTAGTGAATATGCAAGTGAAACCGTATTATCGTCTATTTTACGAATATAATAAGATTGATTAGTGCTCAATCCAGATACAGCACCATTTGTGCTTGATGGTTTGTATACTACAAGTTCACCATCATTGAAATGATGATCTGTAATTAAAATTTGTGTACTTGTTGCAACTCCAGATGTAGTAAAGTTTCTAATTCTCTTTTGAGGATTTATAGTCCAGTGTGGAATACTATTTGATGCGACGTATACATCAGCACCAGCAGAATAAACGTTTTGAACATCTGCAGTGTAATCTTTATTTGTTTTTAGTTGTCTTCTAATAAAATGTTTTTTAGATAAATTTAAAGCAGAGCAGTTGACTTGGATTGTTTTATTATTAATGATTTGGAGTAAAGTTCCTACAATAATATTATTATCTTCATCCACAATATCAAGAATATCACCAACGTACAGAATATGATCCGAGAAAAATACAAATTCATATACATTGGAACCCAATGAAATAATATTGTTAACAATATATTTTGTTGGAATATTGTAAATCCATGAAGTAAATCTAATGTCTTTTTGTTCAATACCTAAAGTTTTTACATTGATATTACTTCCTTCTTGCTGATTTATTGCAGATCCATTGAAATTGCTAATTGTTCCTACAATGTTTAAATAAACTGGAGTATTTAAATCTCCATCTTCATACGAGTATGTTTGAAATCCAGAAGCAAAAACAGTTGAACCAATACCTACAGTTGTCGTAATACCAGAAACCCCAAGGAACTGAGTATAATTTTTATCAGTATACGAAAATTGAAGATCTTCATAATTTAGATTTCCTGTTGTACCAAATCCTACTGTACTATCAATGTTGATAATAGTAGATCCAGCACCAGATGTTTTTGTAATAAAAGTTTTTCCTACTTGAAGAAACTTACCAACTGTAGTTCCTTTTGAAATAGAAATTTTATAATAAGTACTACCATTTATAATTGCCTTTTCTACATTATAAATTGATCCACTAGTTTGTAGTGGCGTTGTATCTTGGAAAAGAGTTTGTCCTTCAATTTTTATTGGATTTCCACTAACTACCTCACAAACTAAAACATCATTTTTAATATAATCTGCATCTGATGGTTTGATAACAAATTTTTGAGGTTGAACCATTTCAACCCCTTCATCATATAGTGCTTTGAATAGAATTTTGAATGCTTCTTCTGTTCCTTTTGATTTATAGAAATCTTTTACTTGTCTAATAAAGTTACTTTCATTTAAATCACCATATAGATTTCTATCTTCAAATCCGGGAAGAACTAATTTCTTTAGTTTCTTTAGAAACTCATTTAGAAAAACATTACTAAGATTTTCAACCTTTGCATTTGATGCATGTGTTGCAATTCCACTAGAAGTGAATGTTAGATACTCTGGGTGATTAGTTTTTGTATTTTTTTCAATTCCACTAAATCCACGAACGCATCCAGTAAATACTGTGGATCCAATACCTGTATAAGTGATAATTTCATTATCAACTTTCAATAAACCCCACTGTGTTGGCCAACCATCTGTTGAACTTACATAGATTGTATCATCAACACCACTAATGTATGATGTTAGTGATGTAAATCCAATAAGATTTTTTGGGTTTAGATAATCTAGTCCTTTATACTCAACTAAGTTATCTGCAATATCAACGGGACCTCCCTGATACTCCTGAGAGTAATAATATTGCTTTAAAAATTCTCCAAAATAAGGATTTTCGACATCAATGTATTCAGGGATTTGACTCTGAATAATTTCATTGATTTTAACTTTTAATATTGAGGTTTCAATCATCTGTTATCTTGTTTTCTTACCGTTTTGATAGCTTGACTGAATATCAAATCTTGTTCCAGAAGTATTTGCACCTGATGAGATGCTATCTTGTTTCATATAGAAATTACTTTTAGCAACATCTAACTGTAAGTACAATTCCTTTCTCGCCAAAATATCATTTGATAAAGGAACTGCTTGAACTTCAATAATATTGTCGGATAAACTGGTTGATGTAATATTTACAGTATCTATAAGGATTTCACCTGTGTCATAATTAACTGTTCCAAACTTAGTTGATAAAATATTGATTTCTTCAACAGAAATTTCTTGGAATAGGAACAGATTACCAATATTAGATCCATTTACAACTGCATCTGAAAAATAACAAGTTTCTCCTATGCCAAAAACAGTAAATCCTGTACTTTTTACATTATATTGTGTTTTTCCATTATAAAATTGATTGCCAAAGCATAACTCATATTGTGCTGGTTGTCCTATACTTGCAACAAGATCTCTTCTAATCCTTACAGTTGTGATATTTGAAGTAATTGCGGTATTAACGTTATCAATTAGTGAACAAATTTTACTATACTTGAACCTTCCACCAAATTGGTTCATTTCTGAACTTTTAGAATAAAAAGTGATTGCAGAAATCACATCTGTTTTTAAACTATTTGAATCACCAACAAAATTTGTATTGTAATAAACATAACTATCAATTTCCACATAAAGATATTTTAAATTTTCAAACTGAGGAACAATTCCAGCTACTGAATAATTCTTCAGTGACTGTAAAATTTGTTTTTTAGTAAATTCAGATAGAAAAGATCCATTTCTAGGTTTAGCTGCAATAAAAACTCTTCCATATTGTGGAGGAACTAGATCTTCTCCACCATAAGCACTAACACTTTCTATATTTGGATATAAAGTTGGTAGAATTGCCTCATAGTCGCTTGCTGTTACTGCCCTATGTTGCGATGAATACAGTCTAGGGGCATAGTATTTAATACTTTCAACAGGTTCTATCTCATCACCATTCTCAGATGGCACCTGTGATGTCAAATCGCTAGTGAAAGACGTTATATTTGCGTTATTTTCATCAAAAATTGTTCCTGCAAACCTAAAATCAGTCACCCCATTACCATCTTTACCATTTGTCTTGATGTAAGATGCAGTAATTACATTCCCAGACTGTAATTTTTTACCAAAAATATTATCACCAAATAAAATTTCGTATTTTTCGTCAGTTGTTTCTTGAATTAGGTAAATATTTGATGTAGAGGTGATGCCAAGAATATTATCTACTAGTTGATACTCAATAGATGTTGTATCTGTAGACGTATTTTTTACTTTTACACGCAAAGTTGAAGTATCAACGCTATCATTTGGAATGATATACCGTTGATTTGGTTGAGAGTTATTGACTAACCACGAATTTTCAAGATATTGCCCTTGATAAATCTCTAAACTTCCAAGTGAAGTACCAGTATCTGCCGCTATAGTAACTTTTTCGGGTAAAGAAAATATAAAGTTGACATCAGAAACGCTTCCATTTGCAAAAACTCCAGGTTGAAATGAAATTGTGTCTGTTGTTGTTGAAAATCCACTAACAAAAAAGTTTACAGTTGCTTTTGCTGCACGTTTTGAACGAGGAACATACCCAATATTGCGTACTAATGATACAACATTTTCGCGCAAAGTCGCGGAATCAATAAAAGTCTCATTTACCACCATATTTGTGTTGTAGGCAGTAATGTAAGAGTTATATGCAAGAAGATTTACAATGACTGAAAGGTTGGATCCTTCAAAGTCATGATCTGTAAAATTTGTGTTTGCTCTTAGATAATCTTTGATTGAGGTTTTTATATCCTCAAAATTTAGATTTGTAAATTGTGTTAGTGCCATTATAGTCTAGTTGGTTCTAAGATAAAAGTGACTGTCTGTGTAGGCGTTGATAAACCAACTATGTCATAAGATATTGTAATTTCTAAAGCATTATTATCAGGATCTGGATCAACTTCAACGCCTTTTAGTACAACTCTTGGTTCAAAGTTTGTAATAACAGTTTCAATTTCTGTCTTTATCGGAGCAGTAAAGTCACTTGTTGCTAATTCAAATAATGCTCCGCTAATTCTTGTGCCAATTAAATTATTGAAAAATACCTCTCCAATACGAATTCTTACTAAATTTTGAACAGCACGTTTGATTGCATCTTCATTTTTCAGTGGAAGAATATCGTTTGTAACTGGATGACGTTTCATTGATAAAGAAATATCTTTGAAAGCCCTAGAGATTTTTTGAAGAGGCACTTTTATAGGATCTTCGTCTATTTATTCGTATTTATAGGCATTCTATATTAAATATGCCATAAAAAAAGACAGGATTGCTCCTGTCTTATCTATAAGTTATTTTGAGTAGATTGATAATAATTTGTCTATAGTTATCGATGCATCAGTCAACTTGATCACTGCTGATGTTACCATCAGGGACATTAGTAATGTTGATAACTCTATTTTATTGTCTGTATGAGTAAACTCCATCTTCGATAATGGTGTGAAGTGGAATTCAAACCAAAAGATTGATTATGAATTATTTTCCTTGACCTCTATAACGCTTACCAGAACTATTTCTACTTGTAGCAGAAATTTTTGTGTTTTTGGAGCGTCCCTGACGAGTATTTTTTGGTGATGATTCAATAATTTTTGAACCACTCAAAGAATTTTTCACTGCCATAATTTATTCAATATCGTAACCAAGATATTCTACCACAATATCGTCAGGATGGGGAGTTCCATTTGAATAAAATTGATCCGCAAATTCTTGCGTGATATCCAACATTTCTTCTTCTGTAACGGAAGAATAAATTTTTTCTCCCCGACAGTATATATCGTATTTTTCCATGTGTAATTATACACAAATTCCAATTTTATATATCAAATTACTCGTGTCTTCTCGTGTCCTACTCGGCAGACTGGATCACACCAGATTTCAAATCCTGCCTTGATTGCATCTAAACAGAATGAAACATCCTCACCACACATATCTTGGACTTCTCCAGAATCAAAGACTTGCATCTGAGGTGCAAACCAAGGATACTTTATCTCCGAATGCTCAAACACACCATGCTTAATTAGTGTCCAACCAAATCCAGTGTAATCCACAGTAAATGGTTTACGACGCTTTTGAATACCATCAACCATTTCATGGTTCATAACACCACCATTGTTCTTGAAGTCATCTTCTTCAAGCCAATGTGCAACTGATGTTGTTACTCCATCTTCAGTCGCATACCAACCACAAGAGATATCCTTATCCATCCATACTAGACGATAGAACAATTCTGTGTCAAATACGATGTCACTATCAATCCAAAGTTGATAATCATATTTCAGTTTACCATCCCATGGAAGTTGATTAGGACCACGAAGAACATTGGCACCAAGACACTTACAACGGGCAAAGTTGACCATTGAAGAATAGTCTTGTGAAATCTGGATTGAAGCACCATTTTGTACAAGATCAAAACAAAGTTGTACAAAATTTTTGAGATATGTATATGAAACTCCTCTACCAGGAAGACAAAAGACAATGCTCTTGTCTTTAATCATTTTTTTTGCTTCTTCTATATTAAAACTAGATGTACTACCGGAAGATGATGTTGGTGGTTTAGTTACCACTCTAAAACCTTTTGCCATAAATATACTTCAATTTGATTTGTTTACGTAAACGGGTATCACCCAAAGGCATGATACCACGGTATTTAGAATATGTCAACTAGATAAGTTTTGGAAAAATCTTGAGCATCTTGCCAAGTATTGACAATTGGCATACCACGAATATTTAATGATGTATTAAGAAGAACTGGGCATCCAGTGCGTTCATACCAACATTCAAGTATTTCTCTAAGGACGCTGGAAGACCATGTAGGAACTGTTTGAACCCTAGCGGTATTATCTACATGAACACATGCTGGGATCTCATCAGGACGCTTACAGTCGTATACAAAGGACATATAGCGACTGTCTGGTGGCATACGAAAATAGTCCTGACAATGTTCTTCTAATATGGCAGGGGCAAATGGACGAAACCTTTGTCTCTTCTTAATGGTATTGACTAAATCCTTCATCTGAATCGTCCTAGGATCCGCTAGAAGACTTCTATTACCCAAAGCCCGTGGTCCAAACTCGGCAGGACCATTCGCAATTCCACACATGCCTTTGTGAAGCAATGCGTCAACAACTTCTTTTGGATCAATCGTTTTTTGAATGGTTTCACCCAAATATGGGGTGAAGATGACTTTACCACCATAAGATAACAAAGCCGCCCCTAAAGAAGCTCCAGCATCTCCTGGATTAGGCATAATCCACATAAACGGATGTTCTTTTTGTAACTTAGCGTTCACCACACAATTTAGAGCAACTCCTCCACCATAACAAATATTATTACTAATTGTCCTTGCCCTATTGAAAATTTTTCTCAGTTCCTCATGGAGAACAATCTCGGCGCTTTTTGAGTTGTCTTCTGGATTTCCTTCAATAGAGATGGGAAAGCCTTTGTGGTTATTTCTAGAGAGAAGTTTACGCGCTTGCTCGACGTATAAGGGTTTACCAAATGCTGCCATACCCATAAAGATGTATTCTTCGTCTAAGGGTTTTAAACCTGCCCATTTTGTATAAGAAGAATACCATAGACCAATAGAATTTGGATATTTCTTAGACCATACTTTCTTATACTTAGCACATCCCTCCACCATCTGAGCGTGCCAGATTGAAGCAGTGTCCCACTCACCAATACTGTCTACGACAACACATGCAGCATCTGAATATGGTGATGTCTGAAATGCTGCAGCAACATGGGAGAGATGATGTGAATAATATCGATTTGGGGTGAGATAGATATTTCTTTCTTTGAATGCACTCTTATACTGTCCTGCAAAAAAATGACGAGTACGCTTTAACCAAGGACGTTCATAGAATGCAACAATATCATCTTCAGTATAACGTAATGCTTCTGCACATACTGATAGATTTAAATGCTTATCGTGCTTTACCCTAGAATAACGTTCTGCATGGGCAGCAAACTTAATCTTACCAGCATTAACTACTGATATTGCAGCATCATGAAAACCTTCACTTATTCCAATCATGATCAATCATCTTCATAAATGTAAGGATCTTCCCTGCGAAGTTTCCATAACTTATATTCACCTTTGATCCATATAATAAGTTTTGCAATAGGGTTCATAATTTAATTTCCAAAACTTTAATTTGTTTAACTGTATATTGAGTAGGAATACCAGCAAAGATCATCTGCTGAATTTCTTTTGCACGCTGTTCAGCATCTTCTTTTGTAAGATTTTTAAATGCAATCATTTGATTGATGTATACGTTATAATTCATCGCATTACTGATCTTGTAGAAGTTCCATTCTTACCTCTTATATATCTCTTCTTTGAACCTATTGTTTTTGGTGTTCGCCATTCTTCTATTTTATTCCAACGTTCTTGATCAAAAAAATATTGTTGAAAATACCAGATCTCAACTTCGGTATGAGACTTATCGCGGTTACAATCTTCACAACAACAAACAACGTTCATTAATTCATTTGTGCCACCTAAGGATTGTGGGATAATATGATCAATCGTCATTAGATCTTTATTTTCACCGCAATACGCGCAACAAGTATTCCATGTTTCCTTTATTGCTTTTCTCCATAATCTTATTGCGTCTGCTTTATTATTCGCTTGTAATTGATAAAGATACTCATCTGGAGAAGAGAGTAACATTTATTTCTATTAGAGAGTTCCAATAGTATCTATAACATAATCTGCTATTGTACGATGACCTAATGGATTTGGATGACCTTTGTTTGGTCTGATATGAATATCAACGTCTAAAATATTTTCTTTATCACATAAATTATCACGTAAATTATCACGTAAAATATGAAAATCTTTTTTTATAATAAAATCCTTCCAAACACTATTTGTATTTTTAACAGTATTATCCCAACAATCATGAATAAGAAATAAGTATGGTATATTGTTTTGAATGAAAAAATTTTCTAACAAATAATAATTTTTGAATAGTGTATCAACACCAAGTTGATTATGATAATATTTTCTATAAAATTCTTGCCATTTAGTTTTTGTATCGACAGTGATATTAATATACCTTTTATTTAAATCATCATAACCTTCAAGTCTTGAAATGACTGACCATTGAATGATTGCCAAATCTGTTTTATTACCATTCGCAAACCACTGCATCGTGGTTCGAGTTATTGCATCATTACTTCTACCACAATCAGAAATATTTTCATAATCTGCTTGATAATGATTAGCAACAAGCGTACTAAAACGTTCTTCCAATTTATTCTCTAGTTCATCTCCCCAAGTCAAGGAGCATCCATTAAACAAGATATGCATTACTTCTTTTATATCAGTTCTATATATAAGGCAATTCTTATTTGAGTATGAAACCTCTATTAGTTATATGTCCGGGATTGATGAAGTCTGGTACAACATCATTATATTTTCATTTTTATAAATCTTACTTACTTCATTTTGGTCATGGTAAAGAACATTATTATTTGAATAACATTTATCAAAATGATTATTCATGCGAAAAAAAATTTAAAAATAATTTTTTAAATGAAAAATTTTTTATGTTTAAAGAAAATTATCAGTTTAAATCATTTGAACCATATTATAAAGAAAGAACCTTAGAAAATTATAAAAATTATTTTTTAGAAATTTATGAATATTATGTTTCTAAGAAACAAATGTTTTATGGAGTAGCAGATTTTTCACAATCGTATCAAACATTAACTTTAGATCAAATAAAACATTTTAGAGATTATATTACAGAATATTTTGATGTTAAAATTATACAAATGGTAAGAGATCCTATTAGAAGATTATATTCTTATTGTAACATGGTAGCAGGAAAAGAAAAAGCAAAAGAATATTTTTACCATCTTCTTACTGATAAAAAAGAATATCATTATTATTCTAAAATTTGTTCAAATTTTATGCAAAATTGGAGTATCGATATTTGGGGAGTATCTAACTCAAGTGTTTTTGTATACGAAAAAATTTTTAATGCTGATGATGATACAGAATTAAATTTTATGTGCCAGTTTCTTAATTTGCCTTATGTGCCGATTGATAAGTTAGAAATTGAGATACCTGGTAATTATAGTAGTAAACTTACTGATGATGATATTAAATTTGCTAAAGAAAAATTAAGACAAGAATATGCATATTTTCATCGTACTCAAAAATTTCTTCCAGAACAATGGGAATGTGATGATAAATGGAATATTGATAGCGTAAAATATCATAATATTCCTTCAAATCATTCCATAAACCCTGTTGATTTATTTCCTTGAATTTAAAATATATTAGAAATATTATCTATAATATAATCTGCAATTTTTTGATGACCAAATTCATTTGGATGAACTCCATTTAAAAATACTAAGTACGGATTTTTTTTCTCTTTGTATTTGTAACTGTAATCTTTACAGTAATATATTTTTTCTTTATCTTCACGCCAAAACGGTATAATATCTCCTTTCATATCTTTTACTTTTATATTTTCGCAATGAAGTTTCCATCCAAAATCGACACTTATATTTTTTTCCATTTTTAAAAAAATTGCAGGAATATTTTTAGTTTTAAAATAATTATTAAGAAAAAATAAATTTTTATAATACTTTTGTTGTCCCATATATTCAGTGTATATGTTTTTATAATATATGTTTGATTTAATGCGGTGTTCAATACATTTGCCCTCTAAGAAACAATGTGCCCATACAGATTTATCAGTACTTAATACTGGTCTTAGAATATCATATACTTTTGGTTGTGTATCTTTTTTATCACCATCACCATATATGATAGTTCTTATATTTTCTGTGAATTGTATAACTGCTAAATCACAAGTATTACCTTCTTCAAACCAGTTTATAGTTTGTTCTACAATCCAATCATTGGACTTTGCAGATATTGATATATTATCATAAGTTTTACCATAGTGCTCAGCAACTAAATGAGAAAATCTATGTGTTCTTTGATGCTCTCTATCGTTATTAATACCTTCAAGTTCGGAACCATAAGTAAAACTACAACCGTTAAATAGTAAATTATAATGCATTTTTAGTACAAATATATTTAGAAATATTTATGAGTAAACCTTTATTTTTAATCTGTCCTGGGATCCCAAAATCGGGGACAACTATGTTGTATAGAATTTTGCAAAAATATAATTCATATATTCATTGTGGTATAGAAAAAGAAAGTTGCTACTTATGTCTTACTCATTAATGTTGTCAGAATATGATATTGAAAGATCTACAGAATTACTAAAACCTTCTTATGATTTTTATAATTTGACTTTTTATACCTGAAAAATTTTTTGAAATGCCTTATATCTTGTTCGCTCTTTTGGTTCGTTGTAGGTTAGGGTAGTTAGCGTTTTTAGCTTTAGGCATCGCCCGCACAAAATATAAGGAACCCCCGTTAAATCACTGTCCATAAGTGACAATGACGAACGGGGTGAATAACTATCAGAAGTCGATCACATCTGCTGTGGGTTGCTTATAAGCGACTTGACAAACACTGCTAGGTGTGGTAAACTGATCATTGGATGCAACAGCGTCCAGGATGTGCAAGATCTCCCGCCCAGTGTTACCGAGACGAAGTGTATTTACCATTAGTTCAACGGACATGCTAAGTGTTAACGAAGGTGTGTAAGTTGACTGTCTATTATAGGGCGAAGTCATTCCCATAAGTAAACTTATAAGTTTTCCACAGATATAACGAAGAACACTGTGTATCACTTAATGTAACACGAATGCCCTGTGGCAAACTTATAAGGAACTGGGGAAAACGTGTGGAAAACTTATAAGTTTGCTGTGGAAAAGTGTGCTGTGTGTCTTATAATTGGACGGGGAGGAACTCTGAGATGGGCGTGTCTTATAGTGCGACCGCTTAGGCAACAACGGCAGCGGGCATTATAAGGCATAAAATCACATTTAGGAGTATATCAGTAGATTATAAAGTTTTCCACAACCTTTTCCACAACCTAATATGGTTTATTTTAATCTTTATTATACTATGCGCTTTTAACAATTATCAGAAGTTTTTGAGAAGTTCATTGGTTTGGTAGTCAAGATTTTCAAGAATAGTTTCTTCGTTGAATATAGTTAAAATATCATCTTCCCATCGAGTATCATTATAGTCGAAGTCTGGTTGATAGTCAAGTTCGTTCATGATTTATACGTTTTGGAGGAGTTTTTGTGTGCTGTAGATAATGCCCTGGGAGACTTCTTTCTGTTTAGGGATTACAATGTTTCGATTAATCTTAGGATGAATGTAGATATGATGTTTACCTGATGTACGATGCAAACTACATCCTTTAGCAGTCAAGTACATGATAAAAGTTTTATACTTCATTTGATAGTTCTATAAGCAAGTGAAGTAACACACCAACCTGATGCGTCACTAATTAGATCTGCAAGTTCATTCGTTTCGTTTACATCCCAAAATTGTCCTTTATAAACTCTCCGCAGTTGAGATTGCAACATGTCAGTATCAATGTATTCTCCGCAATCATCACTCAGGTCAAATACAATGTCAAGGATTTGGAGTTTCATTTGTTTAGGTAAGTTCAGTTTACAAGTTTAGCAGGAGATCCACAAGATTTGTAGAACTCAATCATTCTCTGAGCAGCATCAAGTGTGGGGAATGATTGATAACGCCATTCGCAATCGTTGTAAGGAACTTGATAAGTGATTTGGAACATGTGATAAGAAGAGGATGTTGGATTAGGGAGTGAGATCAATTCAGTCGCATACCTGAGAAGAAAGGAATTGAAAACCCGTTATAGTTGACAAACCAAATAAAGTTCTTTTGAAACACACCCTCACCAGGAAGTCCGAATGCAGAAAGAATTGCATTTAGGCGAGACTTAGTTGTTACTGTCTGCCAACCGCCATCAAACAATTCGATCCAAGTTTCACCGATACGAGCAATCAAATTACCATGCAAGTAAACATCAGAGACATTTGAACATGCGATCACTTCAGTGTTAGCAACCTTAAAGTCTTTTTTAGCCGTGATGGCAGCGAGCATTTGGCGTTCGATCTTGCGCATGGGTTTTCTCCCTTGGTTTGTGAATACAGTATGACAGGTTTCGGGGTGCTTTGGTAGGTTTAGTGGACACCTAGTCAACTGGCACCTTGATTTGATTGCTTTGGCGTTGTTCCCTACTCATCTCAAACTTCCTCCTCAAAACTAATACGAAGATCTTGAATAAAAAGTATTGGTTCCTGCTCTTCTTCCTCTTCTGAACTAACAACCCATTCATCCATTAATGCTTTTGCAGCTAACAGATCTTGCTTCTGTTTCTTCCCGTGATACATCATTTGATCAAATAACGTCTCCTTCATATCATCAACTAACTTCTGTTTGAGTCCGTTTGAAATTTTCATGAGTTGTTCGCGGAGAATGTTGTTGTGAAGGTACGGGAAAAGTATTACTTAGAAGTCGAACACTTCAGAGTTAATCTGAACCACATTCACCTTAGGATCGTTCCACTTAACACCGTCAGGAGTTTCATTCACTCCATACTCATCATAGAGACACTTTACAAGGGTTTCGTAATCACCACAGTCTTGTGCCAGATGATACAAACCCTCTGCATTGTTGATCCACAGTGCAACATTCCAGGTCTCATAATTGTTCCACCCATTGTATGAAACATCAAGGGCATTGAGTTGATAAGTTGCAGAAGTCATTGGAGGAGTTTGAGTGAATGTGTAGGAGTGAACTGTTTCTTACTTAACGAAAGGCACCGAGTGATAAGAATGTGGAAGGAATTGCCTTCTCTGCAACACGCTTACCGTTCACCAGAAAGTTATAACGAAGTTGACCTTTTACAGTCTTGATAACTTTACAGGTCAGAACGATTTCACCATTTTTGAATGAAGGATCTCCAAGTGTGTCATACTGTGGGAAGTAATGATTACAAACTCCGTCAAGGCGATAGTCAACAACTCCGTTGCGAGCATTATAGTTTTCGAGAGCAAGTTTCTCGGTCAACTTGATAGATTCGAACAGGTCGTTGATGTTCATTTGTGGAAGTGGTGTTTTGATTACCTTAGTAATATAGACCGGATCTGGCCCCTTTGGTAGGTTTAGTGGACAGTTGTTCAACTGGCACACAAACCGGCGCCTTCATCTGGCGCCTTGAGGGCAATGCCACGGATCCGCCACGGAATCTAACAACTCCTGAGCGTATTCTTCATTATAGAGATCTTTGATCTCACCTAAGATATGCTCTTCAGTATACGTCTCATACTCACGAGTGAGTACATCAAAAAGCATACTTTCCATACTGTCAATATCCAATCCCTTTATAATCTCTGAAACATAGTTCTCAACGAACTGGTTGAATTGTGCTGGGGTGAGTGTCATTTTGTTGAAGTGAAGAATTTGTCAAAGTTGTCTACTACAATTTGGCACATCTTATCATTTAATTCCTGATCATCACTATCAATGAGAGTGAGAAGATCCTGCTGAATTTGTTCTCTGGTTTGGAGTAAATATCCTTCCA